GCCCCAGCTCAGCCGGGCCACTATGGCTCCGCCGTTGCGGCGGACGGTGCTTCCGTGGATGGTCAGCATGATGGTCTCCCTCCGGGCAAACCGGCCGCGGGCGCGCAGCGCCTCGGACCGGGGGATGATCCCGCACGAGGGGCAGCCGCGCCGGGCGCTGCCCATGGTCTTGATCCGGCGCTCCTCGCGGCGATCACCGGCCCAGACCCGGGCCAGGTGCCAGGTGACGCCCAGCCGCCGGGCCCGCTTCAGGAACTTCGCGCCCTGGGCGCCAGTCCGGTGGTCGATCATGCGCTGTACCAGGCGGCCCTCATGGCACCACCCGATGTAGTGCCGGAAGACCGTGCCGCTGGTGATCTCGCCGGCCTCGTACGCCCGGACCGGCTGACCCTTGGCGTACAGCAGGCCCCGGTCCAGGTGCAGCAGGTAGATGATGCCGCGCGGGTCGGCCAGATCGATCGCGGCCGGGTCGAGCCCCCGAAGGCAGGGCACCGGCTCCAGCAGGACGGCGGTCATGACCTGAACTCCCGGGCGCCCCGGGCCGGCCGCGCGATGATCCTCACGCTGCCACCTCCGCGGAGGTCAGCTCCGGCAGCTCGTCAGTGATCCGGCGGGCAGCCTGCTGGATGCGGGTACCGCAGGTCCTGATCATCTTGCGGGCGGCCTCGGGGTCACCCTGCATCCAGCCCAGGACATAACCGAAGCTGTAGCCGCTGGTGTCGGCGCCCAGGGTGGCGGCGGCGATGTAGGCGACGGACTCGGCCTCCAGCTCGTTCCGGCCGTTGCTGCCCTCTCCCTCGTGCATCAGGACATGCGCGGCCTCGTGCAGCGCGGTCTTGAACTGTGCCATCGTGTCCCGGCCATCGGTCGCGATCAGCACCGACTTGCCGGCCCAGGAGGTACGGCCGTTGACCTGCGAGGCGGGGTGATCAATGAACGGGACGAAGGCGACCGAGAAGCCCTGGCTCTCGATGAAGGCCACGACCCGGTCCAGCAGCCCGGCGGGCGCCTCGCCCGTCAGCCGCTTCACGGGCTCGGGCAGCTCGGCGCCCTCAGTCTGGGAGACATCAAAGACCGGGACCGGGACGAAGAACGTGGAGCGCTTGACCTCTCCGGTCTCCTCGTCCTCGGTCTTGCGGGTGGCCGGGGCCCAGATCCAGATGGCCCGCTCGCCCTTGATCACGTTGCGCCCCAGGGACAGCCATCCGGTGGACCCGTCCTTCTTGCCGTAGCTCATGACCCGGGTGGCGTGCGGGCACTGGGCCATGATCAGCATCGTGTTGCCGAAGCTGTAGGTGCGGAACCGGGCCTGCACATCCAGGTAGGCCTGCCAGGCGCCCGTGGTCACCAGGGCGGAAATGCCGTCAGACAGCTTCTGGGTGATCTCGGCCCGCCGGTCGGTCTTGCTGTTCCTCGTGCTCGTCATAGGACCATCTTAGCAAGAAAAGCTGTATTGCACAACCGGTATACCGGGTCGGCCAGGACACGAGAGAGGGCCCGGCGGGCTGGTGGCCGCCGGGCCCTCAGGTCAGCCGGGACTACTGCTCGCGGGCCACGTCCCACAGCTCCTCGTTCGGGCGGGGGTTCTCGACCCGGTCGATCTCGGTCTGGTGATCCCGGCGGAACATGTCCGCCAGCTCCTGGGCCGCGGGCTCCAGGCCCGACATCATCTTCAGGAACTCATCAGCCGCGGCCTTGGTGGCGGGGTTGGTGGGCATGCCGTCCTGCATGGTGGCGACGATCCCGGCAACTCCCGAGGTCATCTCCCTCATGGACTCCGGCATGCCGTCGAAGGTCCCGATCATGTCGCCGGGGCCCTCGGGCTGCCAGGTGCTGACCGCCTTGCTGAAATCCTCGGCGGCCCGGGTGATAGGCGAGGCCATGGATCCTCCTCCTCCTAGTGGTGCCCGCTCCGCCGGGGTGCGGTACGGGACGGTCTCAGGACGCCGGGTAGCGGATGCTGCCGGGGCCGGCATCCGGCCGTCCTCGGGGTCAGCGCGCCGGGACGGGGGCCGGACCACGTAGGCCGGACCCGCCTGGCGGGCACTGCGGCGCCGTCTCCAGAATAGCAAGGAACCTGCCAGGATGGAGCCACCCGCTGCCCAGGCTGCCGCACGGGACCGCAGCGGGGCGCGCGTAGCCCGCCAGTTCGAGAACCGCGAGTACACCGCCAGGGGCTGCACAGCGCCCCAGGCGCGGCGGGCGCCCGAGCGCACGCGGGGAGCGGCATACCGCACTCCCCGGCGGGACTGCGCGCGTCCCCAGGCGATGCCCTGGCGGCTCAGGCGGCGCGCATGACGCCACCGGCCGCCCGCTGCCGCCCGCTGCGCGTTGCGCTGGTTCCGGCGCGCCTCGGCCGCCATCAGCCGGGCATCCTTGCGGTCCTGCCGGCCGCCGGCCTTCGCGTTCTTCCGGTTCTGCCGGCGGAGCTTCCTCGCCTGGGTACGCTGCCGCCCGGCGGCGGTCGGGTTGCGCAGGAACCGGCCGAAGGCCCGGGTGCGCCGCAGCCGCCGGCGGCCGACGGCGTTCGCCGGCGCGGGCTGCTGGGCCGCTGCCTGCTGGCGTGCGGCCCGGGCCTGGCGCGCCTGGGACTTCTGCGCGCGCCGGTACTGGCGCCGCTGGCCCGGCCGGAACATGCTCGGCCGCCCGCCCGGGAACCCGGGAACCGCGCCGCCGCGCCGCCCGAGCGCGCTGCGCCGCCCGGGCTGGCCCGAGGCCGTCATCCGGGCGGCGCGCCGGGCCTGGCGCCGGGCCTGGCGCGGGCTCGCTGCACTACCGGGGACGGCACGGCCGCGCCGTCCGCCGCCGAACGGGTGCCGCAGAGTGCGCCGGCCGCGGGCACCTGGTACCGCGGGCGGGCCGCCGCGGTGACGGCCAGACCGGGACCCGGCACCGCCGGCGCCCTTGCGGCCGAAGGGATTCAGGCGTGCCAGGCCCTTACGGCCGGACCCTCCGCCGCTAGTGCCCTTCCGGCCGCCGGCGGCGCCTCCTGACCGTCCCTTGCGGCCGAGCAGGCCCCCTCCGGCCCGGCCACCTCCGGCGGTGCGTCCACGGCCGAGCCCGGGCAGGCCGCGGCGCTGGCCGCCCTTCTGCCCGCGGGTGATGGTCCGGGTCGTGCGCTGCCGCCGCATCCCGCGGCGGCGCGGTCCGAACGGCGCGAAGTGCCGCCGCAGGTGCGGATAGAAGCGCAGGATCAGCAGCCCGAGGACCGCGATGATCACGGCAATGATGATGATGACAGCCATGCCGCCGCCGGCTGCATGTGCCAGGGCGGCCCCTCCGATGGCCAGCAGCAGGAGAAGCATGACCCCGCGCCGCCGGCGTGGCCGGCGCGGCGCGGTGGTCTCCGGGGTGGCTTCCTCAGCCAACTGCGACACCTCCAGGGATGAACTGGCGGGGCGTGGCGATCAGCTCGCCACCGTGCCCGTTGCCCGCGGCCGGGACGGCCACGGGACGACTTGCGGGCTTCTGGGACTCGGCCGCCCGGCGGGCGGTCAGCAGGCGGCCAGCCAGCCGGCGCTGATCCGAGGACTCGGACAGGAACCGGGCGACCGCCCGGCCGGCCGGCAGCTCATCGACGGGCAGTCCGGCCAGCCACTCCTCGGCCTCCTGGACGCGCTCATCGGAGACGCCCTCGGGAATCCGGGACTCAGCGGCCAGGTGCGCCTCGGCGTGGTGCACGGCGGGCGGGGTCACTGGCGCGCCGGCAGGGGCGGGGCGGGCGGGCGCCTGGCGCGGGACTGGCACGGCGGCAGCCTCGATGGCCGGCGCGGCCTGGCGCGCCACCTCCGGCGCGGGCTCCTGCGCCACTGGCACGGCCGGGGGCGGCGCGGCGCGGTTGCCCTGGCGCGGCTGGCGCGGCGCGGCGTCCTGGCGCGCGGCACGGATCTGCACCGGGCCGTGCTCCATGTAGTCGTCGATGGCCTCCTGCGGGCTGGTCGTGCCGAGCCAGGTGGCACGGCGCATGACCCGGACCCAGCCAACCGGGTGCCAGGCGGCGCGGGTAGTGCCCAGGCGCACCGCGTGCGGCTCGATCAGGCCCTGGGCCATCAGCTTGTCGCGGCTGACCCGGCGAGAGTGCGTGGCCCACAGCCACGGGGAGATCGAGGACATCAGGCCGAAGGTAAGCGCGGCAACGGTCGGCCGCCAGTGGTCAGCGAAGTGGCTGTAGTTCATGCCCCCGATGACCAGGGCCAGGAGATAGGAGGCACCGCGGATGCGGGCCGTGGCGTCGTTCGAGACCTGGGCCAGGTGAGCCTGATAGGCCAGGCCGACGGCGATCGACTCCAGGGTCAGCGCAACCAGCACGATCCATCCGTGCGCTACCGGCAGGTGATCCCGCAGGTAGGCGTACTGGCCGATGAAGGCGACGATGTTGACCGCGATGATGGGAACGGCGGTCAGGACGGCGCTCATCCCGTGGCGGAAGCCGGCGGTGCGAACCCAGGCGGCAAACCGCCCGGAAGGCTGGATTACCAGGTCCTCCAGCAGCTCAGCGGCGATCTCAGAGTTCACCGCGCCCTTGCTCACCATGATCATCTTCTCCTCGTGTCGTGTCCTCAGCACCATCACATTATCAAGAAAACCTATATTCGTCCAAGGTCGCACCGCCGGACCCCGGGTTTTCCGGGGTCAGGGCCCTGCCTCGGTCACAGTCACAGCCCCTGACCTGGGAACCCTCGAAAGTGTGATCGGAGAGTGATCCAGTGACTGTGACCTGTCTCGAACAAGGTTCCTTGCCAGGATTCCGGGCCCGGATCACAGTGATCCTGTTTGGACGGGACCGCGATCGGTGATCACTAGCAATGAAACTGATATTTTCAGTGTTACCCATAGGAACGACTGATCACTACCTGAGGAGCCCGAGGTGACTACCCCAGACCACGCCAGGGTGTGGGAGCACGTAGCCGAGTGGAGCGGCGTGGCTGCCCTGACGGCATTCGCGGCCATCGCGCTCGGCCCGCAGCTGCAAATCCCCGGCTGGGCTCCGGCCATCATCTGGTGCGCCATCGCCATTGTCGGCGCGATCACGGCCGGAGTGCTCATGGAATCCGGCGCGGCCGGCACATGGGTCCTGGCGCTCGGCGGATGGCTCGCCGGCTGGAGCGCCTGGGCCGGGGACCGCGGCATATGGCACGCTGTGGTCGTGGTCGCCTGGCTCATCGGCCTGCTGATCCTGGTCCCGGCCGGCGCGCTGATCATCGGCGCGACCCTGCGGCGTCAGCCGAAGCCTGCTGCCCTGGAGGCCGCGCCGGACGATGCTGAGGCAGCGCGCCAGCGGGAGCTGGAGCAGTGGGATCACATGTGGTCCGAACTCGGCTTCACCGGGGTGGTGACCGAGGAAGTCGCCCGGGAGCGCGGCAACCGGGTGGCCCGGATCACCCTCCCCCGCACCGGCCAGGTAACCCTGCGCCGGCTGGAGGAGGCCGCCCAGCCAATGGAAGTGATCTTCCACCTCCAGCCGAACTCGGTGGACTTCGAGCACGGCTCGCACTCCGGGGAGGCTGTCGTCCGGCTGCGGGAGACGGACTCGCTGGCCGATTCGGTCTCGCTGACCAAGCAGTACTACGCGCGGACCATCACCAAGCCGATCCCGGTCGGCATGCTGGAGACCGGCCCGGTCGCCACGATCAAGATGCGCGAGATTCACGGCTACATCGTCGGCATGACGGGCGCCGGCAAGTCCAACCTGCTGAACGTTCTCATCGGCCAGACCGGCCGGTGCGTGGACACCATCATCTGGGCCATCGACATGAAGGGCGGCCGGTTCGCCCGGCCCTGGATCCAGCCCTGGATCAACGAAGAGGCCGACAGCCCCGTCTTCGACTGGGTGGCTACCACCAGGGAGGAGGCCGCGCTGATGATGAACTGCTTCATCGCGGCCATCGATACCAGGTCCCGGTCCGGCAAGGGCGGTTCCAAGATCAATCCGAAGGCCTCGATGCCGCAGATCATCCTGCTGACCGATGAGATGGCCGTGCTGTTCAGCCCCGAGCGGGGCCGCCGCGGTGACCTGGCCGAGGGAGCCACGACCAACTTCGACTTCCTGGCCAAGGCCGTCTCTGTCATCCAGATGGGCCGGTCCGAGGCATGCAGCAGCATCTGGGCCACCCAGCGGGGCACCAACTCGATGGCCGGCTCCAATGACATGAAGTCCCAGTGCGACCTGAAGATCCTGCTGGGCGTGGCCGACGAGGCCGAGGCCCGGTACCTGCTGACCGATGACCGGGCCGCGCAGAAGCGGGCCGCGGCAGCCCGGAGCATCAGGGGCGCCGGGGTCATCCAGCAGGGCCGCACCTCCACCCCGATGGTGAAGTTCTTCCACCACGATCACCCGCTGGATCCCGACAGCGAGACCGAGCAGAGCCTGTGCGAGGACGGCTGCGTGCCGGAGTGCCCGGTCCGTAAGTCGGCCATCGAGATCGGCCGGATGCGCCCGAAGATGGACCTGATGACCGCTCAGGGCATGGGAGAGGACTACGCCCGGCGGTGGGAGCGCGCCCGGGACGAGGGCCTGCTGACCCGGGCGGCCCCCGTCATCACCGCCGCGGTGGAGACCGACAGCTTCGAGGACATCATGACCGGCGGCGGGATGAGTGATCCGGAGAAGGACACCCATCCGGCCCGGGTCCGGATGCGCGAGATCCTGGCCGCCCGGGGCGTGACGGGAGCCACCCCCAAGACCCTGGGGTACAAGCTGGAGGAGGATGGCCTGCCGGTCGCCCGGGAAACCATCCAGCGGTGGCTGGCCAAGGATGCCGAGAAGGACTACGTGCACCAGGCCAGGTTCGGCCTGTGGCGGATCGGGCCGGACCCGGCGCGGCAGACCGACCCGGGCACCGCCGCCTAGGCCTTAGCCGGTGCCTCGCCGGCATCCTGAGGGGCCTCCGGGGCCTCTTCAGGCGTGCCGGCAGGCAGTGGCAGGGGCGGCTGCCCGGCGGCCGTCAGGGCCCGCTGAGCCTCGGCATCCAGGCCACCGCGCTCGGCGTCGGCCGACAGCAGCCGACCCGTCACCTCGTGCACCTGAGCCAGGTGATGGCGGGCCGCCTCGTGCTGCTCGATCATGACCTGAAGCCGCTGCGCGGCTCCCTCGCTGACCGCGGCGGAGTGCGCGGCGGCCTCGCTGGTCATCCGCCGGGCCTCAGCCCGGGCGCCGGTCAGCACCGTCTCGGACTGCTCGCGGGCCCCGGCCGCCACCCGGTCGGACTCGTCCCTGGCGGCCTGGAGGATCTGCTCAGCCTCAATCCGGGCGTCAGCCAGGACCTGGGCCACCTCGGCCTCAGCCGCCGCCTGGTTCTGGGTGACCTCGGCAGCGGCCAGCTTCATCAGGTCCGAGACCAGCTTGGGGGCCTCGGGAGAGCGGGCGGCCGTCTTCAGGATCGTCCCGGCCTCGTGTCCGACATGCTGCTCCAGCTGCCGGAGCCGTGACAGCAGCCGGTGGATGAAATCATCCACCTGCCCCTTGTGATAGCCGCCGTCGGTCTCCTCGAAGGCGGGAAGTGCGGGGTCATGGATGACGGGCTGGACCGCGGTGCCGGCCGGGCCGGTCGGCTGGGCGTTGTCTCCGGTGCTCATGGTCAGGTCCTCCGGGTTCGCTGGCGGGATTGCGGTCAGGTGTCATAAACCCCGTCGGACAGGCCGGGAGCCTGGACCCAGGAGTCAGTAGCGAGCGGGCCGTAGACACCCAGGCCGCCAGGCGCAAAGTTACCGGGCGTGATGATAATCCGCTGCGTTAGCACGGAAGCCGACAGCGCCGGGACGGCTGCCAGCGCCGCGCTCGCGCTCACCATGGCCATCAGGCCCCCATCAGGCTCCCGGCCTGGACCTGGTCCGCCGTCAGCGCGTAAGTCGTGTCGGTGAAGCCCTGATCGGTCCCGTCGGCCAGCTGGCACTCGGCCTGGTTACCCGGGTCCCGGGTGGCGTCGGCAGCATCAGCCAGCGTGACCACCCCCTGGACCGGCACGAACTGCTTGGTCGTGGCATCGATCGCGCCGCCGCCGCTGTACTGGTCGGCGGCGGTCGCGACCGGGTAGGTCAGGACAGCCGGGTCCGCCACCTCAGGCCGCCAGGGTGAGCGATCCCGAGGCGATGGTGAAGGTATCGCCCGCGTTGGTGGTCTTCGCCGCGGTGAGCGCGCCCCACCACAGCCGGACGGGCGTTCCCGCAGAGTCCCACAGCTCGATGCCATTGACCGTGGTGGCCGGCATGTTGGTCACCGTGACTGCCACGTTGGAGGCCTTCGAGCCGGCCGAGGCCGCGGCGAAGGTGACCTGGGGCGCGCCGGTCCCCGAGGTGTACCCGCCGCTGGTCGCCAGCTCGGTGCCGTTGGAGGTATTGGTGCCGTTCGCCGTCATCAGCCGGCAGGTGATGGGCGTGGTCGGCGCGGTGAAGGAGCCGCCGACGCTGGCGTCCAGCAGCTTGTTCGAGAACGTCTGGTCGAGGCTAGACACTGGCCGGGCTCCCGTTCAGGATCGTTAGGCAGGTTCCGTCGGGGCACCCGGCCTGAGCGCAGCAGCGGAAGTGGCGGCTGACCATCACCAGGCCGTTCTCAGCCGGCACCACTACCTGGTGGTGCGGCTGGTCATCGGTCTCGTGGCAGCCATCGCACTCGCGCTGGGCCCGCTCCGGGGTCTGCGGGTCGCTCATGGGGCACCTCCTGATCCTTCTGGGGTTGGGGGTCGGGTTACCAGGTCCGGAAGACGGCGCTGGCGCCAACCGAGGACCGGGTGTCGGTCCGCTTGACATCCACCGTCGATACCGAGGACCAGCCGTGGTCGGGCACAATGTGCTCGGACTTACCGGTCGTGAGAGCGCGGGTGATGACCTGCGCGCCGTGCGCGTGATCGTGCAGGACCACGTGCACCACGGCGCCGGACTGACCGGCCAGGTCCAGCGCGCAGTACTTGTAGGCCGGCGGCTCCTTGTAGTCGGCCGCCCCGGCCCACACCGGGATGCTGACCGGGGGCTGTCCGGGGACCAGCGTGATGTGCATGTCGTCATCTCCCTGCCTGTCGGCCTTGAGGGCGTCCGGGAGCACCCGGGCCGCGAGCTGGCCCTCCGGCCCGTGGAAGGCAGAGCAGTCCACGGCGCCGGAGATCCCGGCAATCGAGGCCTTGTCGGTGAACTGGAGCAGCAGCGGGGTCCGGCCGCCGTAGGGCGCCCACCAGGAGGCCGGCACCCGGGAGTAGAGGGCCGCAGGGTCACCCGAGCCCAGGACGTACTCGCTGGCCCACAGCCAGTCGCAGAACGTCAGGGACTGGCTGTCGGTGAACCAGTGCGGGGCGTAACCGCCGACCGGGTGCCGCGGGTACAGCTTCCGCAGCTCCCGGGTGGCGTCCACGGCCTGGGCATGGCTCGGGCTGCCGTCCGGCGCGCGCTCGAAGTCCACGACAATGCCAAATCCGGACAAGCTCCCCGCATGCTTCGCGAAGAACTCTGCCTGGGCGCCGCCGGAGCCCTTAGCGTCCAGGAACAGGTAGGCCAGCGGCACGAACCCGTGCCGGGCGACCCGGAGCATGGCGGGCTTGGCGGCAGCCCAGCGGGGATTGACGTAAGTCAGCCCCTCGGTGACCTTCTCCGCGCCGAACCGGCAGACGGCGCTCACCCTGGCCCAGTCGGGGCTGCCCTGGAACGAGGAGCAGTCGGGGCCGTAGATAACTTTCCCGGTCACATACCTTCCGGGGCCCCGGATACCCCGTGGTAATGTCTGTCCCGAGGAACGAAGGTGACGTGCAGAGGCCCCGTCCGGCTAGCCGGGCAGGGCCTCTGTCGTATCTCCGCAGCTACCGGATGGACTCCAGGTAGTCGGCGGCATCCTTCAGGTCCTCGATCTGAGTGGCCGGCGGGAGGGCGGCCAGGATCTGGGGGCCGTAGCGCTTGGTCCGCAGCCGGTTGTCCAGGATGGCCACCAGGCCGGCGTCATCAGCATGCCGGATCAGCCGTCCGAAGGCCTGGGTCAGGACCAGGATCATCGACGGGATGGTCATCCGGGTGAAGCCCGCCCACCGGTCGTTGTAGCGCCTGATCAGGGCGTCCACCCGGGCCTGGATCAGGATGTCACTCGGCACCGCGAACGGCAGCTTGTCGATGACCACCAACCGCAGGGCCTCACCGGGAATGTCGATGCCCTCGAAGAAGGTCCGCAGCCCGAAGATCACCGCATTGCCGTGCTCGCGGAACTGGCGCACCATCTCGGGGGCCGGGTAGTCGTCCTGCTTGAGCACCATCAGGCCCGCCCGATCGAACTGCCGGGCCAGCGCCCTGTAGGAGTCGTTCATCGCGGTGCGCGAGGTGAACAGCAGCAGGGCGCCGCCGCCGGACTTCGTCACCAGCTCGGCGGTGACCTCCTGGGCGCCGGCCCGCCACTGCGACTGGGTGGCCCGCTCGGGAGCGGGGAAGTCGCGGCCGGGAACGTACAGCCGGGACTGCTCGGGGAAGTTGAACGGCGAGCCGGCGTCGAAGGTGATCGCCTCGTCCCCGCCCAGGCCCAGCGTCTCGGACAGGTAGCCGAAGTCCGGGGTGCCGTCGCGGTGCCTGCCGGTGGTCAGGGTCGCGCTCATCATGATCACCGGGAACTGGTCCCACATGGCGGACCGCAGGAAGCCGGCCACGCTGATCGGAGCTGACCGCAGCAGGATCCGGGTCCTGGCCTGCCCGCGCACCTCGTAGCTGTCCTGCTCGATCCAGCGGACGGTCTCCTCGGGCGCGTCGGTGGCGTAGTCCATCAGCCGGCACATCCAGTCGTCGGTGCGCCGCATCAGCCGCTGGCGGACCAGCTTGCCGTGGTCATCGGCCGGCCGGGTGTGCTTGACCTGCTCGCGGATGTCGTCGATCGCCTGCCAGAGGCTCTTGATCGCCGGGCCCAGCTCGTCGAGGATCCGCTTCACCGGCAGCGGCATCGGGTCGGCCTTGCCGTTCTGCGACCGGACGAAGTCGGCGTACATCCGGGCTGCCTGGCCGAACAGCGCCCGCAGGGCCTCGTCCATGTCCGGGCCGGGCTCCTCGTCCTCGCTCATCAGGTAGCCGCCCAGGTCGCCGTACAAGCGGCCCAGGGCGCCCTCGGTCATCGAGTCCTCCAGCGCCTTGGTCGCGGCCTCGGGCAGCGTGTGTGCCTCATCCACGGCCACCACGCCGATCTCGCCCAGCAGCGCGACATTGCCGCCAGTCGCGTTCCGCAGCTGGAGGTCAGTCATCAGCATCGCGGTGTTGGTGATGACGATGTTGGCCTCGGCGGCGGCGGCCTTGGCGCGCTCCGCGAAGCACTTCTCCGCGAACGGGCAGGACTTCTTGCCCGGGCACTCGGCAGCGCTCATCGAGAACGGCGCCCAGTCCCTGTTGGCCAGGGCCGGGAACATCTCCCGGTCCAGGATCCGCTTCGCGGCGATGGCCAGGGGGGTGCTCATCTCCTCCATCAGGTCCAGGACCTGGCGCTGACGGGCGTCGGGGTTCTTGATCTGCTCGGCCCGGGCGAAGCAGGGATAATTGCTGCGGCCCTTCAGCACCGCGTAGGTGAACGGCAGGCCCAGGTGCTCAAGCAGGAAAGGCAGGTCCTTGCGCGCGTACTGCTCCTGGAGCGCCTTGGTGGCGGTCGCCACGACCGCGGTCTGGCCGGTGGCCCGCGCGTGCTGGATCAGGGGAATCAGGACGGCCAGGGACTTGCCGGTGCCGGTGCCGGCCTGCATCAGGCCGTGCAGCTTGCCGGTCAGCGCCTGCTCGATCTGCGCGGCCAGGGCCATCTGGGCGGGACGGGCCGTGTAGCCGGGGAGACTGGCGGCGAGGACCTCCTGGGCCTCCGCGAAGCTGGTGGGAGTCGTCATCAGGAGCTGTCCTCTCATCGGGTGCCGTCGGCCCGGGATCCCGGGCGGTAGTTCCATTATATTAGCAAGAAACTCTGTAGCGCAACCTGATCAGGGTACCCGCCGGGTAGCAATCAACCTTGTATCATCGAAGGGTGACAGCCGTGGCGGAGGCAGAAGCAGAAGCCAGCTGGCCAGAGGGGATCCTCTTCTGGCCCCCGAAGGTGATCCCCTTCCAGACCGACTTCATCGCCCGGATGTACCTGATGGGGCGTGCGCTGCTCGCGGCCGATCTCGGGACCGGCAAGACGGTCATGTCCCTTGGCACCACGGCGCTGGCGATGGAGCGCGGTGACATCGACATGATCCTGGTCGTCTGCGAGCGGAACAAGCTAGCCGAGTGGAAGGCCGACTTCGGGATCTTCACCCGGATCGCGGCTGAGGTCTACCACGGACCGCGGCGGCTGCGCCTGCTGGACGGACCGCTGCCGCCCGCGCTGATCACCACCTACGAGACCTGCCGCCAGGACGTAGCCGTCTTCCCGCCGAAGGGATCACGGAGCAGGACCCTGGCCCCCGGGCCGCTCATGGAGGCCATGAAGGGCTTGCGAGTCGCGGTCATCTATGACGAGGTGACCAGGCTCGGGCACCGGTCCAGCAAGCTCTACAAGGCACACCACTGGATGCAGGGCCAGCTGCGGAAGGCTGACCGCGGTCTGGGCGTCCTGGGACTGTCAGCCACGCCGATGGAAACCGACCACGAGAACATCTTCAGCGAGCTGCGGGTCATCGCGCCGCATGCCATGCCGACGGTGGCCGAGTTCGAGCGGCGCGTCATCCGCAGCCGCCACCCGGTCTACGGGACCCCGAACTACAGCCCCGAGGGCGTGGAGTGGTTCCGGGAGATAGTCGCCCCGTGGATCCTGCGCAAGCGCAAGAGCGACCCGGACGTGCGCGAGTGGTTCCCGCCGCTGACCGAGAAGTTCCTGCGGATCGAGATGGGTGCCCGGCAGCGCGCGGCCTACCAGGCGCTGGAGGACCTGGCCTGGGACAGCGAGGGCAACTTCCGCGAGGTGCCCGGGCTGAACACGCTGCTGCACCAGCTGGCCGGGGATCCCTGGGCCGTCGGGGAGGGCGCCCGGACCGGGACATCGGCGCTGACGAAGATGGTGGCCGAGGAGATGACCGAGCTGGAGACCTGCCCGTCGGCCAAGGCCGAGGAGCTGATCCAGCTATGCGACCTGGTGATGTCCTCCGGCGGGAAGCTGCTGGTGTTCTCGTTCTACACCACCGTGCTGCGGGCGCTGCGCCGCCGCCTGGAGGGCCGCCCGGTGTATGTCTATACCGGCGAGCAGTCCGGAGCCGACCGCGAGGACCAGAAGGCCCGGTTCCGGGCGCACCAGGGGGGAGCGATCCTGCTGGCCTCCGACGCCGGGGCCCGCGGCATCAACCTGCCGGAGATCAGCTATGTCGTGGAGTATGACGTGGCCCGCACGCACGCGCTCCGCCAGCAGCGAATCGGCCGCGGGCACCGGCTCGGGAAGCAGGACCCGCTGACCGCCATCACCATGACCCTGGAGGGCACGATCGAGGCCAGCTCGGTCCGGACCCTGCTGCGGCGCAACGCCGACCAGGACTACATTCTCGGGGACGAGGGAGCGGACCGGCATGTCAGCGCCCGCGACCGAGCCCTGATGTTCGCCCAGTCCCGCCCCCGGAAGGTGCCTGATGCAGCCCCGCCTGACTGAAGCCGCCATAGAGCAGATGCGATCCGCTATCGAGAGTCTTCCCGTTCCTCAGGTCGTGAGGGACGGGATCGGGTGGGACACCATGCCCGCGCTGACCCCGGACGGCCTGACGATGGTCCCGATGATCATCCTGAAAGTCCCCGGGGCGCTTGACCCGGCCGGGGACCCCGTCTACGTGCTGCACACCGGGATCCCCGGCGTGGAAGTGCACGAGAGTCAGGCCGGATGGAACGAGGCCGTTCGCAGGGTCTACAGCAGCGCTCAGGCAGAGTGTGATGAGCGGGCGACCTGGTACCGGTCCCACGGCAACGGCCATGAGCGGCGCTCGCCCGGCGGCCTGCACCTCCCGGGCAGGTAATCCGGCCTGACCCGGTGACCAACCCGGGCTCAGGCTGCCAGCATCGAGATCACCTGGCCGGCTGAGCCGGCTGCCCCGGCCGCGCCCGTGCCAGCTCCCGAGCCGGCCGAGCCGCCCTGCACCGTGACCGATCCGCTGCCGGTCAGCGGGGTCGTGGTGAAGGTGATCACGGTGCCCCCGCCGCCACCCCCGCCGCCGCCGACATTGCCGGTGATCGGGGTGGCTCCGTTGCCGCCCTGGGCCGCGATGATCCCGTTGTTCAGGACCGACTTGGCCAGGATGACCACTACCCCGCCGCCAGATCCGCCGCCGCCGCCCGAGTGCGTGCCGTCGCCCGAGCCCGCGCCGCCGCCCGCGCCGCCGCCCAGCAGGGCCAGCTGCCCTGCCCACAGCGCCAGGCCCGCCAGGGCGTTGTAGGGGAGCTGCCAGGGCGCGGTCGAGGGACTGCCGCCCACCGTGCCGCCAGCGCCTCCTGAGCCCTTTGAGGGGCTCGATCCGCCGTGCCCGCCCGCGCCGGCCGCGAGCGAGGACATCGAGGGAGCCGCGGCCCCGGCATTGACGGTGCCCGCGGCCCCTGCCCCGGCCAGGTACATCAGCGAGCCAGCCAGGGTGCCCGGGCTGGAGCCGGACCCGTTGGACCCGGAGTTGGTGATAGTCCCGTTGTTCACGACGGGCCCGTTCACCTGGAGCGGCAGGCCCGCGGTGTCGAGCGTGACGCCGGAGCTGACCGTCAGGCTGGACGGCGGGTTGGCCAGGAAGGCACCGGTCAGCGTGTAGGTGCTCCCGGCCAGGGTCATCCCGGAGTGCGTGGTCGTGCCGTCCAGGGTGATCGCCCCGGCTGTGCCCGGCCCGAAGATCCCGTAGAAGGAGATGGCGTTCGGGGCGTCCAGAGCACCCGGGATCCGCACCGTGTCCCCGGCCGTGCCGAGTACCACGGTGCCCGGGTCCGGCGCGCTGGCGCCAGCGCCGATGGCGGTGGATCCGTCCCCGCTGGCGCTGGCCCCGGCGCCTACTGCGGTAGACCCGTCCCCGGCTACGGTGGCCCCGTTTCCGACCGCGGTCGAGGTGTCCCCGGTCGCCTGGGAGGCGGCCCCGAGCGCGGTTGCCTGGGCTCCGGGAGCAGTAGCCCGCTGGCCGAGCGCAACCGCCCCGGATCCGGCCGCCTGGGCCGCCTGGCCTGCCGCGGTGGCATTCACGCCGCCCGCTGTGGCCCCCTGTCCCACGGCGGTCGCAGCCGCGGCCGTGGCCTGCGCGGTGTCTCCGAAGGCCGAGGAGGTGTCCCCGCCAGCCGAGGAGCTGTTCCCCAGGGCGGTCGAGCTGGCCCCGGTGCCCGGGAAGGTCAGCTGGACCGCGGCGGCCGAGGAGACCTGCACGTCGATGTCGGGGAAGACCTTCGCGCTCTGGCCGGACGGCTGAGCCTGGATGTCTACCCGCTGCGGGGCGTCCAGATAAAAGTCAATGGTGCCGTCGGAGGTGATCCACGGGTTGGCCAGCAGGTCCGAGGAGATCCCGTCAGCGTAGACCGGCACCCCGACCGGGGTCTGGGTGCCGTTCTCGAACACGGTGATCACCGAGCCCGCCAGCAGGTCGCCCTCGCTGTCGGTCACCTGGCCCAGGTAGTGCGCTCGCATGATGCCTCCTCACCGCTTCCCTGGCGGGGTCACAGCGCCGCGGCGATCTGCTGGTAGGAGGACACCAGGCCGGTGCCGGGCGACCCGCGCTCGATTGCCTGCCAGGTCGCGATGGTGGCGGCATCAGTGAAGACCGGCTCCGGCGTGGTGTTGGCCTCGTACCAGTACAGCCACTGGCACAGCGGGAAGTCCGAGATGGCACCGCCCGCGGCCGGGAAGCTGCTCGTCAGGTAGGCCGCGTCCAGCTGGAGCCGGGCGTTCCGGGCCGCGTTGCCCACCGGGTCATAGATCCCGTACTCGGTGATTCCGACCGGCCGGAGGGTGCCGACGATCGAGGCATTGGTGACGACCTTCAGCCAGTTCAGCCAGTCGGGGTCGCTGGCCAGGCCGTTAGCCGTCCAGTTCCAGGCGCCGGACTTCCCGGTGCCGTCCTGGCCCTGGTACACGTCGATCGTGAAGTAATCGACATAGGGGCCCAGGCCGCGCAGGTAGTTGCCGGCCTTGGCGTCGGCGTTGTTCCCGGCCCCGTACTGGTACCCCAGCGCGCACATGGCGATCTTGACGTTCGCGCCCGCGTGCGCCCGGATCAGCGTGCTCTGGGCCTTGAACTCGGAGACGAACTGCGAGCCCGCCCCGTAGTCGTTCTCCGGCTCGTGGTGGTAGATCACGATGACCTGCCGCCCCGCCGGGATCGAGTTGATGTAGCTGACGACATTGGTGGTCTGGGTCTTGTAGGAGACCACGATCGTCACGTCCGCGGGCGTTCCGTCGGCGTCGAAGCTGGCCGGCAGGGCTCCGGAGTAGAACAGCCGGTGCGTCTGGCCCGGGCCGATCTGGCTGTTGACCGTGTTCCAGGCGCCCTTGGCCACATCGAATCCGATGAGCTGGGCGACCCGGCTGCCCTGGGCGGCGCCGATCAGCGAGTAGCTGCCGGTCCCCAGGTAGATCAGGTCCGTGTTCTCCGCGCCCGCGGCCTTCCGCTGGGCGAATGTCCTGGCGACATAGCCCAGGAACGCCTGGCCCTGGGCTGCGGTGAACTTCGAGCGGTCCACGCCGAAGCCGGCCAGGCCCAGGGGCTTGACATGCGCGTCCGCGAAGCTGGAGGCCAGGGTCAGCGTGTCCCCGCCGGAGCCCGGCGCCGGGCCGGTGCACCAGAAGTAGGGCATGATCAGGTCCACCAGGTCATCGCCCGGGTACCAGGCCGGCAGCGCGTTGTGCACGATCGAGGCATTGTCGATGGTGAATGCGTGCTGGTAGCCGTTCGCCCGGATCGTCGTCACGTAGTCCGGCAGCAGGGCGAAGTACCCGGCCGGAGACGAGAAGACCTGGTCCGCCCCGGCCCACAGCGAGACATAGCAGTCCAGGCCGCCGGCCTGGCAGGAGGCCAGGAACGCGCCGAGCTGCTGCGGCGTGGTAGTGGCATCGGGCCGGAAGTCGATCAGCACCCGGCGCCCGGCTGCCGCGTCGGCCGCAAGCGGGCTGGCGGCCAGGCTGGACGGTACCTGGTTGCCGAGCGCGTACCTGCGGACGGCGACGGGCTCGCCCGTGGCCGCTGCCCAGGCGGCGATCGAGGGGTCGCTCCCGGGCACGCTGCCGAGATCCACGCCGAGCCCGGAGGCCGGCAGCGGGATGACAAGGCCGCCTGCCAGCAGGACACCCGGGGCGGACAGCGCGGCCAAGGCCGCGAGGGTGCTGCCGGTATGCACGATGTAGTCCTGCCCGTAGGTGTCGCAGTAGGTGTCGGTGTAGATGTCCCCGCCATCGGCCAGCGCGTAGGTATCGGTGTAAATGTCGGAGTAGATGTCGGTCCAGGTCTGCGGGCCGGCCACGGCGGCCTCCGGGGACTCCCAGACCAGCGCCCTGCCGAGATGGGCATCAGACGGCGGCGGCGGCGGGCCGGGGAAGTCGCTGGCCGGGGACTGGAGGCCCAGGGCCTGGCGCACCCGGAAGAACCAGGCCTCCGGCAGCGGGGAGCTGGACATCTGCCAGCGCGGGTCATTCTCGACCGCGGCGTAGTGGTCCTGCGGTGCCAGGTTCGGTCCGTGCCCGATCCCGCTGGGCCGGGGCATGATCCCGTGCGGCCAGGTGACATACCAGGGCCGGATGGCCAGCGAGCTGACCGCGACACCAGGGCGGTAGGCCGACACGCGCCAGCGCAGCTGGGTGCCGGCGCCCGGCGCCGGGGGCGCGAAGGTGACTGCACCGCGGGGATTGTTGCGGATGTCGTAGGCGGCCTGCCAGGTCGTGCCGCCGTCGTTGGAGAACTCCCAGACCAGCGCGTCCTCGAAGATGCTGATGTTATCCACATCCCAGGCGTCGGCTGTGGATACCTTCTGGATCAGCCGCGCGCTGACCGTGGTGCCGAGCGGGATCACCGAGGTGTCCATCTCGCCCCAGGTCGGGGCCGCCGCGGCGATCGCCGCCCAGGTCGGGAAGGCGGCCTCCTCATCCGCCCAGGTGTTCTGCGACGGCTCGCCCGTCCCCAGGGTGAACCCGGCGAACCACTCGGTGACGGTGCCGCCCGCCACGAACTGCTCCTCCTCCGCGATGACCGCCCCGGTCGGGCCGTCCAGGAGCTGAAGGTAAAGCGGGGCGGTCAGCGCTACAGGGGAGAAGACCCGGGCCGCCGCGTAGACCCGGCCTGCCGCGGTGGTCGCGACCGGCGGGCTGGTGTAGGCGATACCGCCCATGGCCGACGAGACCGGCGGCAGCCCGAAGTCATGCCACGACGGGAACTGGGTCTCTACGTCCTTCCAGGTGGCGTACTGGCTTTCCAGCCAGGCCCAGCTGGCCGGGGCGAAAGGCGTGTCGAGCTGCGGCGAGCCCTGCCCGCGGGAGACGCTGACCATCGTGCCGAGCTGCGAGCTGACCTCGCTGGAGGCCAGCGGCAGGGCATCTCCCACCGGGCCCCAGCTGGCGAACTCGTCCTGGCTGAAGTCAGGGTCGTTGAGCAGCTGCACCGGATCGGACTGCACGGTGGCGAACTGCACCCCGGTGACGCCGTGCAGCGAGTTGAGCACAGCCGACTCCACCCGGGCGGGCCCGGACAGGTTGCTCGGCGCAGTCAGGCCGGCGCCGGGCACGAGCTGCCAGCCACCCGGGGTCAGGGTAGAAGCGTCGATGAAGGCCGCGTCAGAGAAGGTCTCCAGGTACATCTCGGTGTCATCAGCCGCGGTGTAGTCCACCCGGAACATCTCCAGCCCGGCGATCGCCACGAAATAGGCAACCCGGCTGGCCAGAGTGACCTCGGCCGTGCGGTAATTGTGCCGCCCGGCAACGGCCTGCTTGGCAGCCACTGCCGGGACCTGCCACGGCTGGAAGTTCATCAGCGCGCCGCCCTGCGCGGCCAGGAACCCGATGCCCTCGGGCTGGCTGGCGTACAGCGCCTCGGTGGCCGGCGGCTGGGAGGGGTCCGGGTCGGGGCTTGCCGCCGGGGCATCGCTGAAGTTGACGGAGGGGGCCACGGACTGGTTGACCGTCAGGCCCTCATCGAGCACGGCCGGGGTGGTCGGGTTCTGTGCCGCCGCGGACGGCTGCGCCTCCTGCGGCATGAAGAGGGCAGTGACCCCCTGGGTCTTCAGGTACTCATACGGCTCGGGCTGGAGGCTGGTGAACTCGAACTTCCAGGCCGATGCCAGCACCGGGTCAAATTCCAGGTAGCCGCGGGCCAGGGTGAAGTCGCGCTGCACCGGTATCCAGGAGCAGGCCTGGTAGGCCTGGCCCAGCCCGCCGACGAATCCCCACGGGCAGGTGCCGCCGAGCAGATACTGAGTGCTGAAGCGCGCGACGGAGTTGTCCGTGGACGAGGACTCGCCGGGCAGCGGCGGGTAGACGTAACCGGCGGCGTCAGCCGCGAAGTCCTGGAAAGGCTGCGGGATGCCGCCCAGGTCGCCGTCGGTGGCGGAGATGACCTCCTGCTTCAGCACGAAGGCGGCCAGCGTGTAATTGCCGGACAGCACCTGGCCGGAGGGGTCGGGGTTCTCCAGCCCGCCGAAGCGGAACCGCGGCGCCGGCGGGACGGGGCCCTGAGCCGGGGACAGGTACATCGAGGCCCGCGGCGACCAGGCGAAGAAGGACGCGCCGTCATAGCCGGCCACGAACTGGATCCGGTCCCCGGCCTCGAACTCGAACGCCCAGCTACCGAGCACCGCTCCGGACGGCACGTTCGATGGCCCGTCCTGCGGGCTGGCCGCGGGCATGGTGACCTGCCAGGTGCCCGAGACATAGGACAGCTGGAGGACCCCGGCATCCGCCACCACGTAGGTGCCGTCATCAGAGGAGCTGAACCCGGGCATGATCTCGATGCCGGCCCACCAGGGGCTGTCGGCCGTGGTCCCGGTGCCCTGGCTGGACAGGGTCAGCCAGCCCGGCGAGTCGCGGAAAACGATCCCCGCGGCACTGACCGCGGGCAGCGTGGTGCCGTCGGCCACGATCAGCGAGGGCAGCAGCGGGTCATCCAGCCCGGCGAATGAGACCCCGGCCGGCGGCGGCAGCGGGGCGTAATACAGGTTGAGGCGCACCCCGCTGGTCACCGGGTTGATATAGAACCGGTCGATCAGCTGGGCATTGCCCTCCGCGTCCCGGCCGTCCAGGTAAAGGCTCACCACGGCGTCGGTGTGCGGCTGCGGGGCGCACCGCCAGACCTGGCCGCGCAGCAGATCGCAGGCGCGGTTCTCGCGCAGCGCCACCTGGACCGGGCTGCCGTTCACGTCCACCGTGGTGGTGAACGGCTGGCGCTGGCTCAGGGTCACCGGGTCTCGCGGTGTTGACGGCACGTCGGAGGACGACAGCAGCCGGGACCCGAAGTCAAGATTCCGCAGGCCGAGCGGGTAGGGGACGAACTTCCGCTGCGGGCTGACGGGGAACTTCTGGCTGCCGCTGGTGCGGGCCAGCCGGGTCATCCGCAGCAGCAGCCGGGTCGTGGTGACCGGCACTACGGGCTCGTCATGATGCACCCAGTGCCCGGCCCCGTAATGCCAGGGGTTGAGCCCGACGCTGCGGGCGGCCGGGTTGTCCACCACCGACGGGACCGATCCGGTGGTGATGATCCGCAGCGGGGTACTGGCATTCGACATCAGCTGCGACCAGGCCGACCCAGTCCACCACCAGATCGTCAGTGTGTGCGGAAAATGAGCCACATCCAGGGAGACATAGTTGATCAGTCGGGCCTGTCCGAGCGATACGGTGACCTGCTCGGAGCGCGGGTCCCCGGCCTCCCGGACCGGACTCGACCAGAAGTCCTGGTTGCTGATCTTGGCGATGTGCGGCGGGGTGACCTTGTGGACCGGGATGCCGTCGGCATAGGCCGGCGCGACCGCCGGGATAGGGAACGCGCCGGGGAGCTGGACCGCGGGGGTTGTCATGAGGCCCTCATCACCGGCACCCGCGATCCCGAGTAGGGAGCGGCCTTGACCGTGACCGGCGAGCTGGTCCGCGCCGACGCGGCCTGGGCCGCCGGCATGATGGCCCTCTGCGGCAGGTAGGTGACCCGCTGCCCCGGCGGGAACACCACGGTCTGCCAGTCGGTGCCGTCGGTCACCACCGCGGCGTTGGGGTCGTCCCCGGTGACCGCCTGGGCCGTCACCGTGGTCACGTCAGCGGCATAGCTGTACTGGCTCCCCTGCGACCGGCTCAGCGGCGGCTGAGGAGTCTGGAAGGTGCCGCCGGGCGGCTGGCCGCCCTTCTGGTAGGCCGCCAGCGCCGCGGCGTAAGCCGGGTCCCCGGCGTCCGGGGTGACCAGCTGGGTCAGCTCCCAGTACTCGCTGTCGGACCAGGCAGCCGATACCGGCACCCGGGTCACGATCCCGGGCCCGGACATGTCCACGCTGATAATCGAGGCGGCCGGCTTGAGCACCTCGACGACCGACAGGATGCCGTACATGTCCGATCCCTGCCGGGCCTGGTCTGCCACGCTGGATGAGTAGGTCTGGCGCGGCCGGATCACGACCTCGTTCATAGCCCCGTTTCCCAGCAGGCCGGCGTAGGTGACCACGCCCTCCATGTCCTGCCAGGTCTGCCCGGTGGTCGCGGACCAGGTGCCGAACTCGCCCATGACCTGAGCCCAGGTGCTGAAGCCAGGAGCTGGCGCCAGCGGGTTCGTGATCAGCCGCCACATCTCGTAGACCTGGCACGGGACCCCGGTGATGGCCTCGGCCAGGGCCTGCATCCCGGGGGCGGTCGCGCCCAGGGTGATCGCCCGGGCCAGCGCGATGACGCGCTCGCGGAAGATCGCGTCGGCAGCCTCGATCTCATCCCATCCGTCCGGGCTGGCCAGCTCGGTGTAGGGGTTGACCGGCTGGCCGGTGGCCGGGTTGACCGGCAGCGATCCGGAGGGGCCGCGGGTGGACCCGAACAGCGCTCCGTAGAAGCTGTCCAGGTCATAGAAGCGGGTTGAGGTGATGGCCTGCTGGAGCCGGGAGACCATCTGCCGCTGGCGCAGCTGGCCGGTGCCCGCGGCCCCCAGCAGGGCCTGCATGAAGTGCACCAGCAGGCTGGTGGGCGCCAGATCGTAGACCGTCGGCGGGAAGTTCTTCAGCTGATCGATGACCGACAGCGGCGGGTTCAGCAGGTTGACCGCGGTGGACGTGCCGGGCGGCAGCGGCGCGGTCGGGTCGGTCTGGAGGCTCAGGATCGAGGCGGCCTGGGTGTTCGGGTACGCGAACAGGTCCGTGCCGCCGTTGAGGATGATCCCCGAGGTCTGGCCGGGGTCAGCGAGCACCTGGGGCATCAGCTACAGAACCTCCTTCCCTCCTTCCCTCCTTCCGTGCCGCCGGGCGCGCCGGTCAGCCGCGCAGCGCCGGGATGGCCAGGAGCAGGGGCCGGGCCCGCTCCGCTCCCCCGGGGGTGAGCCGGTAATAGCGCCGCGCCGGGCGCCCTCCGGATCGCGGGTCGAAGCCTCTTTCCCACTCCGATGTCAGCCAGCCCCGGTCCTCCAGGCGCCGCAGGATCGGGTAGATCGCTCCCGACTTCATCCCGGTGGCCCGGATGACCTGAAGGCCGTACAGGCCCTCTGCGGGGCCCTCCAGGAAGGCGCTGAGCACCAGGGCGGTCGGCAGGGTCACGCGGATGCCTTGCATGCAAGAACTCTACCAAGACTAGGTAGCGATCTATGCAAAGGCGCCCATCGTGTTCCCGGCCTTGGCCACGATGCTGGTGTCCCCGAAGGCCGGGATGGTCATGGCGCCGAACTCGATGTCCACCGGGTTGCCGCCGGAGTCCACGTAGCTCACCACCGGAACCCCCTCGAAGGTCTGCTGGATGCCGACGCCGAAGCTGTTGGGCGCCGCCGGGTTATAGCCGGGGTAGTCGGCGCCGGTCAGGAACCGGCTGGCCAGCACGCCGGGAGTGTTCTCGACAACCTGGAGGACGCTGGAGGGATACAGACGCGAGCTGAACCCGAGCTGGCTCAGGTAGGTAGCCAGCGCGGTGTTGACCGCCTGCTGGGTCACCGGCTGAGACACCGACGGGTCATAGATCACCGCCAGGTTGAAGCGCAGCGTTGCCTGGATGCCCTGGTGAGCCTGCACGTCCTGGCCGGCCATCCGCCAGGACTCCAGGGCCTGCTGGATGGCATACGGCACGTCGTTGTAGGTGTAGTCCTCGCTCAGCACGACCGGCGCTCCCTCGCCCGGGTCAAAGGCCATGTCCCACTCCAGGCCGAAGTCGGAGTAGGGGCTCCACCCGAACGCACCGGTCCGGTGCACGACCTGGTAGGCGTAGGTCACCCCGCCCGTGACCGTGCCCATCGGGTGAGTCAGGCTGGCCATCCCGTAGGTGGTTCCGCTGACCACCAGGGTCGGGGGCACCGTCACGATCGGCCCGTAGGGCAGCGCGATGAAGGCATTCCCCGGGGCCGGGGCACTGCCGTCGGGCCGGACGAAGTCCTGTGCGTACCAGCTGGAAGACGGGCTGGACTGGAACAGGGTGGCGTCTGAGAACTTCACCGTGGCCGCGGCGGCCACGGCCCGGGTGCCCCGGCACCAGATATCGACCCGGCCGTAGATGCCCTGAGCCGGGTTATTGCGGCTGGCCGTGTCCAGGTAGAGGAAGCTCACGTCGATGAGCTGGCCCTCGGGGAAGTAGGCCGGGTCGATGACCTGGATCTCCGGCGGGCTCGCCTGGTAATTCCAGGTGTACTGGATGCCCGGCGCGGCCACGTCCCCGGCATCAATGTCCCGGCCGACTACCTGGCCCGAGGGATAGGTGTACTGATCATCAGAGACGGTGCTCGATGCCGCTCCTGAGGTGATCTGGAGCTGCTCACGGCGCCGGGTGGCCGCATCCACCACGTTGGCCGAGGTGCAGTCCGGGTCATTCAGCGCGATGCCCAGGAACATCTGGCTGGTCCCGGCCATGTTCTTGAAGACGGTGGCCTTCCAGCGGGCCTGGAGCTGGCTGTCGGTCTCCTGGTTGGACCCGCCGGACAGCGGGTTGACATTGGTCACCCCGGTCACCTCGCTGACCGGGGTCATGACCGAGGTGAGCTGCCCGGCCGGGAGGTCGCCGTCCGGGCCCGCCGTCACGGCCTGAACCGGAACGGTGCATGTAAGGGCCCCCGCGTTCATGATCCCGGTGGTCACCGTCTGAACCACAACGGTTCCGTCGGCTGAGGCGATCTGAGTGTTGACCGGGATCGTGACCGTATCGCTGGCCGTGGACCTGGTAAATGTGACAGTCCCGCCGGCTCGCGTGGCCGGATACCGGGTCATGCCGAACAGCTGTACGAAAGAATCCAGGGCCGCGCCCTGCATCGAGTTGATGTCGTACTGGTAGGCCAGCATCTGGGAGTCCAGGCTGGCCGCTGAGATGCTGGCGGCCACGGCATCGATGATCTTGCGGGTCACCGAGCCCGTGGTGGTGTCGAGGTCGGGCTCGCTCGCCGCGAGCGCCGCCACGATCTGGGAGGCGATATCGGACTGGCTGGCCACGTCAGCTGCTCACCGTCCGGGTCACCGCGACCTGCTGGCCGCCCTGGGTGGTCAGGGCAACCGAGACCTGCACGGTGTCAGGACGGGTGGTCACCGCGGCACTGACCGAGTCCACCGACCCGATTACGTCATCAGAGCCGAGCTGGCTGCGGGTGCCCGCCAGGCCTGCGGCGATGATCTGCTGCTGCTGGGCCGCCACCAGCTGAGCCAGGACGCGGGAGACCTCCGAGCTGACCAGGGCGGGAGTCGAGTCGGCATCGATCGGCACGCCCAGGTAGCTCAGCAGCGCCGAGCCCCACTCCGGGTGATAAGGGTCGAAGCCGTAAGGCTCGGCCAGGGCGGTCGCCACCCGCTGCCGGAGGTACTCAGTTCCGGTGACGGTGGCGAATCCGCGGCCGGCCGGAAGGAGGTCTCCCCCGGTCAGCTGCAAGTCCTTCATCGGCCCTCCTCCCCTCTTCCGGGGCGAGGCTCAGGTCGTGTAGCTCACCGTGAGGTACGGCCCCTGGCCGGATCCGGTGCCCTGGAACTTGGCGGTCTCCTTGGCATCGCTGCTGGCGCCGCCGCCGAGCACCAGCGAAACGGCCGCGCCGGACTGGAGGGCAGTGGCCACCGAGTTCGGCAGCGTGATCGTCTTAGTCTGGCCCTTCTGCATCGAGTAGGTGCCGATGTGGGTCACTCCGGAGGTCGGGGAGTTCTTCGTCGCGTTCGGGGACATGCCCAGGTAGACATCCACGCCGTTCGAGCTGCCCCCGGAACTGGTGATCGTGAGCTTGATCGAGTTGATCGTGGCCCCGGCCAGGACCGTCGGCCAGCTGGCGTTAGTGAAGTCCATGTAGCTGTAGCAGTTGCCCGGGGTGCCGCCCGGGCTGATCCCGCCCGGCTGGATGTAGTACCCGGAGTACATGGTGTTGTTGTGGGCGCGCACCATGTTCGGGCTGCCCATCGGCGGGAGCGCATCCGCCCCCCAGTAGGACCACGTCGCATTCGCAAAGGACTTGTGCGTGAGAGTCTGGCCGCCGCTCGTGCCGCTGGATCCCGATCCGATGTAGACGCCGGTATCGATCGCCGCATTGCCCAGGTCATAGACGGTGACGGCGCCCTGCTGGACGGAGCCGAAGGTCGAGGCATCCGCCATGGACTGGATCTGGGCAGTCGGGCTGGTCGTGGTTCCGTTGAGCGTGCCGCTCGCGGCGCTGAGGGTGAGCAGCATCCGCAGCATGACCGGGGACGATCCGGTCTGGAAGATCCGCAGGCCCGCAGGGGTAAGGCTGGACCGGTTCGAGAACGGCCCGTCGAAGTAGGCCGCCATGAACTGGGCTGAGCTGACGGACGGCGTACTGCCGTCATTGGTCGCCCGGATCCGGATCTGGGCCCGCCCCGGGGCTGACATGAGGACATCGAATGCTGCCAGCGCGATCATGTAGCAGCGATTCGCCTGAAGCATAACGTCCAGCTCCAGTATCGCCGTCTCCGCGGAGATCGCCGCAGCCGGGGCCGGCAGGTTCCCGTCCAGAGAGCCGAAGGCGACCACTCCCTGAGCCAGTCCGGGCAGGATCGTGTCCTGGAATGACTCGCCGGCCAGCAGGATGTCCTCGGCCGCGGATACCTCCTGGGCCGAGAGGTTGCCTCCTGAGTCAAGCGTGGCCAGGGAGTTTCCGTACGGGTCCAGGACCTGGAGGATGTTCTGCTGGAGCGGAAGTCCGATGAAGCTCATGCCAGGGGTGTAGATATTGCCGTAGGCATCCACGCCGCCGGCGGCGCTGTTGGAGTAGACCAGGCCGCCGGGCACGACCACGGTATCCGCGTTCATGATCAGCCCGGAGGTGGTGGTCGTGCTGGAGATCACCAGGGCGGCCTGGGTAGCCCCGACGGGGGCGATAGCGCCGGTCACGGTGAAAACCTGGTCGTCCCCGGCCGCGATCGCCGTCGCCCCCTGATCGCAGGGCACCGTGCTCAGCAGCGTCCCGGAGGCATTGTAGAAGGCGATCGCGGCCTGAGCCGTCAGGGCCGAGGGCGCCTGGACGGTAGCCGACATGGTGACCGGGGTGCCGGCGGAGACCGGGAACAAGGGCGAGGTCGCGCCCCAGGGCTGGCTGGTGTTCGAGTGGGTGATGCCCAGGCTGAAGATGCCTGTGCTCGACCAGCCCGCGGTGCCCGCGAGCGAGGAGTTCTGCGCGGTCCAGCCGGCGCCCCCGGCTCCCGCCCCGGTGAACCCGAGCATGATCGCGGTCCACGTGCACGAGGCCGCGAACGTGGCTGAGCCCGTCAGCGAGGCCAGCGCCTGGGCCGAGCCGATCAGGACCGAGGTGTACTGATTGCTGCCGGTGTGCGCCTGGGCCAGCAGCTCCCACTGACCGGAGATCGTCGGCAGCCCGCCGACAAAGTCGTTGCTGACGATCAGCATGATCAGGTCATTGATATTCAGGGGCGTGCCGCTGACCGTGGCCGTGCTCCCGGTGCCGAAGGCCGCGACGGCAAGATTGCTGCCATTAAGGCCCGGCAGCACGAAATGGAAGATGTTCTTGCACTGCGTGTTGGTGGCCGCGAACTGCGTGGTGATCGAGTCGCCCGCCAGCACGGTCAGCAGGTGCGTGGTGGACGCGCAGGCGAAGACCTGGACCTCCTTGCCGGAGGTCTCCTGGGTCACCAGGCTGTAGACGTTGCCCTTGCTGTCGGTAACCTGGCTGGCGGCAGTGGCACCGCTGGCGCTGGCGATTACCTCGACGTAGGACCCGACCGGGATGTCCTGGGTGACCGGGGCCGTGTAGGTGCTGGCACTGGTCACGGACGAGATCGGCGTGGCCACCAGCTGCGGCACGCCGGGCGGCTCGAAGTCCCACGACCGCGGGCCCTGAGGCGACTGGTACACCAGGAAGTCCCCGGCCGGGGTGATCGAGGCCTGGATCTGGGCCAGCGACGTGAACCAGCTGGTGGTGCCATCCGGTCCGATCCTGAAGATCACCGTGCCGCCGGCATCAGTAATCGTGACCGACCCGTCCGGGTGAATGGCCGTCCGCGGGTCACTGGTCGAGTTCTGGAGGGTGGCTCCCGTCACCACCGTGCCGTCGATGATGCCGGCCACGACCAGCCCGGCGGCCAGCTGGGCCGCGGTAATCGTGCCGGATGCGATCTGGGTCGCCGTGATGGTGCCCGCGGCGATCTGGGCGGCGGCGATCGTGCCGGCCTCGATGATCCCGCCGTTCACCGGGCTCAGCACGGTGATCGCCTGGGCCAGCAGCGTGGTAGTCGCGGGCGGGGTGCCGGTCAGGCCGATCCGGGGGATCCCGTAGGCCGCCCCGGCCGGGGGAACCTGGATGGTAGAGAGCACCGACCAGGCTGACGGGGTCACTGCCTCGGCCGGGGCCGAGGTGGACAGGTAACTGCCGGCGGAGTTGTACCAGTCAAAGCCGATGGTGACCTGGCCGGCAGAGGTGAAGGCGATGGCTGAGACCAGGTACGGCAGGCCCGGGATGACCGGTACCTGGCCCTGCCCGGTGGTGCCCTCGATCGACGGGGTCGCGCCGGTCCCGGACGGCGTCAGCTGGGCCGCCCAGGGGTAGGGCGCCCCGGCGGGCTGCACAGCCGCCAGCGTGCCGTTGAAGCCCGTCCAGCCGGTCAGCGCTCCCCCGGCGAAGTAGGGATTGAAGTTGGCGGCCCCGCCGACGGCCAGGTTCTTCGCGGTGATGGTCCCGGCCGCGATCTGGCTGGAGGTGATGGTCCCGGCGGCGATCTGGGCGGCAGTGATGGTGTTCGCGGCGATAAGCGCCGCGGTGATCGTGTTAGCCGCGATATTGCTGGCAGTGATGGTCCCGGCTGCGATGTTGCCGCCCGTGATCGTGGCCGCCGCGATCTGGGTGGCCGTGATCGTGCCGGCCGCGATCTGCGCCGCGGTGATGGTGTTGGCCGCGATCAGCGCGGCGGTAACCGAGCCTGCCGCGATGGCCCCGGTGCCGTACTGGAAGGGATTCCAGCTGGCACCGTCAAACTGGTTGAGCTTGAAGCCGTTCCCGGCGTCGTACCAGAGGTCGCCGGCCACCGCCCCGGTCGGCTGGTCCGGTCCCACGGTGGTGGTGATCCCGCCGATGTCCCGGGCAGTGAAGTCAATGTTCGAGGTGCCGATAGAGTCCGGGGCGATCGCCTGGCCGCCGAACTGGTAGGCCACCCAGTCCGTGCCGTTCCACTGCTTCAGGACGTACTCGTCACTGGCATCGAACCACAGGTCACCGATGGCAGGGCTGGCCGGCTCGGCCGCCCGGATGGAGACGCTGACCCCGCCGATGTCAGCGGCGGTGAAGTCCACCTGGGTCGCGCCGATGGTCGGCGCGCTGGACAGCTGGGCGCCGGTCAGGCTGCCCGGCTGGATGGCCTCGGCCCCGAACTGGTACGGCACCCAGGAGTTGCCGTTCCAGATGGACATCAGGTTGCCGGCGCTCGGGTTGAACCAGATGTCCCCGAAGACCGGGTCGCGGGGCTGGGTAGTGCCGGTGGTGATCTTCACCCCGCCGATATCGGTCACGCTGAAGGCGACCTGCTGGGCGGTGATCCCGGCGTGCGGGGCGATCTGGGCCGTGGTGATGGACCCGGGCTGGATCTTGGCCGCGGTGACCGCCCCGTCGGCCAGGGCCGTGGTCCCGAACTGGCAGGAAACCCACGAGGTGCCGCCCCAGCGGAACAGCTCATTGCCGGCCGAGGAGTTCATCCACAGGTCCCCGGTGGCAGGGCTGGCCGGGGGCGTCGGGGACACCACGATGACGGCGGCCTCACCGGGGGTCCCGCCGCCGCCCTCGAACTGGTCCGGGTCCGAGGCGACGATCGCCGCGAACGTCCACATGCCGAGGTCCTGGGCCAGCAGCCAGGTCTCGCCGGGCTTCGGCAGCGGCCCCTTAGATCGCTGCACCAGCATCGGCACCTGGGTCTGGGTGTTCTGCCGGTCGGTGGTCAGCGCAGTCTGGCCATCCTCGCTGACGGAGTTGACCGTGACCAGCTTGGCGATGAAGCCGACCGAGTTGGTGGCCTTGTTGACCGCGGTCTTGGCGCCCGCCATCACGATCCCCCGGTTCCCAGGCCCGGAACGGGCAGGTTGGTGCCGGAAGTCAGGCCGCCGGCCACCGGCAGGCCGATGAGCTGGCCGCCGGACCTGTTGCCCTTGCCCGGCAGCCGCGCCGGCGCGGCGATGTTGATGCTGGTGCTGAAGAAGCCGCCCTGGCCCATCTTGAAGCTGTGCGTGACGGTGGTGACATAGGCCTGGAACCCGAAGGCCGGGATCTGCGCCAGCATCCCCGGCCACAGCTCGGGCATGAAGGTGATCGGGATGTCAGCCGAGTACTGGTAGGCCCAGCTCCGCATGAACAGGAACAGCGCGCTGAAGAACTCGCCCTGCGGGCCGATCACGCCGGGCAGCTGCTGGAGGTCGGGCCGGGCGCCGAAGCGCTTGTAGATGTAGCTGATGAACTTCTGGGCCTGGGCCTTGGTCGGCTCCAGCCCGAACAGCGCGTACATGATCGCCGGGATGTCGATGCTCGCGATCCCGCTGGTGGTCATGGCGAAGATCACGTCGATCGGCAGGGTCTGCCCGGTGCCGGGGATGGTGATGCCCGAGGTCTGCCCGGTGCCCAGGTCGATCTGCTGGGCCGGAGGGGCCACTGTGTACTGGTGGGTAACCAGGTTGGTGTCATCCCAGTAGACCGTGAAGTCCTGTAGCTCGATCGGCTCGATCCGCATGATCGCCGCGGTGCCCCAGATCCCGTAATAGTCCGGGAACCAGGCGATCAGGTCCCCGTTGGGCGCCGAGCAGTAGCTGCGCATGGTCGCGCCGAACAGGTTCTTGATGTAGGGCAGCAGCGGCTGGTCATTCAGCAGCGCCCGCGGACCGGTGAAGACGGCCGAGATCTGCGCCGCCTCCTCGTCGAAGACCGGGAACCACGGGTTGTCCCCGAACAGCTTGTCGAACTTGTCATTGGGGTTGAACCAGGGCTCCTGGCTGGCGGTGGACAGCTGGAGCCCGGATGCCGCACTGCCACCCCCGCCGCTGCCAGAGGACAGCTGTCCGCCGGTCGGCGGCTTCTTGTACGGCGGGGCCTTCCCGCTGAAGCCGGAGTAGTCGATCCCCGGCATCAGGCCCGCGCAGTTCCAGTAGCTGGCGCTGTTCTCCACCACGCCGGCGAAGGTGCCCGAGTGATGCGCGCCGACCGTGTGCCTGCCGGTGCCGCAGCTGACCTCGACATGCGGCGCGGCCCCGGGCGGGCCCATGAACATCAGCGCGCCCGGGATGTTCATGCCCTCCTCGGCACTGATGATCCGGCCGGACGACTGGCACCAGGCACTCTGGTCCTGGCTGGTCCGCGGGCAGCCGGCCAGCCTGCCCAGCGTGTGGTACCGGGCCCACTGGACGAAGCTGGAGCAGTCCAGCAGCTTGGGATGCGAGCTGTCCGGCGGGGAGTCGCCGCCCTCCTGGTAAGGGATCTTGAAGGACTCGGTGACCCCGAGCGCGACCCCGAGGAAGTCGGTGGCGGTCGCCTTGCCGGCCTTGCCCGCGGCCGAGGTCTGGCTGAAGCCCGGAGAGTTGCCCAGGGAACTGGCCCCCTGGCCGTTAGCCAGGATGTTGACGATCTGCGTGCCGAAGTCCGCGAACTTCTGGTAGTTCGATCCGTTCGCGGTGGCGCTGCGCTGCACCGTCTGAGCCTCCATGCCCAGGCTCATCGAGTTGCGGTTCTTGATCGCCAGCAGCCGCGAGTAGAACTCCCGGAAGGCATGCGTGGGATTCATGATCTGGGCCAGGGTGCCCCAGCCCATCCCGGTCTCCTGCTGGAGCACGCCATGGCTGCTGCCGGTGCCGCCCGGCAGGTTGCGCAGGCCGGACTCATCCATCCCGGCCATGATCCCGACGACGGCATCCCTGGTCGTGCCGCCCATCTGCATCACGATGTTGTAGGCCAGGACGGCCATGTTGGCCTGATCCTGGTCGATGTGATAGCCGCCGTAGGTCCCGGCCTTCAGCGCGCCGCTGGGCACGGTCTGGCCGCCGCCCGTGGTGCCGCCGACAGTGCCTCCGGCGCCGAGCGTGGCATAGAACTGCTGGGCCAGCTGGTCGGCCTCGGCCGTCTCGGACTCCACGGCCTTGGCAATCTTGTAGGCCCAGGTCATCCAGCTCTGCGGGATGCCGGCGATGTGCACCTTGCTGGCCGGCCAGCCGACCACATTCTGGAGGATGGTCAGCACGGCGTTGGTGACCCCGCCATCGTCGGGGTTCTTCACCGCGGCCATCGCCTGGGCGACCATGTTCTGGCTGGCCGCCAGTCCCGGGTCCCAGTACCACATCTGGAGTCGCTTCAGCGAGCAGCTCGCGTTCATCTTGACCGTGCTGGGCCAGGCCGTCACCAGGGGCACCTGGTTGAGGTAGCCGGTGAACACCCGCAGCCAGCTGACCCGCTTCATCATCACGATGATCCGGTCGTTGGGGGTGAAGACCCCGTCATACTTCCGGCGCGGATTCATCAGGCTGAAGTTGAAGGTCGAGACCCCGTCCGACCGGCGGACCAGGTTGCCCTGAGTCAGGTCGTCCGAAATGTCAATGATTCCATTGTCCTGGGTGGACACGTACACTTTTATGCCGGGGGAGTAAAGAAACACTGCCATGTCAGAACTCCGCCACCGCGTGCTGGACGGGCGCCCCGCCGACGGGCGCCGGGGGCGGCGGCACAGGCGGAACCGGGCTCGGCGCCGGGCCGCCGGGCGGGATTACATGGGTGTAGGTCTGCGGGATCTTGGTGCCCTGGAGCTGGGTGCCGAACGGGTAGAAGTACTTGATCGCCGGATCGCTCGCGAACGCCGACCACTTGTTGACCACCGTGCTGACCGGCGGGGTAGGGTCCTGCTGGCTCGGGCCGAATGCGGCCTCGAACAGGATGGTCGGGGTGAACATCATCATCCCGGTGTGCGCGCCCCACTGGTAGCCCCGGAGCGGCACGCCGCGCTGGTAGAAGTCACGTCGCGGCACGCTGACCGTCATGTACGGGTAGGCAGTCCGGACGATGTTGGGGTCCAGGGCCCACTGCGCGTAGGCGGACAGCCAGTTGGTGAAGTGCGCCCGCTCGCCCCAGTCCCTCAGCAGCACCTGGACGGCGAACTGCTGGTTAGCCGTCTTGTGCGGGTAATACGACCGGTGGATCCGGGCCACGTCCTCGGCCGCCACCATCTGCACGCCGAAGGCCAGGTCCCCGGCCCGCACCCGGTAGGTGTGCCGGGTCCCCGAGCGGGTGTAGCCCAGGATGCAGTTCAGCCCGGACCTAGCCATCGCCGCTCACCCGCCCGGCGTCCAGGTCCAGGTCATCGGTCACGGCCGAGGCCGCGGCATCCGGGCCGTAGACGGGCACCTGAAGGGCCTCCAGCTCGGCCGGGGTGATGTCATGCACCAGCCGGTACCGGGTCATGCCGAAGCCGAACATCGGCACCATCACGTCCTCGCCTGCCGCGACGGGCATCGAGATCGGGACATCGGAGCCCCAGACGGGGCGGTCAGTAACAGCCATCACTGCTTCCGGGGTCAGTGCGGGTGCGGGATGCCGCCCTCGCCGCCGCCGCCTCCCGGTCCCTTGCGCGGCGGGGGCTTCCCCAGGAGCGTTCCGGTGGCCTGGCCGTTGTACTGCGTGAAGTGCCAGCCGATCCCGGCCGAGATCCGGGCCATGTAGGCACTGATCGCGTCGTAGGCCTTCTGGCTGAACACGCCATTCGAGCTGCCCGCCTTGACCAGGGCGGTGCTGGCCTCCTGGACGATGAACAGGGTCAGGGTGTAGCGCTGGTTCAGCTTGCCCGGGGTCATGATCACCGAGCTGCCGCCGTCGGGGTCGGTGAGCGCCTTGACATAGACCTGGAAGCGCCAGTTCTTCGGCGGGTAGCTGAAGATCGCCGGCCGGTGCATGACGGCCTGCCTCGTCGCGTCCCGCGACTGGAACTCCATGATCGAGGTGATCACGTCCAGGAACTGGCTGGCTTGCTGCCAGCTCTCACCGTGGCGGCGGTCCCGGTGATCCTGGCCCAGGCTTCCGGTGATGGTCATGTCATCGAGATAGGCGCCCAGGACCTGGATCACCCGGCCGCCGATCGTCTCGGTGACATTGGTGAGCTTTGTAATAGAACCTGCCAGTTCCAGCTGATATTTTCAGGATCAAGCCTGAAGGCAATAGCAGGTCCCCCGGGATATCCGAGGGTGGCAGTTCCCATCACGCACCACCTCCTCTCGCTGCTCGGGCGCGGGCCAGCTGCGCCAGGGACTCGGGAGTCTGATCGAACTTCTTGTGGCACGAGCGGCAGAGCCTCAGGTAGTCCCCGGGGTTCTCCGGGTCGAGCCGGAACGGCACCGCGGGGCCGCCGGGGTAGCCCAGGGTTGCCGTGCCCAACATGCCTCCCTCGCCTCATACCTTCCGGGGGCCGGAGCCGATAGCACATTAGTAAGAAACCCTGTTATGATGTACTCATGAGCAGAGCCAGGCACCGCAGTGGCAGGGAGAAGGATCTCGGCTGGATGACCGGCATCGCCAGCGTGACCGGCGGGGTGTGCCTCCTGGTGCCGGCCGTGGCCGAGGCCCTCCGGTACTCGCCTTACGAGAACCCCGGAGCGGGCACGGCCGCGCTGCTGCTGTTCATCTGCTTCCTGGTCCTCACCGGGCTGCCGGCACTGTTCCTGGCCATCCGGGTCTTCGGCGCGATCGTCCGCCAGCACGCCCGGCTGGTCAGTCACCTGACCCCGGGCCAGCGGATCCTGCTCTACTGGAGCGAGTTCGCCGGGCTGCTCGTCGCGCACGAGATCTTCCGGCACCGCAACCGCGAGACCAGCGAGCGGCTGACCGCCAGCGTGATGGGCGAGACGCCCGAGAACCCCTCGCAGGAGGATTAATGCACGAGCACGGGAACGGGCAGCTGGCCAGCCTGCTGGATAAGACCTGCGCGCGCTGCGGGAGGCAGTTCGTGTCGAGCGCGCTGAGCGCGCTGCCGGACCTGTGCTTCCTGTGCTTCCTGAATACCATCCCGGAATCATGATCGGGAACCTGCGCGTGGTCGTGACCGGCACGCCCGGCTACGACGACGGCATCTCCCTGGGCGCCGCGCTGGACGCGCTGTTCGACAAGGCACCGCTGAACGGGCTGATGATCGTGGTATCCGGGCACGAGAACTGCGCCGGGCCCGAGGGGATCGCCCGCGAGTGGGCGAAGATGATGATCGACGACGGGATGCCCGTCGGCCTGGAGGACTGGTCGGGGGATGACCTGCCCTCCCGGCCGGCCCGCGGGCTGCTGGCCATCCGGCCGGGGGATGAGCCGGGACGGCTGCAAGAGCAGGCAATGCTGCTGGGCCGGTACGGGATCCCGCTGGAGATCATCACTCAGGGCCGCGCCCTCGGGCTGCCCGAGAGCATGATCGGCAGCGAGCCCGGCGGGCATGTCCTGCACCAGGTCATACGCCGCAGTCTGCGTGAGTCGTCCAGTCCGACCAGTCAGTCCCGTCCCGGCTCAGGGCTACCGCATCGCGAGCGTTAGCCAGGGGATCCCGGCTGATCACGATCGTGGTGCTGCCCGCTTGCATGCCGGCGTTCCCGGCGTTGATCTGCCACAGGCCCCAGTCATCGGTCGGGCTGATCTTCGACGGCACGTCGGAGGACTCATGCCAGGCGATGCACTCGGCGGTCGCCTCGGCAGCTCTCGATCCCCCGGCCGCAAGCCAGTAGGCTCCGACCTGAGCGGGGCTGAGAGCCCCCGAGACGACGGCGGCACCTGTAGGTGCTGACGGGCTGCTGCCGGCGTCCTGACGGGCCGCTGAGGCCTCACGCGCGGCCTTCCTGGCCGCAGCCCTCCGGGCGGCCAGGCGGGCTGCCCTGAGCTTCGAGGCCCGGATAGCAGAGAGCCGCTCGGCATGCTGTAGCCGGGCGGCATAGCGGGCGCCGGGTACCGAGCCCGCGTAGTCAGTGACGGGGGAGCTGAGCTGGCCGGCGGCGACCGGGCGCGCCGCGGACGACCCGTCCGGGAACACCACCAGGAGCACCGCGGCGACGGCGAGGAGCGCCAGGATAATGGCCCTCGCTCTCCAGCTTATGCGTGGGAGCACGATTCTCCAGACCTCGGAGCAGCGCCCTCGGGGCGGCACGTAATAGCCCGTGCCCTAGGCGCCCGTCACCCGGAAAGCTATCCGGGCAACCCTTCCGTGGCAGGGGATTCGCAGCTTTACCTGGATGCCTGGGAAGGCCAGGGATTGGCGGGGGCCGAGCTGGTAGCAGCCGCTTCGTCGTAATTGTCCGGTAGCAGCTTGAGCAGCTTCTGGGCGTCATTCGTCAGGCCCACCGTAACGGCCCGGCCACCGCCGGCCGGAGTGACAGAAGTGCCAGGATGAGACTTCTGGAACTGTGCGAGAGTGGTGCCCAGCTTCGCCGGGTCCTTCCGCTTCTCCTCCTGCGCGGTCTGAGCCCCCGAGTTGATCAGTCCGTGGGTAATGGCGGAGGTATCCCCGATCGCCGCTCCCTTCGAGTTATAGAACTCGACCTGCCCGGCCTCCAGCTCATTGGGGTAGTAGCGCATGGCATCGGCCAGCGACATCACCCGGGATCCGCTCGCGGTATTCACCCGGACAGAAGTCCCCGAGCCGGTGTTCTGGAGCAGTGCCTCCAGCACCGGGCTGCGCTGCCCGGCGGCGCGCGAGTTGCGCAGATAGGCCTGGGCAGCAGCCGGGTTGCCGGCGGCCAGGACCTGCTGCCAGCTGCGCCCGGAGGCAGATGGCCCGGCATAGCGGCTGAGAACACTCCCCATCGCGCCCGTTCCGCTCTGCGCCAGGCCGTAGCGGCCGGTGGGCGCGCCGTGCTGACCCGGGCGGACATTCGCTCCGCCCGGGGTGCCCAGAGCCGAGTTGTGCGAGGCCTCATTCACCCCGGCCGACTGGCTGACGATCCACTGGAAGGCCTGGTCCGGGGTCATGCTGACCCCGGTCAGACCGGAGATCTCCTGAGCCCACAGCTGCTCGTTTATATTGCCCTTCAGCTGCCACTCGTTCAGGAACTGCTGGGCCACCTGGTCGCGCAGCGTCGGGTTCGACATGATCGACCTGCCGCCGCCGACGCCGGAGATCATCTGCCGCAGCGAGGCCTGCATCTGCGGGGTCATCAGGCCGCCCGAGGTCAGGAACTGCATGTTCTGCCCGGCCAGCATCCGGTTGTAGGCCTGCGGGTTGTTCCGGGCGGTGAACTGAAGCTGAGACGGGGTCAGCCCGGACATGCCGCTCAGCAGGTACTGGCGCGCGCTCGACAGCTCGCCGCTGAAGTTCACGTTCGAGAACTGCTTGCCCATCGAGGCCTGCATCGAGGCGATCCCGCCGGCGATCGCCGGCGCCCCGGCACCGGCACCCATCTGCTGAGCACCCTGGAAGTAGGCGGTGAACTGCTGCCGGGCAATGTTGGCATTGTCCCCGGCCTGGCCGGCCGAGTCCGACACCGACTTGAGCGCGTCGGCCACGTTCTTCAGGTTGGTGACCGCGTTCTGGCTGGCCACCTGAAGGACCTGAACCGACTGATTAACGTCCATGCCGGCCGAGGTGTAGTTGTGGTAGATGAAGTCCAGGGCGCTCTGCCGGTTCTGCATCTGGCCGGACTCGCCCACGGCGGCCTGGTTGAAGCCCATGTTGGTGACCGCCCCGAAGGCGGCCGACGCGGCGCCCTCGGGCATCCGGCCGAACATGGAGGCGCCGTAGGCCAGGGCGTGCAGCCTCTCGGTCTGGGCCCCGAGATTGCCGCCGCCCTCAACCTCCTGGTACTGGCGCCCGGCCTCACGCTGGCTCAGGTAGAAGTTGGCGATCCCGCCGATGGCGTCTGCTCCCAGGCCGATGACCGGAAGGCCGCGCAGCGTCCGTCCGATGCTCCCGGAACCGCCGCCGGACATGGCCAGCCGGGCACCGACCTGCTGGAGCACCGCCGCGCCCATGAGGTTCCCGCCGCCGGCTGCCGGCCCGCCGCGGGCCCCGGCCCCCCACAGCAGCGCAGGCAGCCCGGTGCGGGGCTGCGGCCGGGGCGGCACGGGAGCATTCGGGGCCGGGGCCCCGGTGGCAGCGGCCCCGGCGGCGGCAGCCGCGGCAGCTCCCGAGCCCGCCGGAGCCGCAGTCGATGTGGGCGTGCCCGCCGGGGTGCCGCCGGGCATCCCGGCAGGCATGGACGCCCCGGCTCCCTGCTGCGGCTGCTGCCGGGGAGTCTCGTACAGGGGCATCCCGGCGACCCACTGGCCGAGCTGCTGGACGCCGAAGGCCCGCAGATTCTCCATGCTCGACAGCGCGCCCATCGGAGACACCTGGGTCTGCCGGGTGCCGTGCAGGCTGCCGCCCGCGCCCGCCACCGACTGGAGCACGTCCTGGCGCAGCTGCGGCTGGCCGGCCATCTGGAAGCGCGACTGCGCGTTGAGCGTGCGCTCCATCATGGCGATCTGGGTCGAGACCACCCGGGTCAGCGAGTCCATGCGGCCGACCAGGACCTGGATGCCCTGGGTCAGCTGGGCTCCGGGGTCCTGGCTGACCGACTGGTCCGGCTGTCCGCCCGGGAACGGGATCGTCATGCTGCCTCCTGCACCTTCCGGGGCTAGCCGAAGTCGGAGTCGCAGGCCATAAAGCCGAGCGGGTCGGTGCCCAGATCCCGGACGCTGTCAATGCCAATCCGGCGTCGGAACCAGAAGGCCCGGACACGCTCGCGATCATCGTCAGGCAGCCGGCAGGTATCTAGACTCTGGCAGGCCAGGTGATCGCAGGAGTTGTAGCTCATACCTGGTCTATACGCAGGAAGAGACCAGTTACCCCACGCGGCGTGAGGTCACGATCGGGTTACGTCCATTCCGGGTCAGGCAGGCCCCGGGACAGGTCAGGCATCACCGGATCGGGCTCCTCGCGCACGGAGACGCGAGATGCCGCGGCGGCCATCATCTCCAGGTCGCGCTCGAACGAGTCCGGGGTGGCATCCTCCAGCCGGAAGCCGGTCATGTCGGCATCTGCCGCCGGGAACGCGGCCTCGCCGGCATCTCCGTCGCTGAAGTGCTCCGGGAAGGCCTCGGCCGGGTGCAGGTAGCCGGCGGATACCGCGGCGGCCCTGGCCTGGTCCCGGCGGCTGCGCAAGGCGCCCTGGCCGTCCAGGAAGTACAGGACATCCAGGGCTGCCACCGATGCGGCGGGCAGGTCCCTCCCGGTCAGGAGACCGCGATCGCGGGCGATCCTGAGCTGGCGCTCGACCCAGGGGTCACAAGCACCTCCGGGCCCGATGCTTTTCCCAGGCCGTCCATGACCTCCCGCTGGCGGGCCTCCAGCTGGAGGTATCCGTCGAAGATCGCGTCCACCGTCGGCGGGTACCAGCGCTGAGCGTAGTTGAACCGCTGGATCGCCCACCGGTTCGGCCGGGCCGGGTCCTCGCCCAGCGGCACCGGCATGTCCTCGCCGTCGATGGACTGAACGCACAGGCCCGCGGTGGCTGTGGCGTAGGCCTTCATGCCGCCCATGCCGCCCTCGAAGGCCTTGACCAGCTCAGCGACCAGCAGCTCCTCGCGGGTGCTGAGGGTCCGGATGCGGATGGAATGGCCGCACCAGCTGAACGAGGCGTGCAGCTCCCCCATCGTGAGCAGGCCCACCAGGTCGGCACGCCAGCTCTCGGTATCCGGTTCCTCGACCTCGATCCCGACGAGGCCCCGGCCGCCCTGGACGGTGCTGGCGGCCGGGACATCCTCCGTCGGGAACTCAGGAGCCGGGATCTCCTGATCTGTCATCATGCCTCAGCGCTCTCCTCAGGGGCCTCGGGAACCTCGGTGATGACTTCACTGCCCGTGAAGATCACCGTGGCCCGCTGGCCATTGCAGGTGATATCGCACTCGATGTAGTCCTGCGGGGTGCGCCGGGCATCGACCTCGATCTTGATATCGCTCCTCACCGCGGCCCCCTTGACCGGCGTGCCTGGGCACGCTGCCGTGCCCGGAGAGCATCCAGCTCTGAGCTGGCCCTCCGGGCAGGAGCGGGCACCCCGGCGGGCGCCTGCTCAGGCGGGTCGCTGACGGTGACGGTGGCGGAGCCGGTCAGCACCTGATCCGGCCCCGATACCGTCACGTCGATCTGAAGGAGGGTCACGCGGCCGGGGGCGTCCCGACCGTGCCGGTGAACACGGCGGTGCCGGGCTCGTTCTGGGTCTGGGTGAAGGGGTCCCCGAACGTGTCCGAGACCGCGACCGGCAGCGGCGCCGCGGGGGTGCCGCCCACGGTCACGTCCACCGAGCCCGTGGCGGCCGAGCCGTCCGGGCTGGTGACCTGGGCAGTGACCGTCAGGGTCGTGCCCGGGTTGTCGGGGTCGGGGTACTCCACCGTGACGGTGATCGGGTCACCGGGGTTGTAGTTGGCCTGGTCAGTCGTGACAACGACCTGAGGTGGGGTGCTCAAAACGGCTCCTCCCGGAAGGGGGCATGGTTCTCACACCTTCCGGGGGCAGGCCCGGGGTCAGGGTGCCGCGGGAGCCCCTGCGGCCTCCCAGGCCTTCATGACCTCATCGGGGAGCCGGCCCTTCTCGCCCAGCCACGGGAATCCGTTCTTCTGCGCCCAGGCGCGGGCATTGGCCGTGTCTCGGCGGCGCGCGGCCGTCCGGGGGCCGGGCCGGGGAGCCCGGGAGGAAGGGACCCTGCGGGCCGCGGCGATAAAAGGATCGATGTCCTGCCGCAGGCGGCGGGCGTTCCTCGCGCTGAGGTCGATCTCGAAATGGCTGCCCTGGTAGCCGAACGAGATGGTCTCATCGGCCCGGACCTCCCGGGCCGGACACTCCGCGGCGGCCAGGTCGTCAAGCAGGATGATCTCGGTGCGCTGGGCCACGTTCATTCCTTAGCTACGGAAATTGGTCGTAAGGAACAGTAACATGACCATCCGAATGGAATGAAACGCCATCAGCCGCTGAACTTATTACTGTTCAGCGGGAGATAGTGGGTATAGGCGAATGTAATGCCCTTAGTAACGGCAAGTGCGCCTACGGTAACGGTCTCCCCGTCGTTGATGTCCACCACGGTGACGTTCTGGTAGGCCTTGCCGCGCCACTTGCCGGGCTGGTTCTCGGTCCCCGGCGGCTTGATGACCATCGAGGCCGTGACGTAGTTGGGGTCAGCAGCCAGGCGCTTGAAGATGTCCACCATGTTCCAGGTGCCGGCCAGCCCGGCCAGCTGCCACCACACCGGCTGGTTCCACAGCTCCCGGATGGTGATCATCACCGTGCCGCCGCTGATCACGCGCGATGTGGCGATCTCAGCCGGGCGCTCCCACCCGATCGGCTGGATGAACTGGTACGGCTGGCCGATGTCACTAAAAGCTCGTTGACCTGAGTCCTCCCAGGTAACCAGCCCTCACAGTAAGCGATGGGCTTCTTGTTATAACTGAGCACTGTGTACCCGGAACCGACCACCCTCGCCTTAGTGAGCGCCAAAATCACCACCCCCTCTCGGGTCGATCGCCGTGACCTACCAGGCTTCGCAGCATGCTTGCCTGGTGAACATCAGCGAGTACGAGCAGATCCTGCGAAGCGGGCAGCTCGAACATCTCCCTGAGCTGGACCGCTGGTACTGGGGCAAGGTGACGATCATCGACGATGACCGCTCTTGCTGGGAGTTCCGGGAAGCCCGTCGGAAGCGGCACGCTGCCGACTACGGCACGGTCAGCATGGTCAACCCAGCGACTCCCCACGAGCGCCGGAAGTCCGGAGGGAAGCTGACTCAGCCGCAGATCGACGAGATCCGGCGCCTGAGAATGGAGCACGTAAGCATCACCGAGCTGGGCCGGCGCTTCGGCGTGCATCACTCGAACATCTCGGTGGTCTGCCGGGACCTGCCGAAGGTCCGGGCTCCTCGCGGGCATCATTACTGACCTCACGCCCCGGTCGCGGATGCGTTCTGCTGCGACTGGGCAGCCACCAGGCCCGTGGACAGGTCAACCGACATCTGCACCGTGATGTAGTTCAGGGGAGCCGCCGGCAGGTACTGGAAGGTGACCGAGATCACCGTCGGGTTGCCGCTCGGGTAGGTCTGCTGGGCCACCGACAGGTTGGTGTAGTCCACGATCACGTTATTGCTGACCGCGCCCTCCAGGACGCCGAGCATGGCCTCCTGGACGGTAGTGACGGTGTTGGCGGTGATCGGGGTGCCGATCAGGCCCGATCCCTGAAGTCCCTGCCGCACGGCGACCAGGAGCGTGTCCGACTGGCGGACCATCGAGATCTCCTGGAAGTTCAGGGCGCTCATGTCGGTGGTGAGGCCCTGGCGGCAGATCAGCGCGCCGCTGTAGCTGATGAAGCAGATGCTCACGCCCGACGCTGCCAGGTTGTTCATGAAGGCGCTGGTCATCTGGGCCATCTCGGCCTGAGTCAGGCCGGCGAAGCCCTGGACGGGCTGGTTGGTCAGTCCGGTGTTGACCGGGAGCGAGGTCAGGATCGCGGCAAGCGCTACCGCCAGGTAGCAGCCCGAGGCCTGGAAGACCTGGCCGGTGATGCTGTTGAACATCAGCACGACCTCGGGATAGGCCAGGATCGTGCGCCGGCTGGCGATATTGGAGGCCAGCGTCGGGATCGACTCGTCGCTCTCGGAGTAGTTCCTGGGCAGGCCCAGGAAGCCGATCCGCGGGAAGCCGTCGTTGTAGGCGCTCCACATGGCCGAGTCGAGCCCGGAGGCCAGGCTGGACACCAGCGCGGCCACGGTTCCGGAGTTGACAGTCAGGTCATCGGTGAATACCGGCACGATGACTGTCGCAGCCGAGGTAGTGGCCAGCTTGGCGTAGGCCGCGCTGAACTGCTCGGGCAGGCCGCCGTCGCCGGGGTTGAGCGCCACGCAGATCAGCGTCGTCGCGCCGTTCCCGAAGGCCACCAGCGCTGCCGCGGCAAGCGGGTTATCCACCTGGCTGGCGTTCGGCATGACCGGGGCGACCGACAGGAATGCCTGGCCGTAGGCGTTGACCACCGACTGGTAGTCGGTGAAGACCTGCGGCTGGTAGTAGCTCGCGTCAGCATAGTTGTAGGTGACCTGCACCTGCTGGCCGTCGCTGACCGCGGTCGAGCTGGAGACCCGGGTGATGGTGGTGACGGCCAGGCCCGGGTCGCCCGAGGGGTCGGTGACCGTGGCCAGGCTGTAGTCCACGCCCGGGGTCAGGATCGTGCCGTCCAGCAGGCTCGCTACCGGGGCGCCGATCGCCGGCGGCCCGGAGACCGGGGTGGTGAACACGCCCTTGTAGGTCAGTGGCCGGGCAGTGGCGGCCGAGATCAGCAGGCCGTCCACCGCGGTGCGGTAGCCGAGCGCCGGGCCCACCAGGGTGAGCACCTGGGAGGGCACCAGAGTCGGCACCACGATCGGGGTGCTGACATCCTCGACATACACGCCCGGCGGCTGGTACGTCGTGAACGACGGGATCGACACGGGCCCTCCTTCGCCTCGCTCCTTCCGGGGCTAGCTGATGATGTCGATGATCGAGGACTGATCGGGGAGGCCCTCTGGCGTGGCGACCACCCGGATCTCGGTCAGGTCCACCAGCTCAGTGGTGTTCGGGTCGGAGACGAACTCGCCCAGGACCTGGATCGCGAAGCCGCGCTCGTAGATCACGTCCATCGTGTTCCAGGGCGTGCCGGGAGCTGCTGCGGGCGGCCGGTCCTCCACCGAGTCAAAGGACCAGACGCTGGCCACCAGCGGCGCGGCCTCGACCACCTGACGGAACTTCGACGGGAACTCGGACTGGGCCGCGAACGCCGTCATCGCGATCAGCTGGTCATAGATCATGTCCCGCTCGTTCGAGGACAGCGCGACCACGGTGAAGGTGACATGCCCGGCGAAGCGCCAGCGGGCGTAGGCATTGTCCTGCTCATCCAGCTCGGTGTAGGCGATGCCGACCGTACGCAGCTCGCTGCCCTCGTAATCCACCCAGACAGCCGGGTAGCGGGCCTCATCCACCGGGTACTCGACCGAGACGAACACCTGCTGCTGGCCGCCTGCGGCATCCGGAGCCGGGTAGCGAGCCAGGAACGACTGATCGATAGCCTCGACAGCCGTGGTCTTGATCGTCCGGAGGAAGCCGCTCACGCTCCTTCCGGGGCCGGCCCGGAAGGCCTCAGAAGCGCGAGCGCCAGCTGCGATCGGCCGCGTAGATGCGGACCGGGACAATACCCGCGCGCTGCGAGGCCAGAGTCATCGCGTGATTCAGGAACAGCCGCGGGGCCAGTCCAGGATGGCGCCAGCGGACGCCGGAATTGCCGCGGGCGATCGCTCCGCCTGACCGGCCCGGGGCGGTGTCCGGGCGGCCGGCCTCGCGCCTGCTGATGCGGCCCGGCGCGCCGGGATAGCTCGCCACCGTGGTAAAGGTCTCGTAGGTGCCGCCGGCCACCTTCCGGCGGACTGTCCTGCGGGCCCCGGGCTGCGCCGCCCGGCGGAAGATCAGGACCTGGGTCTTCCCGGACATGGTGATCCGGGTCTGGGCCCTCGGGTTCTTCTGACGCTCCTCGCCAGTCGGGTCATCGATCCACATCGGGATGGTCTTGCCGGCCAGGGCAAACATCGTGAACGGCGCGATGCCCTGCTCCTGGAACCACGCGTACTGGTCGGCCCAGCCCAGCCCGAAGAACCCGGATCCGTACAGCGGGAACAGCCGGCTGGCCGCCCGGCCGGACAGCTTCGGCATCAACCGGCGGGCCTCGCGTACCGCGCCGTTGGCCATCGAGCGGGCCCGCTTGCCGGACAGGCCTGACACCATCATGATCAGCCGGTCCGGGTGCGGGGAGATGATCATCTCCTGGGTCTCCAGCAGGCCGGGCATCAGCTCTCCGGCGGAAGCACGGACGGCGGCTGGTAGCTGCCCGAGGCCGCCGGCGGCGGAGTCTCCTGGGGGATCAGCGGCCCGTTCTGCTGCTCGATCCAGGCATAGCTCACCGGGATCCGGGTGTAGGTGCCGAGCGCGCGGGCCAGCCGGGCGTCATCCGGCGGGATCACGTAGGCGACCGACGCCCGCGGGTCCTCCAGGCTGGCGTTCAGCAGGTTGTAGGAGATCCCGGCGGTCTGCTGCCACGGGGTGGCGAACCCGGTCCGCAGGGTGACCCGGCCGGGCACGGCGAGCTGGTAGCGGCGGCCGTCGGAGCGGAACATGTAGTCCAGGGCGTGCGCCCGGAAGTCCGGCACGGTCTGGATGCCGACGGTGCCGGGATTGACCACTCCCTTGGCGCTGCGCTGGAGGTTCTGGTCGGTGTCGGTCAGGATCGCCGGGCGGACCAGCAGCGCGCGCACGCCAGGGACCTGCACCGCTCCGGCCGCGATGATCTGCGTGCCGTAGCACAGCGTGCACCGGTACTGGCTGCCCTGGCCGTAAGCGGCACTGATCTGCGCCTCCGGGCCGGTACCGTAATCGGGCTGGGCCGGGCTCAGCGGGATGACCCGGCCCGGCTCGAAGCATCGGGTGCAGCGCCGCGCCAGCCCCGCGTCCAGGTCCTCGGGCCGCCACAGCAGGCAGAACATGACCAGCTCCCCGTACTGCCACAGGGCCTGAGCATGCCGCTGGCGCTCCTGCTCGATCGCGAAGTGCTGGATATCGCGCTGCCAGGCCGGCTGCTCGCGGGGCGGGGACGGGGGCGGCGGCGGAGCCAGCCGGGCCTCCGCCGCGACCGACATCGAGGCCGAGGCCGACATGACCACCTGGGCCACCGTGTACGACGTGGGCGCCGCGCTGAGAGAGGCCTGGGCGCTCAGCGCGGCCTGGGCCAGGTCGTTACCCCGGGCGGTCGCCCGCAGCGTCATGGCGGCCAGCAGGGCAGCGCGGGCGGCCCTTGCCACGCCGGCGGTCGCGGCCAGCTGCGGACTGGCACTCAGGTGCGCTGCCGGGTGGGTCAGCGGGACGGCCGTGAGTCCCGGGACCGCGCTGAGATGTGCCGCCGCCTGGGCAGTCCGGCGTGCCGCCGCCAGGAGCGAGCCAGGCGCGCTCAGGTGGGCCGAGGAGAGGATGACGCGGCCCCCGGTAACGGTCAGCCTTCCCGGGGCGCTCAGGGCCGCTGAGGCCCGCTGGGAACGGAACCCGGCGGCCGTCAGGAGGGCGTGCGCGGCAAGCGCGGCAGCAGCCCGCTGGGTGACCCCGGCCGAGGCCCCGAGGGAGGCGGCAGCCTGGAGCGCGGACCTGGCCGAGCGGAGCACGATCGCCGGGGCCGCCAGCACCGGGGCGGCGGCCAGGTGCGCGACTGCCTGGGAGGTAGCGGCAGCCAGCGCGGGACTCGCGGTCAGGTGCGCGCTGACCCGGACCGTGACCAGCGGGCCGGCAGTCAGCGCCGGGGCCGCGGCCAGGGCCACGGTGACCGGGTGAGTGACCAGGGACCCGGCATGCAGGATCGGGCTGGCCGCCAGGCTGGCCGCGCCGGGCCGGTAGGTGCCGGCGGAGGCAGTCAGCTGCGAGCCGGCTGCCAGCACCGCGGCACCGGCCTGGCCGGGCACCAGCAGGACGGCCGCCGCGGACAGGACGGCTGCCTGGGCCGAGGCCGCCGCGCCCAGGACGGGAGCCGCAGCCAGGTGAGCCGAGGAGGGGTGAGTCACCACCGCAGCCGCCGTCAGCTGCGGCGCAGCGCGCAGGGTCACCGGCACCGTGGCGCTGGCAGACAGCACCGGGGCAGCCGAGAGCACGGCCTGAGCGCTCTTGATGACCCGGGCCGAGGCAGTCAGCCGGGGAGCGGCGGCCAGCGCGGTGCCGGTTCCGCCCACGCCCAGGGTCGCGGCAGCGGACAGGCTGGCGGAGCCGTGCTGGATGAACGAGGCGGCGGCATTCAGCCGGGCCTGGGCGCTGAGGGCAGCCGCGGCGTTGGACGTGCTCGATGCCGTGTTAAGGAAGACTCCGTAAAAGCCGCGGGAAGCGCTGGCCACCGGGATCAGGTCCCGTATACGTCATAGACGCTGCCGGTGCCCGGCGTGGTGTTCCCCCCGAAGCTCCCGGTGGCGTTCCCGTAGGTGTTGCACTGGACCCGGCTCTGGGTCGGCCCGGTGGTGCCGATGAAAACGCCGTAACGCTGGTGCGGGCTGCCATTCCGGTCATAGCTCTGGCACCCGGTCATCGAGATGTCAGTGAGTCCGGTGGCGATGTTGAATCCGTCATAGGTGGGGGATCCCGAGCCCAGCCCGGCCGAGTCGGACACGCACCCGGCCAGCAGCACCTTGCCGCTCTGGATCGAGAAATTGTGCTGCGTGGAATCCTCTGCCTGGCAGTTCACGAAGGCGGTCCGGGTGGACTGGATGTTGAAGCCGTTGGCGTGCGAGTTGTCAGACCGGACATTGTTGTAGGTCGTGTCGCCGCCCGCGGCATAGACGCCGTCCGAGCCTGAGCCCAGGATCTGCACGTCACTAAGGTAGCTGTCCACCAGTCCGCCGCCGTAGATGCCGTAGGTGCCGGCCTTCCCGATCCGCAGCCCGCTGACATGGGTGACGCGCACCGCGGTGTCGAAGTACAGCCCGGCGCCCCCGGAGTTCATGATCACCAGGTCCCTGATCTTGTGCACCGGGTCGGAATAGGTGAACGGGGTCTGGGTCACCTGCCCGTTGCAGTAGATCCCGTGCTCGGTTCCGCTGCCCGACCCGTTCAGCATCAGGTCGTGCACGGTGGTCATCTCGGTGTAGGTCTGGCCGGTCACGATCAGGGCCATGCCGGAGAACCCGGGCGATGCATTGACCTGGCAGCCGGCCCGGCCGAAGGCACCCCCGAGGTCCACCCAGGACTGGAGCTGGATCGGCGCGGTGAGATTGAAGTTATACCCCACCAGCAGGACCGATCCACCGCCGCCGGATGGCTTCGAGGAGCTGGTCTGGCCGGTGGCCGCTACTGCGCTGATGGCCGCGTTGATCACCGTCTGGTCGGAGGTGCCCGAGCACTGGTAAACATAAGTCCCGTCCGCCGCGGCGCGCTTCAGGCCCGCCGGGCAGTCTGACGAGTAGACAACCGCCATCCCGGGCATCAGGAGACCTCCTGCTCCGCGGCAGCAGGCGCGTTCTCATGATCCCGGCCGGTGGTCTCCCGGTACAGGTCGGCCATGATCTTGCGGGCCATCCTCGCCTCCAGGAGCGCCTCCCGGGCGGCCTTGTTGCTCTCGCGGCGGAACCACCCGATCGCCCGCGCCAGCGGCCGTCGGGCCAGGAAGGCGACGATGGCGGTGATGACGGCCTCCAGGGGCATCGCTCCGATGTTGCCGCCCACCCAGTCCCAGTAGCGATGCAGCATCGGACCCTCCCTGGGCAGCCTCACTCCTTCTGGGGCTGCACAGCAGAGAGCCCCCGGGCGGGGGGCTCCGGGGACTCTCCGTGTGCAGGTTCTCGGGGGCAGGACCTGCGATTACAGGTTACCCCCGGAGAGTGCTCCTTACCCGGAAACAGAAGCCCGGGCCATTTTGCCCGCTATCCGTTGTTGCTGCCCCACTGGCTGTTCCCGGATACCCAGTCCGTCTGCACGACAGCCTCCCCTCCGGCGATGCCGGTCGAGGTCAGGTAGGCCGGCACGCCCTTCGTGTTCGACCGGGTGGGGTTGACGAAGGACCAGCCGTCGATCACCCACTCGTGTCCGGTGATGTCGCAGTTCGACTCATGCCACATCGCCAGTCCGCTGGCCTGGTAGAGGCACCGCCCGTCCTGTGCCTGGACATCGACGATCTTGTCACCCGCGAACTCGCTGTTCATGCCCGAGCCGTTAGTGAACGGCTCACAGTCGCTGGTGTTGACGGTGTGGCAGCTAGTCCCGAAAACGCCCCAGCGCTGGTTGCTGCCGTTATTCGGATCGGTGATGACGGCGTTGCTACTGCCCTCGTCCAGGCACTTGCCGCCGCCCTTGGTGGCGCAGATCTGGAACTCGCCCAGGCCCGGCCCGATCATTCCGGCCGGGGAGATGACCGCGGGCGCCGCCGGGGCTGCGGTGCTCGCGGACGCGGCCACGGCCGGGACCGCGGCAAGAGCGACGACGGCCAGCACGGCCGCCAGGATCCGGGAGAGACTCTTAGCTAGGTTCATAGCTAAAACCTTAGTCCGGCAGCAGCTCCAGGTCCATCTCCCCGTCGGCGCCGATGATGGCCCGGTACCGGCCGGTCTGGCCACCAGGCGGCCCGCCCATGGCCCCGGCCTGCTCATGGATGGTGCACGAGAACAGGTCCCCCAGCCGGTCGCGCAGCGGGTGCTTGATCGTCCAGGAATCAGCGCCGAAGACCACGATGTGATCGGTCTCGCGATCGCCCAGGATCTCCCGGGCGGCGTACTTGCGGGGACATGCCGGAGCCAGGCAGGCGATCGCCCCGCCGGGCGTCAGGTGCAGGGTCTCTCCGCAGCCCATCGGGCAGTAGGCGCCGATGATGTCTCGGATCTGGGTCATGCAGGGATCCTAGCTAACAGGCTAGATGTTGTTATCCCAGCCGCGGTTAATCTGGTCCGCCGGCCGCGGGGCCCCGGTAGCCAGCACATCCCACAGGACTCCGGGATCCTCGCTGTTCTTCAGGGTCACCCGGTCACCCGGTCGCACCCGGGCCTCGATCCAGCAGGTCCGGACAGTCGTATCCGAGCGCAGGAACGCCTGGGTCAGCAGGCGGGGACTAGCAGCCACGCGGACAGCCTAATCCGGACGCAACTACCTGGCCAAGAATCGGGCAAATTATACTAAATTAGTACCAGCGAGCCCACATCCGCGGCCGGGCCGCGACCGAGCCCGCCACGCGAGTCGGGGCATAGCGGCCGTAAGTGCCCCCAGATACAAGAACTCTGGGCGAACCAGTCATAATATGACGGATCTTGAAGACATCGAGCATCGACTTCAGCTCGGCCTGCTCGTCAGCCAGGGCCTGGCGCCACCGGTCGGTATAGTCGCGGCGCTCCTGGCGGGCGATCGGCGGCCCCTGGAAGGACGGCTGCTCGGTGTAGGCCCGGATCAGGTGCTTGATGCCCTCGACATAGGTATAGCTGGCCAGCAGGCCGCCCCAGAACTCAACCGGGAAGGCCGGGCCGCCGATCCCGTTCAGGGTGTAGTTGCTCCACGGCTGGGCCGCGGTGTTCAGCTTGCCGAGCGCGATGCCCATCAGCTGGGCGATCCGGCCGCGGGACCAGTGCGCCTGGAAGTAGGACTGGAGATTCGGGCCGCCGCCCGCTGAGTCGAACAGGTCCGCGAACCGGACCCAGACCTGGTCCTCCAGGAAGTCCTGCATGGCCAGGGACAGCGCGTCATAGTGCGGGTTGGCCGGCCCGATCACCAGCCAGGCGGAGTAGGCCTGGGCCTGCCCGCTCACCTCGTAGGTCCAGTCCAGCTGAGCCTGGCCGGGGTTGCTGGTGTCGGTGCTGGACGGGGTGACCTGGTAGATCCCGGCCGACAGCCGCTCGGCGGAGTAGCTGCTGATCACCGTTACGGTGCCGTCGGCATTCTGCATCAGCAGCCGCGCCGACACGGCCTGGCCGTCAGGGTCGGCCGGCTGGCCGCCGATGTAGACCGTGAAGCCCAGCGGCGGCCGGGAGAACTGGCTGACGTACTGGCGCTCGCGCCAGTCCACCAGGTCCGGGTTGACGACGGTCATCGGCGCCTACAGCACATTGCCCGAGCTGTAGTTCGCGATCATCGCGATCGCCTTGGCGCCCTTCACCTGGATAGCCGTGGAATAGTCGGTGGTGACATTGATCCGCAGGCCGATCTTGTGCTGGCCGGCGGCGCAGTTCGGCACCACGGCGATCGAGGTGGCGTTCTCCCCGGCCGTGTGCGCCGCGTCCGAGGAGTTGCCCGAGAACCGGATCTGCTCGGCATAGCCGCCGATCAGCTGCTCTACCCCGTCGAAGATGATCGACTGGAAGGCATTCTGGCTCTGCTTGTTCGGGTACTGGTAGGTCGCGCTCAGGATGACCGCCAGCGAGCACGGCCGCGGGGTGGTGAAGGTCAGGATGTTGAAGTTCGGGCTGGCCCCCGCGTTCACCGCGGTATTGACGAACAGGCCGCCGGCGAATACCGGCACCGAGTCCCGCAGGTCCGCCCAGGCCGTCCCGGTCCAGTAGGACAGCTGCTTCAGGTCCGTCATGAAGATCATGCGGCCCTTCTGCGCGGTGCCCCAGTTGGGCCGGGACGTGCTCGTGCAGATGAAGGTGCCCGGGCTGGCGTCCAGGATCCCGAAGTTCGAGACGAAATCGCTCAGCTGGAACGGGTCCGATTCATCATTGAGCTTGAGCCCGAGGAACGTTGAGAAGGTCGCCAAGAGGTCAGCCTCCCAGTCCCGTCCCGGCCTTTACGGAGCCATCCGGGAGGTAGATCGGATTGATGGCATTCGCCGGGTCCAGGGCGGACGGCCCGGACTGGACCGAGCCCTCATGGCCGGGCTGCGGCGCGTTGTAGTTCAGCGGCACCGCGTAGGCGCTCCAGCCTGAGAACGGCCCGGTTCCGGCCTTGTTCAGCGCGGCCACCCGGAACCGGTAGCCCTGGCTGTAGGGGGTCGAGCCGTCCGGCTTGTAGATCACCGGGGTGTTGGGGACCAGGCCCTGGGTGAAGACCGCGGTGACCGAGGACGGGTCGGCGCCATACCAGTACTCCGCCACCAGGGTGTCGCCGGCCTTCACGTTCTGCGAGCTGGCCAGGACCGAGATCCGGTACTGAGCCCAGGGGCCGATCCCGGTCTGGGTGATGGCGTAGTCGTAGCCCAGCTCCAGGACGGTGCCGTCCGGCTGCATCGGGTCGTTCTCGGTGCCGGTGGTGTTCCGGACGATGACCTGACCGGGCGGGGTGACGATGCCGGTCCTGCTGGTAGTCGGCAGCGTGGTGTCGGACGCCGGCGGCGCGGCCCCGGTGCTGGTCGGCGGGGCCGTCAGCGTCAGCGCGGTGCCGATCGCGGTCGGGCTCCCTGCCGTCTGCTGCCGGGTCAGGGTCGAGCCGCCTGCCTGGGACACGTAGGCATACCAGCCGGCCGCCCCGGCCTCCGCCGACGGGCTCGGCACGGTCAGGGTCGAGGTGGCCGCGGTCGTGACCACGGTGCCCTGGGTGCTGGCCACTGTCTCGCCGTTGGCGTTGACGTAGGTCGCGGCAACCTTGTAGGTGCCGGCTGCCACGGTGCCGCCCGTGTCGGCCTTGGTCGGGGCCGGGGCGGACGGGGCCGCCAGCGCGGCCGTCAGGGCAGTGAAGGTATCGGCCTGGTAGGCGGGCTCGCCCGCCTGGGCGCCGCCGGAGGGCGCCGGCTGGCCGTCCATCACCGGCTGGCCGCTGGCCGGCACGTACATCGTGCCGCGGTCCTCGGCCTCCAGCAGGTAGCCATCCACCGGGGTGGTCCCGGACGGCGGGGCCCAGGCCAGGGACACGCCGCGGTTGACCGCGGTCGGCGTGGGGGTACCGGGAGCGGCCGGGACCGAGGCCGGGATGTTCGAGCCGTAGTAGGTCGCGTCCCCGTAGCTGTAGGTCACCGAGACGTTGTTGCCGGCCGCGAAGTGCGCTGCCACCTCCGGGCTGATGTAGGCGACGGTCTCCTCGCCGTTCCCGGCCGTGGTCACGGTGTAGTCCGTGCCGAGCACCATCGCCTGGGAGCTGGTGGTGTTGGTCACCACGATCGAGGAGGGCACGACGCCCTTCTGGCTCAGGTACAGCCGCGATCCCGCGGCGGCCGAGGCGAAGGCGTCAGTCTGGCTGGCCAGCAGGGTCGGTGCGGCCGGGGCGCCGATGTAGCTCGTGTCGATCTGCCGGGCCGCGTAGGAGGAATCGACCGGCAGCGGGTTGGCATTCACCTGGTTGCCCAGGATGTCGGTCAGCGTGGTGTCCTTGTTGCCGGCCGCCACGCCCGACGACGGCGCCCGGTAGCCATTCGGGCTGGAGTACATCGAGGGAACCAGGTTGCTGCCGCCGCTGTCCTGGGTGTCCAGGCTCCCGGTCAGGCCGGTGTCTGCCGGGGAGTAGTCCTCCGGCAGGCCGCCGCCGTAGACGGCCTCGGTGTCCGGAGCGCCGCCGGCCCACCCGTAGGTGCCCGGGGCGCTCTCGGTGACCGCGTACTCGCTGCCAGGCGCTCCGGTCTCGGAGCCGGACTGGGTGCCCATTGCCGGGTCGGTCAGCGACCCGTAGCCCGCGGCCGAGCCCAGGCCGCCCGCCGAGCCGCCCTCGGTGTCGGCATTCGAGGCCTGACCCTGGGTCCCGGCCGGCAGCGGCCCGGCGCTGCCCTGGAAGCCGCCGAACTCATACGACTCATCGCGCTGCATGCCGTACCGGTAGGTCACCTTCGCGGTGTCCGCATCGGCCGAGTCCGTGGAGGAGTTGATCCGGGTGACCGAGTAGGTCAGGCCCTCCGGCGCGCTGCCCGAGGGCGTCAGCGTGTAGTCGGTCCCGAGCACCAGCCGCTTGCTGGTAGTGGTGTCGAAGACCGAGATCACGTCAGCGGTGGGCGAGGGGCCCGCGGTCTCCAGGGCGGGCACCGAGACGATGCCGGCCTTACTCAGCGCCGCCGGGACGGTGTGGCTGAGCGTGATGGTGTCCACCTGCTCGACGACGCCCTGGGCGGGGACGCCATGGAAGTCGGCCACGCTGCTGGTCATCCTGCGCTCCGGTCTGTCTCGTCATCGACGGTCGTCATCGGCCCCAGGCCGCTGGCGTGGTTCTGCCAGGCCTGGCTGTGATCGCGGACCAGGATCCTTCCGGTGGCCGGGTCCACCGTCAGCCCCTGGGACTCCAGCCGCTCGCGCGCCCGCCGGGCCGCCGCGGTGACCCGGTCCTTGTCGGCATCCGGGTCCCCGCGGTTGACCGTGAGGCCGGGGGAGGTCTGCACCACGTTGGGCGAGACGGCCTCATCCTCCGGGTCCATCGCGCGCAGCGCCCACGCCAGGTCCCCCGCCGCGGCCAGGTCGAACGCCTCGGTCACGCCGCGCAGCTCAGTGTGCGGGGCCGAGGGGCCGGCCGTGTCCGAGGTGTCATAGGTCCCCGTCATGGCTGCGGGGTCCCGGGGGAAGTGGCGCACGGGCTAGACCTCCAGCGTCCAGGGGCCGGTGCCGCGCCGCACGCAGCTCTCGGCCAGGCTGCCATGGCGCGAGCACAGCGGCGGGGCCGCGTCCTTCTCCTTGGCCCGGACCGGGATCTGCTCACCGCACGGGGCCTCCGGCCGGGTGCCCGGGCCGATGCAGGTCACCACGATCATGTCGTTATCGGAGGCCTCGTCGATGGTCTCGCGGATGGCCAGCTCGTCGGCCGCCATCCGATCCCGGAAGTTTCCGGCCTGCTTGGCCAGAGCGTCCCGGATGTAGGGGTCATCGTCGCCCGAGACCACCTTCAGGACGCCCTGCCGGATCGCCCGGACGAAGGCCGGGCTGGACTTCAGCTCGTTGGGGATGGGCTGCACGTCGTCGCCGCTGCGGTCGCCGCGGCCGGCGAAAGTGACCTGGTAGGTCTCTTTCGGGTCCGAGGCGATCACCGTCGGCCCGTCCATCATGTTCTGGCACATGACAGGGGCCTGGACGCCGGGGATGGCGATGTCAGCAGTCATGGTCGGTCCTCCTGATCCTTCTGGGCTCCGAGGTTGCAGTGCTAGCCGAGGATGAGGTACCCGACCACCGAGTTGTCGCTGCCCGAGCTGGAGGAGATCGTGAATCCGCTCCCCGGGTTCGTGGCGGGCACCGACAGGTGGCCGGGCGTGCCGGAGGGCGACATGCGGCTGACCAGGATCACGCTGTCTGCCGTGACGGCTCCGGCCGGGACATTCACCGTGCCGCTGACCAGGGTCGCGGTCCCGGCGGTGATGCCCGGGATGCCCGCGAGCTGCTCAGCCTGGGAAGCCAGGGCGTCCGAGATCTGGTTATGGGCTTCGATGTGCCCGGCCTGGCCGGCCGCCACGTTGTCGGGCGGAATCGAGGTCGTCATGCGCACCTCCCTCTATCCCTTCCGTGGGGAGGCGCTGGCTCGATAGCGGTGAACACGCTGGGAGGCCCCTCCGGGAGTTGAACCCGGCTGCGCGGCTTTGCAGGCCGCTGCCTCAGCCGCTCGGCCAAGGGACCCTGGTGAGCCTGGACGGACTCGAACCGCCGACCTTCTCCTTAGGGGGGAGTAGCTCTATCCGGCTGAGCTACAGGCTCATGGCGCCTCCGGTCCGACTCGAACGGACGACCTCTTGGTTCGGAACCAAGTGCGCTATCCACCTGCGCTACAGAGGCTAGACGGCAAATGCCGCGTACTTCTCATCTAGGACGCTTGATCATGCGTGGCGAGACCAGGATTCGAACCTGGGAAGCACATGGCAGCTGATTTACAGTCAGCCCTCGTTGGCCACTTGAGTACCTCGCCTGGGGAGGACAGCGGATCCCGAGACCGCATCATCCGGTTCACAACCGGGCGCTCTGCCTTTGAGCTATGCCCTCAGTGGTCGATGAAGGGATCGAACCTTCGGCCTCCCCGGTGTGAACGGGGCGCTCTCCCAAGCTGAGCTAACCGACCTTGATAAGCTGGCGAGCGGGGATTCGAACCCCGGGGGCCGTCGCCCTTCCGCTCCGTGCTCTCGCCAGTCGCACCCTCGACAGGACTCGAACCTGCAACCTGCCGGTCCGTAGCCGGCTGCTCCATCCGTTGAGCTACGAGGGTAGATCCCTGCTCGCGCCTTGGCGGGGCGCCTCCCTCCCGGGCCATCTCCGGTGGTGTCGAGGCGGGCAGGGGTCCGCCTGGTGGTCGCTGCTGGGATTGAACCAGCGGCCCCCTGCTTGTCGGGCAGGCGCTCTCCCGCTGAGCTAAGCGACCTTGCCGGCAGTATTTCTCATCCCCGTCTCAGGGGACAGATACGGCAGGAGCAGCGCGGCTCCGGTGCACGGCCGCGGCTGGTGATACGCCCGGTGACTCCTGCCGGGCGGTCCTGACGGGATTCGAACCCGCGATCTTCAGCTTGACGGGCTGACGGGGACGACCAAACTCCCCTACAAGACCTCGTGCCGGACCTGTCGTGATCAAGGGGTCCGGTGTTACCTTATTGAATTGCCAATGACACCTGGCAATATACACGGACACGGAGGATACGGACCAATGCGGAAGATCACCTCGCTACTCGCGGCCGGCGCTATTCTCGGCGCCGGGGCCTCGGTAGCTGCCCCCGGGGGGACCGTGCTGGCCGTTGCCCGGCCAGCCCCCACCCAGATCCTTGTCGGCCACGTCCTGGACCACTCAGGCGGGCCTGACATCTTCTATCACGCCTGACGTGCTGGCTCCCGCGGCTGGACTCGAACCAGCGCGCGTCCGGTTAACGGCCGGGTGCTCTGCCACTGAGCTACGCGGGACCGGCTAGCGCGGCCGGCCGTCCCCTGGGGGAGGGGCGGCCGGCCGCCCCCATTTCTGGGTGGTAGCGGGGGCGGGATTCGAACCCGCGGCCTCCAGATTATGAGCCTGGCGAGCTACCGAGCTGCTCTACCCCGCATCGTGCTCCCAGGATAACCCCGGGATCGTAGCCCCAGCCGGTGCTGACCCGGCGCCTCCGGATTGAAATTCCGGCCACCTGCCGTTAGTGAGATGGGGCCCTGATGTACTGCGCAGCCTCACGGGGAGTCGAACCCCGGCTTGCTGGCTGAGAACCAGCCGTCCTGACCATTAGACGATGAGGCCTTAGCGGGAGCCTTCGAGCGCCGTCATGCCGGTGTGGCGGCGCCTGGTACTCAGCTCGCTGCGGCGTTGACTAGTCACCGCAGCTCGCCGCCGGCAGTCACCTTCCCGGTTCCCGTGTGGCACGTGCAGGGATCGGCTGACCCTTCCACCTGCGTTGCCTGGCCCTCGGTGTCAGCGCTGGGCCAGGTAGCGGACGCCGTGCTCCGCGCCCTGTCTGGGTGCCGGACTTGACCGATCCGGCAGAGACCTCGCTGCATGCCGCGATGCCACGGAGCCCGTCTGGAGTGGGCTAGTCTCTGCGCGCCATCCAGGGCTCGAACCCGGGACCGTCTCCTTAGAGGGGAGCTGCTCTGTCCGCTGAGCTAATGGCGCCTGGGGTGGGCCGCCCGGGGCTCGAACCCGGGACCATCCGATTAAAAGTCGGCCGCTCTGCCGCTGAGCTAGCGGCCCGTGGCGAGGGTGGGCCTCGAACCCACGTCCTTCGGTTTATGAGACCGCTGCTTGCGACCATCTCAGCTACCCCGCCGGGTGGCACCGCGGCCCGGTACAGCCGTATCTCCGGGAGTGGCCTGGCCCAGCTACTCCGCGATGCCAAGTGGGCCCAGGAGGAATTGAACCTCCGGCCTCTTCCTTATCAGGGAAGCGCTCTAACCGGCTGAGCTACAGGCCCTTGCTTGTGTGAACTGTTGCGCCCGGGGAAGACGTGGCGCATGTTCGCATTCATTGCAGCACTGCTGTTCGCCATCGCCACGCTCATCGCGTTCACCGCGCTGAACGGCGTCTCCGTGACCGGCCTGATCGCGGCCGGCCTGCTGTGCCTGACCCTGCACCTGATCGTGCCGGGTACCTGGGGCCCGTCCTGGATGCGGCGGGCCTGAGCGGCGAGGGTGGGATTCGAACCCACGGGGCCGTGAGGCCCGGTCGTTTTCGGGACGACTGCACTAGTCCGGGCTATGCGACCTCGCCTGGGTAGGGACCGCCGGGCTCTCGCTGGCCTGGCGAGTCAGGCCGCCTGCGCATCCCCGCGGGTGGTGCAGGATTCGAACCTGCGAGGGGTTGCCCCCGACCAGCTTTCCGGGCTGGCGCCATAAGCCGCTCGGCCAACCACCCATGCAGGGCTCCCCAGCACCTCCTGCGGGAGCCCGCGGGACCGGGGGAGGCGACGGGATTCGAACCCGCCCGGGAGCGACCCTGCAAAGAGGAGCGAGCGGGATTCGAACCCGCGAGGGGGCGACCCCTACCGCCTTAGCAGGACGGCGCCTTCAGCCACTCGTGCCACCGCTCCGGGGCGCGCCGCGGCTTGCCGTCGCCCGCGCGCACTGCACCTGCGTCACCGCCTAACGGACTTGGCTGGTATCCGGTGCAGCTGCCATAACCGCTCGCCCCGGCTCTCGCCTGGTACTGACAGGGCAGGCCTGGCCAGGCCGACTGCCCCGGGGCCGCCACGCCTCAACAGACAGCCCTGCGTGCCCAAGGGGAGACTCGAACTCCCACGGCCTCTCGGCCACTGCGGTCTGAGCGCAGCGCGTCTACCAGTTTCACCACCTGGGCATGCGGACCGTTGCCGAGTTGCCAGACTCTCGGGTGATCATCTCCGGCTGCCGTCTGGCGGCGGCGCGAGCGATGATGAATCGGGGCCACGGAGCCTACAACCCCTTCGAGCGGAGAACGGGGATCGAACCCGTGCTGCCACCTTGGCAAGGTGGTGTGCTACCTCTACACCACATCCGCATGGCCGCCCGGGCCAGGATCAGCCCGGGACTTACACCGCAAGGGGCCGGAGCCCCAGAGCCCAGGGTCGGGATTGAACCGACGACCCCTTCCTTACCGAGGAAGCGCTCTGCCACTGAGCTACCCGGGCGGGACCGGGGTTCAGCCTCCCCGGCTAGGCGGTGCCGAATCGGTCGAACTCTCCCAGGCGGGCGCCGCCGACGAATGCCTGCCACTCGGCGGGAGTAAACCGGAGGACCGGGCCGCTGCTGTCCTTGCTGTCGCGGACCCCGATCATGCCGTCTGCGAGGCTGGCCACCTCGACGCAGTTGCCGTTGGCGAGGCTCAGTGAGGACTTGATCCAGTCCGGGGATGAGGCGGTGCCGGCGCTTCTTCTCATGCCGCCCCACCTTAGCTGAGATTCCCGCATTAGCTGAGGGAGCGGGCTTCGATCCCGCGTTGCCCGGGCCAAAACCGAGTGTCCTGCCAGCTAGACGACCCCTCACCGAGGGCCCCCGGCCGGACTCGAACCGGCATCTCGACTGCTTACAGGGCAGTCCCTCTCGCCAGTTGAGGTACGGGGGCAGGCCCCGGGCGCCTCCGCGGAGCCGGCATCCCGGGGTTGCAGGGCGCTCTGCACGCTGAGCTACCGGGCCGTGTTCCGCGGCCGGGCGGGACTCGAACCCGCGACCTCCCCGCCGTGTCCGAGGCGGGACTTGAACCCGCACGCCCTGAGCGGGCACCAGCACCTCAAGCTGGCGCGTCTGCCGTTCCGCCACCCGGACTGGTGGCCCCGGCCGTGCCCCGTAACAGTAGGCGCGGATGGGACCAGTATGCGTCAGCCAGGTCCAGAGCCATGACGGGGGCGGGCTCGGCGTTCACGTGGTAGCCCCTTAGCCCGCTACGTGTGCAGGTGTCCAGTACTGCTGGTCCATCTGGTCCTCTGGCTGCCAGAGCCTCCTCGCGGTATCGAACCGCGGGCCTCCGCTTTACGGGAGCGGCGCTCTAACCAGCTGAGCTAAGGAGGCGTGATCGTGCCGGGCCGCCGCCATAAAGGCGGGCTTCGATACCAGGCCGGACGGTGGCGAGCCGCCGGCCGGGCACTCGGGAGGGGCCACCTCCACCCAGCTGCTGACCACCCTGGACTCGAACCAGGACTATCTCCCGGTCCAGAGCCGGGCGGGTTTACCAATTCCCCCAGTGGTCATAGTGGCGCGCGTTGCCCAGATCCAGTTAAAGGCTGGCCTGCTCCTACGCGCAATCGCCGGACACCTTGTGGGCGAGGCGGGGATCGAACCCGCACTGAAGCGCTTTTGGGGCGCTGCCTCTGCCGGTTGGAGCTACTCGCCCGCGAGGAGCCGGGACGATCTTCAGGGGGTACGGCGCATCCTGGTCTCCCAGGTAGCCCTATCCGCCCGGCGCCACCCGGGCGAGCCGCTGACTTGGGTTCTTACCCTGAAGGCCGTCCCGGCCCCTCACGAAGTACATTACAGCTTTTCCTGCTAATGTCAAGTACCCCGCCCGGGATTCGAACCCGGGACACGCGGATTAAGAGTCCGCTGCTCTGAACCAGGCTGAGCTAGCGGGGTAAGGCGGCCGGAGCCGCAGAGCGGACGACGGGACTCGAACCCGCAACAACCAGCTTGGAGGGCTGGTACCCGGCCAGTTGGGACTCGTCCGCAGGCGCCACACTGACGCAGTGGCCGCGCGAGCTGGTGCCAGCTCGTAGGCACGAGACCAGGACATGTGCACCCGCCCTGGCTTACCGCCCGGGAGCGACCCTGGCGGCCGACTCGGCTACCCCAACCAGGGGAACGCCCTGGCGGCACCTCGCCGTCGTGCCATCGCGCAGCCCCGGGAGTCGAACCCAGCCATCCGGTCAGGACGTGGCCACCACGGCCAGCCGCCTTTATCCAGGGAGCGTCACCCGGCCGGCCAGGCCGCCATTGCCCTGGATGCCAGGCCCGTCGATCGCCGGGCCGAGTGGGGCACCGGGAATCGAACCCGGTCATCCAGGCTGAACGCGCCATCGCGCGCCAGGTCCCCGGCCGATCTGCCATTAAGGGTATGCCCCGCACGCAGGGTGCCCCCTGCGCTCCAGCAGGCCGCTGCGCAGACGGCCTCGTGGTCACTCTCCGGGTCGAACGGAGGACCTCCCGGGTTTCAACCGGGCGCTCTTGCCAGCCTGAGCTAAGCGACCTTGATAGAGGCGGTGTCCTGCCAGTTGGACGACCAGGTACCAGCTAGTACTCGCCGGCTCCAGGGCTCCAGCTCCGGGTAGTACTCCCCTCGGCTGTCCTCCCGGACATAATCCTGGCCGGGATTCGGACCCGGATTTCCGCCATGTCGGGGTGGCCGGACTCGAACCGGCGACCTCATCGTCCCGAACGATGCGCGCTAGCCATGCTGCGCTACACCCCGTTGCGCCGGTATTTCCCCGGGCGGTCTGATTGCGCAGCCGCTACCGGTTCACTCCCAATCGGCTAGACCGCCCCGGGCGCGGGCGGTCGGTCCCGTGCCGCGCGTACGTCGCGGTCGGGTGCCTGCACGAAACTGCCCCGCCGGGGTTTTCGCTGCCTCGTGCTATGGCCACGCCGGTCACTGCATCCCTGGCGATACGGAATCGAACCGCGAGGTTCCCCTTGTGAGGGTCCTGGTCGCCAAGCCCTACCCAGGGCCGTGTGCCGGAAGTCTGAGGGGCGCTCTTGCCGTTGAGCTACCCAGCCGGTTAAGGCCGGGCCGGGACTCGAACCCGGATCTCCCCGGTGGCCTGCTCTGCCCGTTGAGCTACCGCACAGGAGCGACCTGAGCGGGCGGGATTCGAACCCGCATACCTGGCCTCGTCTGGATAGCAGGATTCGAACCTGCGGCCTCGTGCTCCCCGAGCACGCGCGCTGCCAAGCTGCGCCATATCCAGATGATGCGTGCCCTGGCGCCACCCCGGGAAGTCTGGGGACCGCTCCGGGTGTGGTGCCTGGGCTTCTGTCCCCGACCGGGCTATCCCAGTCCCGGTCAGGTTTCCTGGCGCCGCATCGCGCCTCGTCCTGGATGGTGCCGCCACTTCGGGCCGCAGTGCATCGCCCTGGTCGAGCTGCTCCGTGGACTTGACCACCAGGGCTGGCTCGTGCTCTGCGACCCTCCGCCAGGCCGGCCAAGGCCCGGTGCTCCCTGCCCCGCCCGGGGGGAGCACCCCTGGCTGGGTACCATGCCCCCAGGGACGCAGCCCGGGTGAGCAGGGACTAGCTCCGGGAGATCTCCCGAAGTGGCGGCACCATCGTCAACGTCGCGCTCCCGGCCCGGTTAAGGACCAGGACTTTCCCCCGGTGGGCCCCTGGGGGTCGGGAGGCCGGCCCACGGCCTCACGCGACTGGTCGGGGTGGCGGGATTCGGACCCGCGGCCTCCCGCTCCCAAAGCGGGCGCTCTTGCCTGGCTGAGCTACACCCTGTCAGGCCCCCCGGGGGGCCGGGTTGCCGCCCGGCCAGCTCCCTGAGTCGCCCTGGAGCCAGTCTCACGCACCGTGGCATCCGGGCGCGCTGGCTCCTGTCTCTGAAGTGGAGTGAGGGCGTTCCTGGCAGCTTGCTTCCGCGCAGGCGAGTGTGATTGCTCTCGGGGGTATTTATCCCCGTCTCCCATTGATCCGGCCGTGATCGCGGCCGGGGCGGTGATCAGCCGCCGCTCCCTCACGTGGACCATCCGGGAGTCGAACCCGGCGCCTCTCCCTTGCGAGGGGAGCGCTCTACCAGCTGAGCTAACGGCCCTTGCGCGGGTGACCGGTCCCGCAGGCGTATCGCGTCTGGCATCCGGCTGGCAAGCCGGCCAGTGTCCGCCACTACCTGCGGCCGTGAGGGGGCAACCCTGCCTATGCCTGATCCCTCATTTATCTCGCTGCCGTCCCGGTGCCACCCGGGCCGGCGCGAGCCTGTGGAGCCTGCGGGAGTCGAACCCGCGACCTCTTGTCTGCCGAGCAAGTGCTCTACCGAGCTGAGCTAAGGCCCCGCGGCACCGATGTGCTGCCGCCACCCTGGCCGAGGCCAGGGCCGCCACCCCTGCGGTGCGATGCGATCCCGGCGGTCAGGCCGGGACGGCGGCGGCACGGTGCTTGCCACTGGCGCGGCCTGAGCCGCGCACTCGGCATCTTCGGGCGGCCGGGCCTCGGGTGGACGATTGGCATTCGTCCGGCCGGGCCGCCTCATGTTCACCGCTATTGAGCTGTCAATTTACGAGCCGGTTGCCCCGCCGCGGCTCTCGCCTTGGCCTGGGTGGCTGCGCAGGGACCGTAGGAATTGAACCCACATTTCGCTCGGGTTGGAGCCGAGCCGCCTACCCTCTGGCTGATCCCCTCGGTGTTCAGTTGTCCCGGATATGACCGGAGCCGCCGGCAGGTCTCCCTGCGGGCGGCTCCTGGGTCCAGGTCCGGGTGGTCCTTACCCAGGGTGCCGCTGCTTCCCCTGCTCAGGCAGGCAGAAGACGATGGCGTCATGCGCCATCGGCCAGGCTGCCAGCCTGGGTGAGGTATTGCTGCGGTACGTCATGGCTCCATGGTAGCTGCCCGGCGGGACGCGGGGCAAGGGTTTTATGAACTTTTCTTGCTAATGGCGCTGACCTGGGCCGGGATCCTCGCTAAGTGCCCCGGCCCGGTCTCTCAGACCGCCTGCGGGCCTGCCTGCCGCTCGTAGAACCGCTCGGGATCCTGGCCCAGCAGCGCCAGCACCTGGCTCTCCCGGTACCGGCGGTGGCCGCCCAGCGTCCGGATGGCAGTAAGCCGCCCGGACTTCGCCCACCGGGTCACCGTCTTGGGGTCCACCCGGAACATCGAGGCGACCTCCTTGGGGGTGAGGAGCTTCTCGTCCCGGGCGGCCTCGGCCGCGGGCGACAGCTGGTTCATGGGTGCACTGCCCTTCTCTGAACTGGAATGGACGAGTGCGGGCGGGGTGGCAATGATATGACCCTCCCGGTCCAGCCCAGAGGGTCATTGCCCAGGGTGGCCGGGAAAGCCTGATCTTGTCCCCGTCTCGCTCTCCTGAGCGGGGCAGGAGAGCATGAGCCTGCCGGGTCAGGAGCTTCATCTGGTGCTGTTGATGTCCGGAGAGTCCGGTGAGCCAACAATATGGCAAGGAACCCTGTATCTCAACCTGGGACGGGCCGGGCATCGATCAGAAGACGCCCGGCACCCGGGCAAGGTTTACGTACCGGGCGGCGGACGGAAGCGACCGGGTCCGCGGATCTCTGGACGGGCAGGCGGCCCGGGCGGGACCGGGACAGGGTCATCGATGTTCATCCAGCCGGGAACATCCCCTCCGGGGTAGTCCCCGGGGTAGTCCGGAAGCTGGCGGATCTCGACGCCCAGGACCCCGTCCGGGGTCTCGAACACCCTCGGCACCACGTACTCGGCCGAGACGCGGCCATCGGCATAGGTGAACCTGGCCACCGCGGTCCGGGGAACTGAGCCTAGATCGTACCTGCGTCCCACCGGGGACTCCCTCCTGGAGTGATTGCAGCTCAGAAAACGGGTATATCGGGCCTGCCGTGCACATCAGGCCGGTCCCGTGCACATCGACGTGCACATTTTGTGCAGATCAGGTTTTCGAATACTGGCCTCTGATCAGGGATGTGTGCACATGTGCACATCGGAACGCGATTTTCGGGGTTTTTGCTCAGCGCCATGATCATCTTCCGGGAGGGGCCTCAGCCGGCCGCCCGCGTAGGGATCACACGTAGTAGTCATCTGATTACATGATCTTGGCTCGCGTGAGCAAACTCGCCAAAAACAGCGATTCGAACTGCACATGTGCACACATCCCAGGTCAGCGGCCTGTATTCGAAAACCGGATGTGCACACAAATGTGCACGGCGATGTGCACGCTCCTCGACATGTGCACGGATCGGCCGCGAGGCACCCCCTAGTAACCTGTATACATTAGTTCATAAGTTCTTTAATTATTATTATAGACTCAAAAAGATTTTAATAGTTAGAAGTTAGTAGTTATAGGCCTTAACCGGGAATACCACGCACAACCGGACTAAGGGCCAAGTTACCCTCCAGTAACATGCACGCCGCCCTCCGGGCAGCCATACTCCTCGCATGGGCAGCACCCGATTCACCTTCCGGATGAACCCGGAGGCGTTCGAGGCACTGGACCCGCTGGCCGCCCAGGCGCTGGAAGGCGATCAGGTCCCGGTCCGGTGGGGAGCCGGGAACCAGGTGTCCGGGGCGCTGATCGAGCGGGTCGAGGTGTCGGCAGGCGAGTGCCTGGTGACCATGCTGATCGACGAGGAGCTGCCCGGGCCGGACGAGATGCTGGTGCCCTGCTGCGCCGAGGGAGCCTGCTGCTGCCCGGGGCGCGGTCCCTGCCGGTGCTCGCACCTCAGCCGATCTTGCTCTCCAGTGCCCGCTGCCGCACCCGGGCAGCCCTTTCCTGATCCACGTCCCGGGCCTGCCTGATCTGCTGGAGCGCCTCCCGGACCCGGGCCCGGATCAGGTCCTCCTGAAGCGGCCACGACGGGATGAAGTCAGCCCAGCCGCGCAGCGCCGCCCCGTCCACCGTCCGGTAGGTGCGCTCGACCAGCAGGATGGTGATCCCGAACATCGTGATCTCGCCCGCCCCGGTGAGCATGCGCATCTCAACCCAGTAGCCGATGTCCAGGCCGTCGCCGGGCTGCCAGCTGGCCTCCAGGGCAACCCAGGTGCTCACCTGGTCCCGCATGTCGTGGGTGATCCCCATGCCCGGAGCATAGGCCGCGGGCGCCTGCTCTGCCCGCCTGGGCCGGGATTGCATACTACTGACCGGTAAGAACGAGACCCGCTCGATCTCGATCAGGCCGTCGCTCTCCCGCGACAGCAGCGCGTCCATGAAGCCCGCCGGGAACGCCCCGGCCGTGATGACCAGGATCACCTTCCCGCGCAGGCCGTTCAGGTGCCGGGGCTCCCAGATCCGGGTAGTGAACCGGGAGTCGATCCCCTCGCGCATGCAGTAGCGCTCGTGGTCCCGCCAGGTCGGGCAGGCGACAGGAGGGCCGGTCACAGCTTCTCCGCGGCGCGCTCCAGCCGGGCGAGGAGAGCCTCTACATCCGGATCGCCCCAGAACTGCTCAGCGGAGATGCCAGGCTGATCATCGGTCACCACAGGGCTCCTTCGGGAGGAGATGGTCAGTTCCGGGGGAGTCCAGAGCGACATGATCTTGCCACGCCGCCTGCATGGCAAGGAAAATACCAGGAGCCCCGCGGCCTTGTGTCGCAGGCTGCGGGGCTCTTACCGGCCAGTAGCTCAGCGGGCGGGCGGATGCCAGTGGTGCAGGCTCTCGGAGTGCCTTCCGTCGGCCAGGGCCTGCATGTAGGCCTGCTCGACATGCTCGGGCATCGGGTCCGGGTGCATCAGCCGGATCCCGTCGGAGCTGTTCCACCGGTAATGCTCCAGTGAGGCCCAGTCCCGCTCGGCCAGCCGCTCATCCAGCCAGCGGCGCTCAGCTCGCCGGTCCCAGCGGCCGGCCAGCCACCATGCGATGGCGAAGCCGGCCGCCAGGGACCCGACGATGATCAGCCTGGTCACTTCAGGATCAGCGCCGTGGTCCCGCCGATCATCTTGCGGTTCACCGAGGTGGACTGGATGAAGATCCTCGTGCCCGGCTGCGTGGTCGGGGAGACCTTCGCGTCGAACTCGGGCAGGCCCAGGAGCTGGCGCGCGGCCGGGCCGGTGTAGACCGCCCCGTCGGAGCTGGTCTGCACCATCACGTCCTTGTAGTTCTGGATCGTGACCGGCTTGGTCAGCTGGTAGAAGACTGAGCCCTTGCGGTACGGGCGGCCGGTGACCAGCGCGGCGAACTCGTTGACCGGCATGTCGTAGGGCACGTCGGCCAGGTCGTAGCGGATGTGCGGCAGCGGGTCCAGCGCCGCCGCCGCGGCCTGGGGCGTGACCTGGGCCACGGTGAAGATGCTCCGGCTGCCGCGCACGCCGCGGGTCCGGGCCTCCATGAAATCCTGGGAGACCTGGCGGATCTTGGTGCCGACCTCGCGGAAGCCGTGCTCGCTAGTCGTGTCCCACTTGTCGATGTTCCCGGCCGGGAAGCCGCACTTCTTGGCGTAGGTGACGCCCATCGAGTCGGGAACGAAGGCGGCCACCGTCCAGTGATCCGGCAGGCCGGTAATGCGCCGCTCCAGGTCCAGGGCGCAGAACCGGCGCGAGGTGTTCTCCTGGCCGTCGGTGATGACGAAGACCACGAAGGAATGCTCGCCGTAGCGCTCGGGCGTCTCGGCCAGCTCGTCGATCGCCTGGTGGGCCGCGTCGATGAGCGGGGTCATGGCCACGGGCCGGTACCGGCCGGAGATCGACGGCCGGCGGAGTGCGTCCATGTCGTAGAACAGGCAGCGGACGCCGTCGCTGGAGTCGAAGGTGTAGACCGTGATCCGGGTCTCCTGGCTCATCTCCTCGGACCGGACGGCCATGTCGGCCACGAAGTTGTCCACCACCTGGACGACGGCGCGCTGGTGGCGCCGCATCGAGGAGGACTGGTCCACGACCAGCACGAAGTGGTTGATGCGGTTGGCCGGCTCGGCGGCCTGATCTCGCCCGTACATGGACCCTCCCGGGAGTCTGGGTTATCAAGATAAATTGTATCGAGAGGGTCTGACATTCCCGGGCATGACAGAGGGCCCGCAGCCAACCCCGGAAGGCCGCGGGCCCTCGCACCCCTTCTGTGCTCAGGTTGCGCGCAGCTCGTAGCGATCGGTCCCCCCGTTGCCCGTGTGCTGGACGCAGGAGATCCGGTTCCGGCGCAGCAGGCCATGAAACGCCACCTGAGCCTGGCTGCGGCTGAGCCCGGTCCCGGACGCCGCCTCGCGCAGCCGGAAGGGACCCGTTCCGCGCTGGCGCATCCAGGTGAGCAGCCGGTCCTCGCTGGTCGGGTCTTCAGGAGCCACGACAGGAACCTCCGCTTACGGAAGGGCCGGGTTTTTATGCGGCACGGGAAAGCCGAACACGCCCCCACCGGAGCGAGAGCGTGTTCGAAAACTGCTTCTGACCTGCGTCAACTCTTCGTGATCGACGCCAAGCCCCTCGGATTCAGGATGTTCATGGCCACCATCTCGTCGAAGACCCAGCCCTTCCAGAATGCCTCGACGTTGTGGTTCTCCTCGACATCCAGGGAGTACAGGATGGGGAAGACGCCCAGGAAGTTGGGCTCGGGGGCCAGGAAGATCTTCGCCTGCGGGACGATGATCGAGCGCTGGATCTGGAACTCACCGAAGCTGGTGATGGTCTCGCCCGCAACCACCCGGTCCTTGAAGGCCCAGCCGGTCTGGTTGATGTCCCACCGGAACATGTCCCGGTAGTCGAACGGGTTGATCAGGATCCGCGCCGACGGCAGCTCGTGCAGGTCGGTCATCGCCACGGCCGAGTACAGCGAGCCCGGGGTCAGGTAGCCCGACGCCTCGGTGATGTTGTGGTTGGGGGTGACCACGTGGTCGGGCCGGGTGGCGTAGTCGGTGATCGCCGCCTGGAGGAGCACCAGCAGCCGGGCGTCCTCCTGCTTCAGGATCGCCTGCTTGGTCTCGTCCTGGGCCTGCTCGACCGCGTTGATCCGCAGGTAGAACAGGTCCTCCTTGCGGATGGCCGGCCGGCTCGCGATCCGGAAGAACCGCACCGGGATGCGCTTGCCCTCGAACGGGGTCACGCGGACCTCGCCCTCGGTGCCGCTCAGGATGTAGGCCTGGCCCAGGTCGTCCCACACGTCGTACTCGACTGGCGTGCCCGGCGTGACCGGGTCCTCGACCAGCACGTTCCGGACGATGCCCTGGTAGCGCAGCTTCAGCTGGATGGGGCCGACCATCCCGACGCCGAGACGGCGGAAGCCGTGCATCTCGTCGGAGAGGATGAGCGCCATCTTGCGGACCTTGGCCTCGCGCGTGAGCCCTACGCCGTTCGTCCGAGACCGGCGGGCCTCGATCTGGGCGACGTAGTCATCGCTCTTGCGGGAGGCCACTCGCGGACGCAGGCCGCCGCCTTGCGGCGCCAGCGCCAGCTGCCCGCCAGCCGAAACGGTGGCCAGCTCGTTCATCTGGGTTCCTTTCCTGCGTCCGTCTGAGGACTCTTGACTACGCCCGGGCGGGCGGCGTCAGACCTTGAGCGCGGTCAGCTCGGCCGCGGTGAAGGCCGGCAGGCCGCCGATGGTGATCTTGGTGGCGCTGTTGACCTTCAGCAGCCGGGCGACCGGCGACGAGACCGTGGTGCCGGACGAGTAAGGCACGAGCATCCCCTGGTTGGACCCCGCGGTGGACACGCCCACCAGCGCCGAGCCCGAGCCGTCGGAAGGATCGGTCCAGGTCGCGGTGGCGTCGAAGGCGGGCGCCAGGATCTCGAACTCGGCATCCGGGGTCAGCACCCACACCGCGAAGGCATTGATGCCGGCGTACAGCAGCTCGTCGATGCCGTCTCCGCCCACGTAGAGGGCGCCCAGGCCGTAGATCGGGACAGTGGCAGCGGTCACGTCCGACCCGGCATTGCCCGTGTGAGCAGAGCCGGTCATCGTCTTGCCGCCCATCTGGACGCTGTTGGCCCCCGCCAGGGTCACCAGGTCGCCACCCGAGCGGATGAAGCCCATGCCCGGCCAGATCGGCACGGCACGAGTCCAGGCCGGGTCGAGGAAGCAGGGCTTGGGAGTGGCCTGCGTCCAGGCGTACAGCGGCCGGATCGTCCGCTTGACGTAGTCATTGCTCAGGTACGTGCGGATCACGGCGTCTTCTCCGTCTCTCGTTCCGGACCGGGCTGCTGACCGGCCCCCCTGCTACTCCTTCTGGGGGCCAGAGGGCCGGAAGGCTTCATCGGGTCGTATTCGTGTTCGGGGTCAGTCGATGAACAGGTCTGAGTCATCGGCGCCCGCGCTCGCGGCCGAGGCCGCGGAGGCGTAGTGAGCGGCGCCGACAGACGCGAGGGAAGGGGCCGAGCGGGTGGCGCCCTGGCGGGCCATCGGGCGCGCCGCGGGCTGCGCCGGGCGGACCCGGGACAGCACCCCGATCTCGTGCTCGATCATCGGGCCGGACATCGAGGCGTCCCGCTCGATCGCCGCGGCGACCGCCAGCTCGTCGCCCTGGGCGAGGCCGGCCTGGACGCGCAGCCTGGCCAGCCGGATCGAGCCGAAGGTCCGGGCCGCGGAGGCATCCCGGGGCGTGATCTTCGAGGCCGCCCTCTGGCCGGGGCCCTGACCGGACTCCAGCAGCCAGGGGAACGCCGCCCCGTTGTCGCCCTGGCCGCCGATGCCGGGCCCGTGGGCCTTCAGCGGGTCCGGGTCGATCCGCACGTCAGTCTCGATGCGGCGCTGGCTCAGCGGCACCCCGCCGTCCTGGCTGGGGTTGGTGCCCTGGACCGGGGCCGTCACGTCGATCAGGTCGGTGGCGGGCGGGGTCTGCATCTCCACGCCCGGGGTAATCGCCGTGGTGGTCTGCTCGGCCGGGACATGCGTGGTCGAGCCCGGCGTGGTGCCCGGCCGCGACGGGTCATCCATCGTCTCCGGGGCCAGAGTCTCCTCGGTGGTCTGCGTCGGCGGGGCCTCCGGCGGGTCCGGCACCGGGCTGGCCGGGTTGAGCACGTCCGCGTGCCGCTGCATCACCCGGGTCCGGATGGCTGCCAGGTGCTGCCCGGCGCCCGCTGCATTGGCCAGGAAGCCCATCTGCTCGCGGAGGACATCGTTCTCAGCGGTCAGCTCCGCGATGCGGCGCGCCTGAGCCTGGGCCAGCGCCGAGGCGGTCTTGCTTCCTGCCATGTCGTCGTCCCTCTCCGGGTCGTCGTCCTGTTCCTTCTGGGGGCCGCCAGCAGGTTCGAGCGATCCCTGGCGGCAGGCGGGACACGGCACGCCCGGCTGAGCGGCCACGTCGGGGGCGAAAGTCTGGCCGCAGGCGGGGCAGGCCAGCTGGCCGGCGGGAGCAGGAGCGAGCTGGTCCTCGGTGCCCTCGTTCTCCAGTTCCTGGCCCTCGCCCTGCTCCTCCCGGGCGGCCTCGGCATCCTCCGCGCCCTGCTCCTGCTCTTCCTCGCCAGCGGCCTGCTCCTCCTGGCCGGGCACCTGCGCGGCCGGCTGGCCCGGCCCGCCCTGGCCGACAGGCACGCCGTCGGGGGTGAGCTGGTCAGGGTGCTGGAGCTGCCCGGCGGCGTCCGGGTCGGAGCCCATCGCCTGGTCCGGGCCGGTCATGACCTCTCCGGACTGGTCGAGCTGGTCACGGACCTGCTGGGCCCTCCCGGTGTCAGGGTCGCGGAACAGGCTCGGCGGCACGGTGAACCCGCAGACCGGGCAGCGATCGCCGGACCACACGTCGTGCTCGCCGCAGACCGGGCACTCCTCCATCCGCAAGGTGTCCACCTGGGGCGGCACGCGCTCCTCGCCGTAGGCGACCGAGCGGCGGCCGTGATAATGCATGTTCTCCTCGGGGATGCCCCCGGGGTGCTGCTGCTGGTGGTGCTGCTTCCAGCGCTCCTGGCCGCGGGTGAAGGTCTGCACCCGGCCCTTGCTGGCCCCGGCGCCGCCGCCGCCCAGGCCCGCCGAGTCCTCGGCCTGGTTCATCCGCTGCTGGCGAAGCCAGGTAGCGGCCTGGACCTCGTGCGGCTTGACCTCGCGGCCGTAGTGCTCCGAGAGGGTTCTCGCTGCATCCCGGTACATGTGCGACACGTGGTCGTAGTGCTGCTGCTGGCTGGCGGGGAACTTCCCGCCCTCCTCCTTGCTCAGCCGCCGGCCCGCGGCCACCGACAGCGCGTGCCGGTCCACGACTACCTGGTGATTGCCGCTGGCCTTGTCCTCGGGGGTGTCATCGCCGTGCTCGATCAGCTTGGCGAATGCCCGGGTCTTGGGGCCCTTGAGCACCTCGCTGTGGTGCTTGCCGGCCAGCATCTGGATGGCGGGCTTCTGCTGGCTGCCCATCGCGCCGGACCCGGGTCCCGGCGGCTCGCCCTGAGCCGCCCGGGAGGCGTTGAACATGTTGATCGGCCATGCGGTCTGCGGGCTGTAGGCGCTCAGCAGGCCCGCTCCCAGGGCATGATTGCCGCCCGCGATGGCCCCGGCCACATGATGGGCGTCGGAATACCAGCGCCTGCCCAGCGACCGCTCGTCATCAGTGGTCTGGTGATAGGCCGTCACGATGTTGCCGGCGTTCATCGGGTGGTCCCGGAAGAACGGGTGGTCCCCGCCCTGCTTCTTGCGGGACGGCCTGGCGGCCGGGGCATCCTCGCCCTCGGCAGCTGCCGTCCTGGCCCACTCACCCTGATCCTCCAGCTCGGGCGCATAAGCGAATGCCCCTGGCCCGGGCGGGTGCTGCCTCAGGGCTGCGTCCCGGTGCATCAGCTCATGCGGCAGCAGCGCGGTCTTCTGCGGGGCGAACTGGCCGGTGGCGATCAGCATCGAGTTCTGACCGCGGGTCTCGGTAGTCATGGCATGGCGGGCCGGCCCGTGGAACATCCGCGAGTGAGCCAGCCAGGCAGCCTCCTCGCCGTGGCGGTCAAAGGACCGTCCGGTAGCCGCGTGCCCGAAGGCATCGTGCACTGCCCGGAACTTGTCATTGGTGTCGTCGTCAAAGAACCCGTGCGGACCAGTAGCGGCCGTGCTGAGGACCTGAAGGCGCCCGTTCTTGTTCAGGTCGTGCGCCATCTCCAGGTGATTGGCGTACGGGTCATGATCAACTGACTGAACCTTGACCCTCATCGCGTGAGTCAGGTGGTGGTACTGGTCATGCACCTGGCGGGCCATGTCCGCGAACGCGGCATGGGCTCCGGGATCGTTCATCGGCAGCGAGTGATAGGCCTGGGCCAGCTTCCGGATCCGGTCCGGGTTTGTCTCGATATGGCCGTATCCCTCAGCATGCGGGTCCTCCAGGCCATGCCGGGAGGAATAGGCACGAGCGCCCTCCACCATGCTCCGCACCGGGTGCACCGCAGGATCTCCCCGCCGGTTCAGGCGGTTATCGTCGATGTCCAGGCTCGCGGCAGCTGTATGACGGTGCTGGAGCGTCCGGCCGCAGGAGACGTGATGGCAGCCAGTCAGGTGATACAGATTGTCGGCGTCGGCCGCTGACTGACTGAACTCAGCCGAGGCCGTGCTCCGCAGGGAGGCCGCCTTCCGCCGCGCGCTAGCTCCCCTGCCAGGCATCTTCAGGCCGCGGGCGTCCACGTCGCCCAGGACATAGGCGGTCGGGTCGGCCGGGTCCTCGACCAGCAGGCTGTTCTCGAAGAACGACAGGCCGGCGCAGATCTCGTGGATCAGCTTCTCCTCGACCCGGCCGGTCACCGGGTTGGTCTTGCGGATCTTCTTGCCCTTCAGCGCGGGCAGGTGCGCGCAGTACTCGGCCGGGTTGGTGGCCTTGTTGCCGCAGGCCGAGCACTTCGACCACTCGACATCGACGCCCATGGAGGTCCGGTTGACCCTGCCTGCCAGGAGCGCCGCGGCCAGCCGGGGGAAGCGCAGCGCGTCGATCTCCATCAGGCCCTCAGCCCAGGTGTCCGGGCTGCTGTCGGGGTTGCGGTCCCGGTGCAGGGCGACCGCCACGATCACGCCGCGGGCACGGCGGTGGTTGGCGTTGTGATGGTTGACGAAGACCGGCTTGCCGAGGAAGGTCTGGTAGCCCTTCTCGATCTCGATATCCGGGAAAGTGTCGTGATTGTCATTGGTCCGGGAGGAGATCATCCTCGACCGGACGTAGATGAAGCCGGGCCGCGGCTCATAGTCGAAGGCCACCCGGTGCGCTGACTTGCGCAGGCCCTGGTCCCGCTGTCCCGACCATGCCTCCAGGACTTCGAGCCTGGCGTACTTCCGCAGCATTGAGCCCTCCGTCGTCTCCTGCCCCTTCCGGGGCGGAGCGAGGAGGGCTCAGATGCCCAGGGGGGCTACTCGCCGGGGTCGAGGCGGGGCAGGCTCTCCAGCCAGGGACCCAGGTCATCCTCGATCGCGCCGCGGACACGGCGGACCAGAGTGGGCGGCTCCTCCGGAAGGGGCTCCGGGATCAGCGGATCCGGCAGCCCGGAAGGCCGGGCGATCATCGTCTCCCCGGTGACGGCGGGCCGGGCTGCGGTATCCCAGGGCGGGTGCCCCTCCGGGCTTGCCGTAACAGGCTCAGGATCATCCAGCCGCCCCGGGGGCGCCGGGGGAGGCAGGGTCTGCGGGTACGTGCGGACAGGCAGCGGGACAGGGACAGGAAGCTTCCGGTGAGCCCCGGCGGGCCGCCGCGGGCGGCCGGCGGCCACGGAGCCAGGGACCAGGCCCCGGGCGGACCGGATGGTCGCCACCCAGTCGTCGGCGTCACGATCCTCCCGGCTCTGGCGCTCGGCATGGACCAGCCGCCAGCGGGCCAGGCCGAAGCGGCCGGGCTCCGGGGTCAGGAGCAGGGACTCGGGCGGCCATGCCAGGTACAGGGCGAAGGCCGCCACGAGCGCCAGCGCGGCATCTCGCATGATCATCCTCTCCTACTTGCTCCGGCAGGTGGGACCAATGCGCAGCTCGCGGGACAGGTCGTTCTCCAGCGGCAGCCCGCACTTGGTGCAGAACGCGAAGCCGTACTTCTTCTCGAACTCGATGCTGTCGGCCGGGGTCATCTCATCTTCCGCGCGCAGGAATCCCAGGGCGGCGGGGAAGGCCGTCCAGGCACCTGCCATGGAAGTGCGCGGGTTGATCTCGGACGGGCTGAACACCTTGGCCCGCAGGCCCTGGTTCCCGTACACCGACTGGTAGACCTTGAAGACCCGGCCGCGGTTGTAGTACATGCCGGGCTCGCTGACCCGGGTGCCGGGCCGGAAGCCGGGGCGGGCGGGAGTCGTCGCAGCCGGCGCTGCCGAGACGGGCGTTTCACGTGAAACAAGAAGCGGGTTCGCCAGCGGAGGGCAGCGGTCCAGGTAGCGCTTCATCCCGTCCATCTGAGCATCGCTCAGGCGGCGCGTGCCGTCCAGCTGGCTCAGGTCTATCTTGTGCCGCCTGGTGGCGGCCAGCTCCCGCAGCTTCCTGATCTTGTCGGTGTAGTTCATCTCGCCCCGGTCTCTGCTCGTGGTCTGCTGAGATCACAATAGCAAGAAAACCTGTAATGGGCAACTAGCGCCCGATGACGATCCCGGTCGCGTCGATCAGCAGGTCCCGCGAGGTAGGCGGGATCAGCCGGTCGTCGATGTTGTCCATGACCTTCCTGCCGCAGCCGTGACAGTAGTTCTCGCGGCCCGGCTGGTCCTTCTCGTGATCCCAGGGGAAGTCCAGCTTGACCAGGAGCCCGTCCGGGTCTCCGTTCCCCTCCGGCTGGCCCTCATTGGACTCGATCTCCGCCTCGAACATCGGACGCCATCCGTGCAGGTAATGCTCCGGCGACAGGGCCCGGGCGATCCTCTCCGACACTTCCGCTGCAAGCGCCATGCTTCCCTCCCGTCACCCACAGTAGGTGAGTTTGCACGGACTTACCATGTTCCTTGCCAAAACGAATCCGGATAGGAGCACGGCACAGAAGGAGAGCAGGGACCGCGGCCGGGGAGGTGATCATTGACCACGATCACTAACGGCCTGGAGGGCCTGGCCGACGGCACCGTTATCACCACCGCCAACTCCGGCGGCGCCTCCGGGGATGCACTCGGCATCGTGACCGGCTCCGGCGGCGGCATTACTCCTACTGCCAGGTCCGCCGCGGCCTTCCATGGCGCCGTCGGCGCAGACCTGACCGTGGGAGCCTCAGTAGGCAATTCCCTGGTCGGCTGGGACTCCTCCAGCTTCGGCGGCGTGCAGTCCGCGCTGTGGACCCGCGCCTACCTGATGTTCCCGGGGTCGCTGCCGGGCACCACCCGAATCCACCGGATCGCAGACGGGTCAGGATCGTTCAACGGAAGCGTGGAGATCCTGGGCGCGACGGGCGTGCTCCGGACCCTGAACTCCTCCGGCACCAACCAGGGGGACGGCTCCGTCCCGCTGAGCCCGAATACCTGGTACCGGCTGGAGTGCCGGTTCGTCGGCAGCGCCAGTACCGGCGTGATCGAGTGGTTCCTCTACCCGGGGGACTCGGCCACTGCCCTGGACACCCGGACGTTCACCGGCATCAACACCCGCGGCACGATCGGCCAGGCGACCTGGGGCAACCCGTCATCTCAGACCGGCATAACGATCTACGGCGACGACTTCGGGATCAGCACCACCGGATATCTCGGGGCGGCCATCCAGGTGCAGTCCGGGAGCGCCGGGCTCCAGTCGTCCTACACCCTGGTCGCTAGTGCCATCCGCGGGGTGACCGCCGCGACGGCGCTGTCGTCAGTCCCGTCCCTGGCGGTGTCGGCCGTGCTTGCCCGCCGGGGCATCGCCAGCCTGGCCGCGCTCCCGGTCATGGGCGCCACGTCGGTGGTCTCCCGTCCGGGCACCGCTCATCTGGCCGCCGTCCCGGTGCTGACCACGGCGGCAGCGGTGACCGAGAAGGCGGCGGATTCCCTCACCGCGAGCATGCAGCTCACCGCCTCCGGGACGGTAGCGCGACCGGGAAGCGCACACCTGCTGGCCGCCGCGGCGCTGACTGCTGCCGGCCGCGCCACCATGATTGCCTCCGCGCACCTGGCGGCTGGCACGGCGCTCTCTGCTGCTGGCACGCCAGGGCGGGCCGGGGTGGCGCACCTGGCGGCCGTGCCAGTGCTGAGTGCCGCGGGCGTGCCAGCGCGCCAGGGAGCGGCGCACTTCAGCGCCAGCCCGGCGATGACAGCTCCTGGCACGCTGGCACGCCCTGGCGCAGCCAGCCTGGCAGCCTCACCGTCCCTGGCCGCGGCAGCGCTGGTCACCGAGCGCGCGAGCGCGACCCTGAGTGCCCCGGGGTCGCTGTCAGCGCTGGCGGTCATCGCACGAGCCGCGCATGCCTCCCTGAGTGCCCCGGCGTCCCTCACGGCCGCGGGCAGGGCCATCCAGCTGGCTGCTGTCAGCCTGGCAGCAAGCCCGGCGCTGACGGCATCCGGAACGGCCGGCTCCTCGACCTCGGTGACGATGTCGGCCGCGATGGCGCTGACCGTATCGGCCGGGGTCGCGCGGGCGGGCCATGCGTCCCTGGCGGCAGAGCCGTCCCTGGCGGCTGGCGCGGCGGTCACCGAGCGCGCCAGCGCCGGCCTCCAGGTGGCGGCGCAGCTCCGGGCCGCCGCCCTCCTGGCGCGGCCGGGAGTGGCGCACCTCAGCGCCGTGCCGGCGCTGACCGCCGGAGCGCACCGGGAGCAGCTCGCCGGGGCCCCGCTCGGCGCGAGCATGGTGCTGACAGCCAGCGGGGAGCGATCCCCGGGGCTCAGCTCGATCCTGTCCGCCCGGCCCGTGCTCGCGGTAACGGGAACGGTGGTTAACCTGGCCCGGGCAGGACTGGCCGCATCGGCCGTGCTCGGCACGGTCCCGGCCATCGGCGTGCCAGGAGCGGCCGTCCTGAGCGCTGCGGTGCTGATGACCGTCAGCGGCCGGATCGCGCAGATCCGGCAGGGCAGTGCCGCCCTGGCCGCCTCGGCCCGCCTGGCCGCGGGGGCATCGGTGGCCATCGGCCGCCTTGAGGAGCTGTGGGAGTCCTACGTCTCGGCCGACCAGGCAGCCACCGCGGCCGAGCGGCAGTGGAACGAGATCATCCTCGCGGGCGGCCGGTCGCAGTACGCCGGCTACTGGTACACCCGCTCCTACGAGCTGCGGATGACCGCGAGCGAGGCCTACGACACATGGCTGGCCTTCTACCAGCCCCGGGTCAGTAGGTGATCCGGATCCCGTACTTGAGCCCGAGCCGGATCAGCTCCGGGCTCGGCGGGGGAAGCGGCTGCGGGCAGCCGAGGGAGTGCACGACGGCCCGGGAGTTCTCGACCCGCTCCACGCCGAGGCGTGAGGTCGTCTTCGGGTCCGGCGGGATGGAGCCGATCAGCGCGTACCAGGAGCACTGGCTGGCTTCCAGCTGGGTCACGACGGACTCGATCCGGCTGCGCTCGCTGAGCTGGCGGATGCTGAGAATGCCGGCCACCACCGAGACTGCCACCAGCAGGACTCCCTGCGCGATGACTATCCACCACAGCAGGTGCTTGCTGGTCCCGAGGAACTTGGCCAGGTCGGGATCAAGATCGTGAACGGGCTTCGGCTCGGTCATTGGGATCCGATCCTGCTGTCCAGCTTGCTGAACGACTCGCGCATCTCGGCCGCCAGCTTCTCGATGGCGGGGTGACCGCTGGCCATGTCCATCAGGGCCGCGTTCTTGGCGTGCAGCTCAGCGATCTGGGCGGTCGCCTGCCGGAGCTGCTCATCCTTGGCGTCTCTCTCTGCTTCCACGGCGCGGGCGCGGGCCTCCCAGGACTCGGCCACGTTCTTGTAGTTGGAGAGCACCTGGGCGTTCTTGCCGACCCGGAGCGCGGCCCAGGTCCCGATGCCGCCAGCCAGGGCGAGGAGCACGGCAATAAGCCCGCCGAGCGTGGACAGCAGGGCGGACGAACTCGGCCCCGATGCGGCCACCTGGGCCGCGATGTCGGGGGGCACGATCATCATCCGAGTGGTTACTCACTTCCGGTTGACGCCGGCAGGTCCTCAGCCGAGCTGGCGTAGATGATCCGGATCTGTTCGAGCACGAAGCTCATCTGCTCGCGCTGGCTTTGCATGGACCGGGCGACCAGGATGAAAACGAGTCCCTGGAAGGCGCAGAACAGGCCCGTGAACAGCACCATGAAGGCGAGCCGGCTCTCGCTGCTGATGGCATACAGCCGGAGCGCGAAGAAGGCGATGAAGACCCCCACGAACGAGATCGTGCCGGCTACGTAGAGGATCAGCCCGATCAGCATCCCGACCCGGTTCAATGCCCGGTTAGTGTCGTGGGGCAGCTTCTGACGCTGCTGCGGGATGGCGTCGATGGCGGGGTTACCTCCGGGACAGGTCCAGGCACTTTTCCTGGGCGGCGGAGGCCAGCGGCGCGAGAGTGCAGCTGGCCGGAAGCGGATCCTGCAAGCCAGCGATGATCATCAGGGGCGGCAGGGCGGGCAGGGACGCCGACACCGACAGGCGCACCGGGATGCGCAGCGGGATGCTGATGCTGATCCGGACGGGCGGCGGGAGAGGCAGGCGGGTCGGCGTGGGCACCGGGCTGGGCTCAGGCGTGGGATCCGGGCTGGGACTCGGGCCCGGCGAACTGCCGGGCGGGCTGCTGTGGCCGCCACCACCGCCACCACCGCCGGGCCCGGATCCTCCCGTGCTGCCGCCCGTCCCGCCGGCTGACCGGGAGATCCCCGGCCCGCCCGTGCCTGTGGGGGCAGGAGCGGACGAGCCGGGGAGAGGACGCGCGCCGCCCGGGGGGAGTGACGGCCGCGCCGTGACTGGAGGCTGATGGACAGGAACCAGGGTGAGCGGGGTCGGGTGCAGCCGGGGCAGCACCAGCGGGAACATCGCCAGGACCATCAGGATCAGCGACAGCAGGACGATCCCGGCTGCCGATGACCAGCCCGCTCCCGCGAGCACCCGGAGCCTCTCGGAGCGCGTCAGCGCCAGCGGGCTGATCCACTTGTGCCGCGGCACGCCCGGCCACCTACCCCTGGCCACCGGCAGCCTCCTGCCAGCGGCGCAGGGCCTCCGGGACGGTACCAGTGTCCACCCAGGCGCCATGCCCGGGCCAGGCCACGGCCGGCACCGGGGCGCCGAGCACCAACCCGATCTCGTCCAGGATCTCCTGGCTGTCATCCATGGCCACGGCCAGGAAGCAGCCGCGCCCGGAGAACGGGTCCTCCAGCATCAGCTGGGGCCGGGTTACCAGGTCAAAGCGGTGCACGAGGGCTCCCTCAGGCCGAGATCACGTCATCTTCGAAGTCGTCGAGAGACAGCCCGCGGCGGCCCAGGTCCTCGTCCTGGTCCTCATAGTGGGTGCCCTCCAGGCGCAGCAGGCCCAGGTTCCGGGCCCGCGTGCCCCTGCCCTCGCCGATCAGCTCGGCTGCCTCTGCCTCGGGCAGCACGTCAGCGGTCTTGGCCAGGTAAGCGCGGGCGGCGGCGGCGATGTCTCCCCCGGCCGCTCCGGAGGCCTGGCCGGGAGTGCCGCCGGAGAACTGGCGCGCCGCGGCGGAGCGCTGGAACGCGGCAACGATGTCATCGAGGTCGCCCTGGGGCTCGCCGGCCGGGACAGAGACCTCGCCGGAGTCGGTGCCGCCACCAGACCACTGCTGATTGCCCACGGTCTGGATGGAGGGATCCTCTGGTGATAGCGCGTCATCCATCGAACCCATTCCCGGTTCCTGGGTCGCAAGCTGGGTTCCCTCCGCCGGGTCGCCCTGGACGGCGTAGGCCGCGTGCACGCTGGCGCCATCGTTCATCCCGCAGGCCGGGCAGCTCCCGTCAGGCTGGCCGCCGTAGGGGTGCGGCACATCCTGGGCATCTCCCGCGGTGCCGTCGATCCCGGCGTCCTGGCGCTGCTCCTCGCCCTCGGTGCCGATGGTGGCGGGCAGGGCGGGCTCGGGCTCATCGTGATTGCTGGGCAGGCCCGTGCACCCCGCCGGGCATCCCTGCGCGTGCACCACCGGGTCCCGGAAGACCGGCTCGCAGTCGGGGCCGGGCGCGGACTGGCCGCTGGCATCGCAGCGGTAGCACTCGTGCCCGGTGAGGTGCTCGCCGGTCCCGCCGCAGCAGGGGCAGCCGCCAGCTGACGCGACAAACCCAGGGGAGCTGGCGGCGTCAGACCAGCGGTCGCGGCCATAGCGGCGCTCGTGATCAGTCTCGTGGTAGGGATGCGGGGCATAGCCGGGCGGCGCCGGGTCGCCCATCGCCATGCCGCGCTCCACGTCCTCGTGATCACGGGCGTGCCGCTCGTGGTAGGCGTCCAGGCCAGGCTCGTCCTCGTAGCCGTGCTGCTCCATCAGGTGGCGGCGGAACTCCTCGGCGTCATCGGCCGGGCTGAGGCTCTCCTCCATCCGGATGCCCTGCGGGTCGCCGGGATCCATGCCGGTCAGCGAGCTGCTGGTGGCGTCCCGGTCGCTGAAGCCGAAAGTGCCCTGCTCATCCTGGCTCGCGATCGAGGGGACCTGGAGGCCGGGCGGCATCGGGTCCGGGGCGCCGGGCACGAGTACCTTGTGGGCTGCATTCGACAGCGGCATCTGGATGAAGCTGCCCTCGTCGATTGATCCCCAGTTGTCCGGGTCCGGGCCGGCCAGCGGCCCGTAGCTGCCCGGATCCTTGTCCGGGTCAGGGGCCTCGGTCGCGCCGTAGGGCTTGGCCGGCGGGTGCGCGGTGACGTTCTCGCTGCCCCAGGGGCCGTTGGCCTGATCGGCATTGATGATGAGGCTGGCCAGGCGGGCGAGCGCCAGCACCTCATCCGGGTCTTCCCCGGCGGCCAGCAGGGCGGCCACGGCGTGCTTCGCGGGCGGCTCGGCAGTCATCTCCGCATGCGTCCACATCTCGTGGTGGTCGTCGAAGGGGTAAGCCATCGGGTTCCACCGGATGGGAGTGTGCGCGCCCCGGCCGCCGGATCCGGCCCGGTTCTCCTCCGCGTCCATCGCCGTGCGCATCGGGTCGAAGTAGTTCTTCCAGCCCCTGTCCGGGTGCACATGGTGGGTATTGACCTCGGGGTGCGGCTCCTCGTACCTGGCCCACCAGGAGTTGCCCTTGTCAGTCCGGACGCCGTGGTCGATGAACCCGCTGGCCTGGCGGGCCTTCGAGTACAGGCGGTCCATCATGGCCGAGGCGATGCCCTTGCCCTGCTGACTGCTGTGCAGCATGTGCACGGCGTAGGCCCGGCCGTCATCGCTCTGCGAGTAATGCAGGCTGCCGACGTGCTCGCCCCCCAGGTGCGCCTTGATGACATGGCTGGCCTGGGATGCGGGATGCGTGGACCAGTGCGGGTCGTGGTCGGGGTTCGGGCCGTCGGTGATCTCCAGGCCGGCCGGGCGGGCATGGGTCAGCGAGCGGGCAGTGACGCCGCCGGGCGGGCAGGGTCCGTCATGCCGGTACAGGCAGTCCTGGCCGGACAGCGCGGACAGGTGCGGCCGGGCGGGCACGAACGAGTGCAGCGGCTCGTGGCCGAAGAACTCGTCCCGCGGCTCCCCGGTGACCTCGTGCTCCATGCCCGGCTTGTCGTATCCGCCGAACAGGTCATCGACCTCGCGCGGCCGGAACAGCGCCGGGTAGCGCTCCTCGTGCGGCAGGCCGCGCGGGGTGTGGTGCTGGTGGCTCATCTCATCGCCGTAGCGCTGGTGCTCGGCCTCGTGGAACTCCTGCATCTCGCCATGGCCGGCCGCCGCCAGCCGGTTGGCGTCCAGGCCGTGGTGGTGCTCCAGGTGCGCGCGCACCTCGTGGTCCTCGGGCTCGCTGGCATACGGCAGCCTGTGCGCCGTCCTGCGGCTGGCGGCCGGGGCCAGCCAGGTCTCCGCCCAGCCGCCCGCGCCCCACGGGGGCATTGACTTGACCACGACCTGGCGCGGCGGCATGCCCTCGGGCCGCGGGTCCTCGCGGACCCCCTCCCCCGTGCGCGTGCGCGAGAGGGCCTCCAGCTGGAGCGCCATGACATGGCTGCACGGCCGGCCCGCGTAGCGGGTGCCCAGGGACTTGTCCTGGTGGAAGCTGGCCCACGGGCAGCCGCACGCCCAGTGGTGCATGGACTGCGGGTGACCGGGCCGCCGCTGGATGCCGGACTCGTACACGTCGTGATCGCCGCCGACCTCACCGATCACCAGCCCCGGGGAGGCATGGGTGATCCGGACCCGGCCGGCCTTGCGGATCCGCTGGGCCTTGCGCCGGACATCGGCCCAGCTGGCGGTGAACTCGAACCGGAAGGCGGGGCTGGCAGAGGCGGCGCCGAGCGCGGCCACGTGCACCTCGATCGTCTTGCCGGTATCGTTCCCGGTGCCGCCGTCCTCGCCCTCTTCCTGCCCTGGCGGGGCGGACGGGGCTGGCGGGGGCGGCGGCGGCCAGACATTCCCGTGCTGGTCATGGGTGCCCTGGGTATAGGCCGGGCCGCCGGCGTTGATGTGAGCGCCCGCCAGCGGCCACTCCTGCGGGTCGGTGTCCTCCGGATCCTGCTGCTCGCCGGCGGAGTCGTCCAGGGCGTCATCAGTGTCCGGCCCGGTGTCCATCGGAGCACCAGGGCTGACCTGCGGATTCTTGCTATCGGGTGCTGAATTGTCCTGGCTGCTGACCTGGTCGCTGTCCGGCGGGCCGGGCGGCTTCGAGCTGAGCCGGTGCAGCCTGGTCCACTCGCTCCACTGCTCCGGGCCGAGCACGCTGGCCCGGCCGGAGGCGGCCAGGTCCTCCGCGGTCGCCGGCGAGTCCGGGCGCGTCTCGGGGCCGGGGGTGAAGGGCATCGTCCCGCCGTGGGAGTGGTTCGCCATCCCGGCCTCGTGCAGAGCCTCGTGCCAGTGGCTGGGGCGGTTGCCCTGGCCCAGGATCCGGTCGATCCCCGGCTGGCCGTAGCCATGCTTATCGCGCAGGTGATCGGCCCAGTCGTCCTCGGTCACCGCGGTGCGCAGCATGGCCTCGCGGGCCTGGCGGCCGGCTCGCTCCAGCTCTGCGCTCTCCGGCTCGTCGATGACCGGCTGCTGGTTGGTGAACTCGGTGGAGGGCACGAAGTCACCCCAGCTGGCCCCGTTGCCGGTGTCGAAGTCATGCAGGTCAGAGCGTTCCTCGCCGGTCCAGGGCACCCGGCTCGCGGTAAAGGCCCCGATCTCCAGGCCGGGCCCGCCGCCGGCGGACATCCCCTCGGGGTACATGCCGACGGTGGCGCCGTTGGCCTTCTCCTTGTCCACCCCGGGCAGCGGCTCATTCCACCGGCTGTCGCCCTCGCCCTCGGCGGACTGGTCGTCATAGCCGTCCGGGTCGCCTGCCCGCGGGATGGTGCCGTGCTGCGGGGCGTCCCCGGCATCGTCGATCTGAGTCCCGTTGATCGTGGTCGCGTGATGACGCGCGCCGATCAGTGCCGATGCCTCCTCGATCTCGGCCAGCCGGGCGAGCGGCGGAGGGAGCATCCAGGCAGGCGGCGGGGCCTCCTCCTGGGGGCCCAGGTTCTCGTGCACCCAGTCCTGCTGGGCTGGCTCTGCCCAGTACAGCCCCAGATCACCCTCGCCTCCGCTGTAATCGGAGTCCCGCGGGTCATCCGGCCGCCCGTAGGTGTCCGCGGCGGTACGGGACCCGACCGTGCGGATATACAGGCCGGGGTCGGGCCGCTCGTGCAGGATCTGGCCCATCTCCGGGTAGTCGTCGCTGGCCAGGTGCGCGAAGGACTGATCCTGGGTGGCGGCGATTCCGGTCAGGTACTCCTCGGCCGGCATCCCGGCCTGTGCCTCGGGCATGGCGCGCCAGGCGGCCCGGGCCTCGTCCTCGGTAACGTACCGGGCGGTCACCCCGGCGGGCAGGTTCGAGCCCGGCGAGCCGCCGCGGAAGGCATCGGGCAGCGGCCTCAGCTGGCTCTCGGTGTAGATGCCCTGGCCCATGCCGCTGTCGAGCACGACCTGGTACTCGGTCAGCCCCGGGGCGAAGGCGCCGGAGACGAACAGGACCCGGCCGGGCAGGCCGTCGATCGTCATGACCCGCTGCTGTGCAGCGAAGCCCGTGCCCAGTGCGGCCTGCCGCCCCGTCCGCCGGGTGGCATGCCTCTCGATGCGCCGCGCCATGTCGCCTCCTCCCTCCTTCCGTGGCGGGTGCGGCAGGCGCCGGGAATGGCATAAAGACGGCAATCCTGACGGGCCTGGCGAAGCGGTTGCACAGATACAGAGTTTCTTGCTAATGTAGACCCGTGAGCGCAATGGTCATCAGGATCTGGCTGAATGTCCGCGAGGACGCCCGCGAGACGGGCTACCGGCCAGGTGACCAGGCTGCCTCGGTCACGGATTTCACCTGGGGATTCATCGGCGGCGACCGGCATGACTCACGCGAGCTGCGCTACATCCTGCCCGGCCCGGCGAGCATCCCGCTGGATGACCCGGACCTGCCGACGATGATCGCCGGTCCCGTGTGGGCTTCCCTGCGCGGCTTCCCGGTGTACTCCTGGCAGCGTGACTGGATCCGCGAGGTCCGGCTGGCGCGCAGGCCCGGTAAGGGCGACCTGATCCGGCTGGAGGTGCCGGGTCCGTTCGAGTACTGGGGTCCCGTGTGGCTGGCAAGCACTGGCCTGGGATGGAAACGAGTCGAGGAGCCGGCATGATCATGAGAGTCCTCCGGTCGGTCTTCCCCCTGGTGCTCTGGCTGGTAGCCCTGGCCTGCGGCGCAATCGTGGTCTCCGGGGCATGCGTGGTGCTCAGGGCCAGCCCGCTGCTCCTCCTCATCGCCCTCGGACTGTGGTCGGCGGCCTGGACCTGGCTGTGCTGGCTGGCGCGGCGCGAGACCCGGAGGGTGGGACCGCGGTGAGGATCTCGCACGTGCCTCTCTACTGGATCGCCGCGATGGCGGGCCTGGCCCTGCGGCAGGGAGCCATGGCCTTCATCCGGGTGCTTATCATCCTGCGCGCGGCGATCTTCCTGGCCGCGCTGCTGGAGCTGATGGAGGGGACAGGATGAAGGACAGGATCTACCTGGTCTGCGATGAGTACAGCGTGCGCAGGATGACCAAGCGAGAGCCGAGACTGACCCACGGCGAGACTGCCGTCATGGTCGATGTCGAGGCCGATCCCGGCGCCCTCCAGGCGCCCACCGTTGCCCAGAGGATGCATGTCACTGACTGGCGTAACGGCCTGGATCTCGGCGGTGTCACCATCCGGCAGTCCTTCATCACCATCGGCGCGGCTGCCGCGGTCCGGGACGAGATCCTGACCCGGATGGCCGCCGCCCTGGAGGCCGCCGGGTTCGAGGTGATCCCGCCTGCGGAGCTGGTGCCGGCCCTGACTGCCGGGGACGGAGAGACAGGATGACCACGCTGACCACCGATTCCGTCGCGAGGTTCTTCCGCGATGCCGCCCGGGCTATCGAGATGCAGGGCTGGACCCGGCATGGTCATGACGGATGCGAGGGACTGAGCCTGGCATCCGCACTGTGCCAGGTCATCCATCCGGGCGACCACCGGGCCGAGTGCCCCCCGGACTGCGAGGAGGCGGCCGACCGGCTGCTGGGCTGGATGCTGCTGACCGGGGTAACGCACCTGCCCGGCGGTCGCAGCGTCCGGGCCTTTAACGTCCTGGCAGCCTGGAACGATAACCGGCGCCGTGACCGGGAGCAGGTAGTGAGCCTGCTGCTGGGCGCGGCGGCCACCCTGGAGGAGCTGCCCTGGCGGCTGTCCGAGTTCCTGGAGAGCCTCCGGTGAGCCCGGTCTTCGGCCGCCGCCCGGATAACCCGCAGCCCTTCTCGAAGATGATCGTGGCAGCCAGCCGCACCGTGATCACCAGGGACGAGCGGCGGCAGCTGGAGTACACGCTGCGCGGCGCTGAGCGGACCGTGGCCAGGATGGTGAACCTGCTGGAGACCGGACGGGCAGTCCGGCGGGGTGACATGGCCACCCGGCTGGATGTCCTCAGCGGGGACCTGGGGCGCTGCTACACCGCGCTGCTGACTGCTGAGCTGGCCGACCGGCAGGCCCGGGAGGAGCAGGAGCGCAAGGCGGAGGAGGCCGCGATGGACCGGCTCCGGCGCGAGTGGAACGGAGATGACCCGTCATGATCACGGAGCTGATTCTGGCCAGCATGATCATCATCGGCGGCATGACCGCGGCGATCATCGCCGCCCACCGGCAGCAGTCCCGGCGGATCCTCGCGCCCCGGGCGATCGAGGCACCGCGCCGGAAGGAGCTGCCGGCCCCGGCCAGGCCGATGGCACCGCGGCCGGTGTTCGTGCTGCCGGACCTGGATGACGAGCCGGACCCGGACGGGGAAGACCCGGCGGAGGACGGCGAGCCGTGCGAGCGCCCGGACTGCGACCGGAGCCTGCCGGCTCCCCCGCAGGAGCCCTGGGAGGTCCGGGTGACCGGCGAGACCCGGCGGTTCTGCTCAGGAGACTGCGCGAACGCCTGGGTGGAGGAAGACAGGGCCAGGCGGGTCAGCAGCGGGCGCCGCCGGTAAGCATCCCGGCTGCCTCCTATAGCAAGCAAGGTGGCTATCCGGGCGATAGGGTGCGCGGGAATCCCCGCTCACCTCACTCCGACGATCCTGGGAGGGATCTTGCGTATCTCATTCCTGACGCGGCGCATCGCCGTCGTCTCCGCCGTCATCGCGCTGGCGGGCGGCACGGCCGCGGGCGCCCTGGCTGCGTCCGGCAGCTCCTCGGCTGCCAGCAGCCCGGCAGCAGCAGCCGCCGCGTCCGGCCAGATCGTCGGCTGCGTCAAGACCTCCGGCGGCGCGCCGCGGACGATGCAGAACGTCTACACGGGCGTGGCCAACTTCAGGGGCTGCCCGGCGGGCACCTTCCAGGCCGGGCCGTGGAACGTCCGGGGCCCGAGGGGCGCTACCGGAGCGAAGGGCGCGACCGGGGCCGCCGGCCCCCAGGGCCCGGCCGGGCCTGCCGGGCAGGACGCCCAGGCGCTTCCCTACGGCATCGGCCAGGTCCTCGTGGACCGCGGGACCGGCGCCACGGCGTGGGCGACCTACTCGACCACCCTGGGCTCGCCCGCGGGTGACACCGAGTCCGGCACCTTCCGGTTCACCTGCAAGAACGTCACCGACGGCTGCAACCTGTCCGTCCAGGCCCGCGCCACGGCCAGCGGGTACCAGGTGTACCCGCGAGTGCTGATCATCAAGGCCGACAACTCCGGCACGGGCGAGATCCGGAGCACCTGCGAGTACGCCGACGGCTCGGATAATGACGGCGCGTCCACGGCAGTCGGCACCTCGGCCACCCCGGTGCCGCTGGGCGTCGGCGGCACATTCGACTGCGGCGGCTCCCAGTCCGGCACCCCGGCCAGCGGAGTCACGGACATCAACGTGCCCGGGTCGGCCGGGCAGGGGCTGCATTATGATGTGTTCACCACGCTGGTCTTCGCGAAGGCCGGCTAGCCTGGCCTGGTCTCAGGCGCCCGGTGGCTGATCGGCCACTGCGCTACATATGCAGGAGCGGCCCGCCCCCGAGGGGACGGGCCGTTTCTGTGCCGGCAGCCTCAGCCGGCCCTGACTGCGGGCGGGTAGGCCACGGCCAGGTAAGCGCGGTAGGCGGCGTCAGCAGCCTCCTGGGCCTCGTAGGCCCGGCCGTAGAGCTGGCCCGCGGTGCCATCGGTACGGGCGACCGCGCGGATCAGGCTCCACTGCCGCCACAGGTCCCCGGCGGTGACCGCCAGCTGCTGGTATGCCTGCCAGAGGGCGTCAGGGTCAGCGGCCACGACGGCGCTTCGAGCCCCGCCCGCGGCGGACCGGGGGCTTGGTCACCCCGCGGGACCGGCCGCGCCCGGGAGCGGGGCCGGGCGGTGGCTCCGGGATGCTCCGGCTGAACCATCCGGCTGGCATCAGGTCATCACCTCATCGCGATCGTAATTGAGCAGATCGGTGCTCTCTGCCGTGACCCCGAGATGGCGGCGGATGCCGACGTGCGCAGGATCCTGATAGGCGCGCAGCTGCGGGCCGGATACCCAGTCGCCGCGCTCCTCCCTGGCCTGCCGCTCGGTCTCGGGCCCGTGCGCCACCATCACGAAGCCCTCGATCACGTTCTCCCCCTGATCCTGAGCGGCGCGCTCCAGGCGGGCCGCGCGCTGGCCGTCCTGGGCGGCCTCGTTCACGGCCCGGGCCATCGCGGCCTCGCTGCGCACCCGGGCCGCGCGCCGGTACAGCGAGCCCTGGCGGGTCATCAGGGACGGGCGGCGGGCGGCGGCCACCGGCATGCCGTCGCGCTCCTCGTCGCTCTCGGGCGGGCGCTGGGCCATGTCCTCGATCTCCTCGTCACCCTCCGGCCCCTCAGACGGCGCGGCCGGGTCGATCTCCTCGTTCTCGTCCCCGGGCACCATGTCCTCCGGGGTAGGCGCAAGGTCGGGCAGGGTCGGCGGGGTGATGCCCATGCGGTCGATCATGACCTGCTCCTGGGCGATCGCCGGCGGCACTCCCTCCTGCTGGGCGAACGCGGCGAAGTCGGCCTTCAGGTCCTCCGGGATCGGCAGGCCCTCCTTCATCAGCTCGATGTAGGCCTGGCGGCGGGTGCGGGCCTGGGCCACGATGTCGGCCACGGCCTCGTCCTGGGACTTCTCCCGCTCCTCGTCCAGGTCGATGCCCAGGCCGCGGGTGCGGGTGCGCTGGCTGATCGGGATGCCGGATGCGCGCAGCGCCTCGGTGAACTGCCGCTGGGTGTCCTCGTCCCGGAAGTTGAGCACCGCGAAGTCGAGGTCGGGGACCAGGAGCGCGGGCTGCTCGGTGATGCGCCGCTCGCCGGTCTCCTCGTCGATCTCCAGGACCTCCTCCATCTTCACGAACCGGCGGCCGTTGCGCTCCTCGTAGTCGTAGTGCTCCTGGGCCTCGGCCACGATCAGGGCGCGCTGGGTGAAGTGCCGCTTCAGGTACTTCTGGTAGCGGGTCATCAGCTGCTCGACCAGCTGCTTGTTCAGCGCGTCAGCCGCGTAGGTCTGGCCCTCCTGGGCGCCCATCAGGAACGTCCGGGACAGGCCGAACACCTGGAGCACCCTGTCCTCGATCCGCTCGAAGTCGGGGGTCAGGTCGGGCATGTTCTCCCGGCCGAAGACAGGCTGGATGTCCACCGCGAAGTTGTGGATCAGGGCCCGGAAGTCGCCGGCCAGGGCAGCATCGAGCGCCAGCTCGAAGTTCTCCAGGTCATCGTCGGTGGGGATCCACGGGACCGAGGTGCCCAGGTCGGTGGCGGAGGCACCGAGCTTGCACAGGATGAGCGGGGTGTAGAGCCGGTCCGCGATGGAGTCCAGTGCGGTGTTGAGCATCTCCTGCTGGAGCATGGAGCGCATCGCCCGGGTGAGCAGCGGCAGCCCGCGGAGGCTGAAGGTGTCGCCCTTGAAGCGCAGCTGCTTGAGCAGGATGTTGCTGACGGGCATGTAGGCGTTCTCGGCCGTGTAGGCGGCCAGCTCGGGGTACTCCTGGACCAGCTTCTGGTACTCCCAGACGGGCTGGCGGGTGGTGAGGATCTGCCGGATCGTCCAGGGCAGCCGGATGAAGTACCGCGGGTCCTTCAGGAACGGGGACCGCTCGACCTTGATGTCATCGGGGTTGAGCAGCTCCTCGTCATCCCAGATGCCCAGGTCCTCGTTGAAGGTGGCAAACGGCCACGCCTCCCCGGCCGTGTAGTACTCCCGGCCGATGTCGATCATGAACTCCTCGTAGTCCAGGCCGTCCTCGTCGAAGAACAGCCCGGAGTAGAACTCCTCCAGCCGGGTGTCCTTGCATGCCAGGTGCGCGCCCACCACGGGGAACTTCGAGAAGATGTCCACGCACGAGCCCACGATGGGGTCTGTCTGGTAGAGCAGCCGGCAGAACGCCCGGACCTTGGCCAGCTCCTCGTTCTCGGAGAAGTCGTAGGGCAGGTTGTTCTGGCGCCAGTAGAACAGCGGGTCACGCGGGCGGCCGGTGGCGAACTGGATGTCAGAGAAGCCGCCGCCCGCGCCGCCGTAGCCCGAGCCCGCAGTGCGCGAGATCCGGGCCACCCGGGCATTCACCCGGCGGTTCTTGCGAGCCTCCGCCACCTCAGGCGACATCTGCTCATCACGCAGCCCGCGGGCGCCGAAGGCCAGCCCCCGGGACAGCTCGGACTGGCCGGGAGCTGGCTTGTAGGTGACCCTCATGACCCCTCCGGTCCGCGCAGCATCCCGGCCCACTTGCGCAGGCGGCAGGGATCAGCCCCGGTAGTGCGGCCGGCCAGCCCGCCGACGGCATCCAGGTGGTCGGCCAGCTCGTCCAGCAGGTTCGGGTCGATCGCCTCGGCCGCCCGCAGCAGCCGGTCATGCCGGCGGGCCCGGGCGGAGGCGGACCGGACCTCCTGGCGGGCCGGCTCCTCGCGCGCCCTAGCCGCCTGGTGCACGGTCCTCCTCCCGGGCGGGCACGCCCGGCTGCGCATCGCGGCGCTCCGGCAGCCACCGGTCAGGATCCTGGAGGATCGCGATGGTAGCCCGGTTCGCCTTGTGTTCCGGGACCACCCGGATGGCCGCCTTCAGGAACTCCTGGACCGGGCCCAGGTGCTCCTCGCCGGACTCGCCCATGTCCCAGGGCCCGAACACCTCGGTGACCGGGCCGCCGTTCTCGGTCCAGGTCAGCTCGACCACGACCTGCCCGCTCACAGGCTGCCCCCCGGCAGGACCGGGCGGCCGGCCCAGGCGGCCTCGCGCTGCGCCGCGGTCAGCACGTGGCGGACGGCCGCCCGGTTCGAGCGGATGGCGGCCAGCACGGCCGGGTCGCAGCCGGACAGCCGGGCGGCCACATGCCGGGCGAAGGTGTCCTCGTCCATCAGCTCACCGTCGGTCAGCGACCGGTAGGACCCCTTTTTCCTGCTCTTGCCCTTCGGGGGCGGGGGCGGTGCGTCATCACCCTCGTCGTCGTCCTCAGGAGACCCTGAGCCATCCTCGTCCGGCGGGGCGTCATCATCACCCGCGAAGGGGTTCCCGCCGTCCTCGTCGTCCTCCGGGGCGCCGCCGGGGCCCATCATGGACGGGTCGCCGTCAGGCGGCAGGGCATCCGGGGGCAGGACCCCGCCGTCAGGGCCGATGTCGGAGGGAGCACCCGGCCCGGCCGGGGCCTGGGGCGAGCCCGGGAAGGCCGGCTGGACCCGGACGATGTAGTTCTGGCCGCAGAAGTCGCACCCGATCGTGCCGTCGGAGCGGCCGATCACCTGGCCTGATCCGCAGAACGGGCAGTGACTGGTGATCAGCGGGTCGCCCGGGTCATGCGCCAGCCGGGTGCCGAGCCCCGGCGGGGCCGCGGGGTACAGGTCCATGCTTGCCTCCCTAACCCTTCCGTGGCCCGGCCGCGGGCCCGTGGAATGCTGCGGCCTTTCTTGCTAAGGTGGAAGAATGGACCTCATCTTCGAGCGCTACGGGCAGAAGATGTACGCCCGCACCTGGGGCGGCGAGCTGGCCTTCGGGGAGAACAGCGGCCTGCATGAGTGGCGGGAGGGCCAGCGCATCGACTACACAGGCGGCGACCGCCAGCACTCCGGCAACGGCAGGATGTGGATGACCGGCGGCCGGGGCGAGCCGGCCAGGCTGGGATTCGCGGCAGCGGTATCACCGCTGCGGATGAACTGAGGAGCGCGTGATGTCGGTACGGATGCCGGAGCCCCGGAGCGAGAGAAGGCTGCTGATGACGGCCGGGCACTACGGGGCATGGCTCATCGCCGGGCTCATCCCGGTAACTATCGCCACGAGCAACAAGGGGATCTATGACGGCCCGGCGGGCATAGCCGGCACGATCCTGGTCACGCTCCTGCTCGGCAGCTGGCTGGCCGGCACCGCTCAGCACACCAGGAGCCTGTGCGGGCGCTGCGCGGCCAGCACGCCCCTGGACCCCCAGGCTGCCGTCCGCCGCTGGCGCCCGGTCCTGAAGATCATGCACTCGCGCCGGGCAGCATGCCTGTCTGTCACGGTCGCGGGCCTGCTGATCGGCTCTGCCTTCCTGCCCGGCGGCCAGACCGCTTCCCCGGCGATCATCATGGCCTGCTCCGGAATCGCCGGGGCCACCTGGCTCCAGATCGCCAGCACCAGGCATCAGCGGCTCCAGCCCTGGTGCCCGTGGTGTCACTGGGATGACGGCGGAGACGAGGAAGTCACGCCGGAGGTGCCCGACCCGGCCATGTCGCTGTGAGCGAGCTGGCAGGCCGGGTCCGGCAGGCCCTGGGCAGCATGGGCACCGCCGAGGTGGACGGCCGGGCGTACCAGGTCACGAGCATGCGCATCGAGAACGGCGAGATCGTCATCACGGCAGTCCGTCACGGCCTGGCGCCGGAGGTGCGGGACGAGGCCATCACCATCACCGGCCCGGACGGGATGCAGCTGTGCCACGGCGGGTCGGTCAGCATCCCGCCGGTTCCCCCGTCCCACTGCGCCGAGCTGGACCTGCGACTGAGTGTCGATCTGGTGGATCCGTGAGCCTGGGCCACCTGATCGCGGGGGGACTGCGGTTCGAGGTGACCTCAGTCAGGCTGCGGGACGGCCGGATCGTGATCGAGACCGCCCGCAGGGGACCGGTCGAGTCGATGTCAGGCGTCCCGGTGACCCTGTTCGGCGCCGACGGGCAGGGGATCTTCCAGGGCGGCGAGCTGGTCATCCCGGGTGCTCCCGAGGGGAGCCAGTGCATCGTCCGGGCCGGCGTGCGGATCGAGACGATCCGGCCCGAGGACTAGGCCGCCTCCTGAAACCGCAGGGTATCGCTCACTTGCTCCTCCGCCCCGCCAGCAGCACCAGCAGGATGACCACCAGGACCACGAGCTGGCCCGCCTGGATGAGCCAGATCGAGCCCAGCTCCGACTGCACCGACTCCGCCAGTATCACCTGCCCGCGGCCGGCGGGGTGCCGAAGATGCCCGGGTGCTCGCGGACCAGCAGGGTGATCATCACGGGGCTGCCCTCGCGCCAGGAGTGCGACCCGTAAGCCGGCACCAGCCACTGGGCCGGGCTGGTGACCTCCCAGGCAGTGCCGTCCACGATCAGCAGGCTGCCGATGGCGGGCACGGACGGCAGCGGCAGGTCCCGCGCGGCGGTCTCGTCCTCGTTCACCGCCAGGGTCGCACGGTAAGGACACTGAGACGGGTAGTCAGGCATGATCATCTCCGGAAGGTCTTGCGGAAGGCCCGCAGGCGCAGGCGCCGGGTGAGGCGGGCGGGCTGCCACCAGGCCCGGCGGCAGGCCCGCGAGCAGAACCGGGCGGACGGTCCGAGGGAGAGCGCCGGGCCGGAGGCGATCCCGGGCCGGCCGCGGGCATCCATGTAGCCGCCGGATATCAGCCGGGCCTGCATGGCCCGGAGCGCGGGCATGTCGTCGCGGCACTTCCGGCAGTGCCGGGGGCACCGGCAGGACTGGTCGTGCAGGCCCGGCATGCTCCCGGAGAAGCCGCGGGCCCAGATGGTCGGGTGCTGAGCCATCAGATGCTCTCCAGCCTGACCTCGACGACAACCTGCGATCGGCGGGTGAAGTGCTCCTCGCCATTGCGCGGGCGGCCGTACAGCAGCCAGGTGACCGACTGGACCGGCTGGATGACGCCCAGGCCGGCGGTGGTGCCGGTGACCTCGTCGTCCGCCTGGCTGTGTGCCGGGTGGAACAGCCGGTCACCCGGCCGGGGCAGCGGGCCCTCATGCGGGTCGATGCGGGCGATCAGGGTGTCACCCTCGCCGGTGATGTGCTGGCGGACCTCGACGATCATGTCTTCTCCTCAGTGGTATCGATAGCGGAGCGGACCAGGTGCCGGAGCTGGCGGGCGATGCCCTCGCGGCACTCCGGCCGGATCAGGTGATCCACCGCGACGGTGACCCAGGCCTCGTCACGGAACAGCGCGGCAAGCTGGACGGCTCCGCGAAGGGCGAACCTGGCGTGCCCGTTGCCCAGGCGCAGCCGCGGGACCATCGCGTCATACAGCGAGGCGGACCGGGTAACCCTGGACGGGTACGGGAGCCCGCCGGGCCAGCCGTCGGCCCACCTGGAACGGGCCCACTGAGGAGCTGACTCCGGGGCCGGGACATCGCCTGCCGGGTCGGGGGTGATGGCCGTGCCCTGGCCATATGGCGTGGTGTCGTCCGGGATCCAGGTCGTCATCTCAGTGCCCGATCACGTGCGCGACGGACGGGGTGAAGCGGGACGGAGCGGTGCAGTCGTGAGCGCAGGGCAGCGACACTCCGACGGCGGAGCCGAGCACCAGTCCGGTGATGACAGCCAGGGCCAGCTGGCGGATGAAGATCATTACTGCCTCCCCCGGCGCCCGTTCCGGCGGCCGATGTGGATCTGCCCGCACTGCTTGCACCTGAAGGGCCGCGGATTGCCCTGAACCTTGAATGTCCGGCGCCACTGGCGGATCCGGGCCTGCGCGGCCTCCTCGGAGGGGAAAGCCTCCTTGCGAGCGCAGTTGGTGAACGGGTCCATCGCTCAGGTCTCACGATCGGCCAGGTAGACGGAACCGCTGGCGCCATCGTGCAGGCGGCTGGCGATGGTCCCGATCTTCGCCGCGTCCGCCTTCGTCATGCCGTCCTGGAGCGCCAGGGCCTGCACCCGCCGGGCGAGCGCCCGGGCCTCGCTGGCGGCCTGCCTCAGGGCGTGCCGGGTGTCCTCGGTGATCACTCGTCGTCCTCCGCCCCGACCTCATTCGCGCCCCAGGAGCACACATCGTTCACGAAGTCCTCGGCCAGGTCGATGATCTTCTGGGCGCGAGCGCTCCCGGAAAGGCCCTCCAGCTCGGAGGCAGGGACCTCGATGACCTCGTCATAGCCGTCGATGGTCCAGCTGGGCTCGATGGTCACCCGGACCCTGACGGTCCCTTCCTCAGCCATTTCCTGACCTCCCCGGATCATGGCGCGGCCCACATCAGCCCGGAGGCAGCCCGCGGGTCGTCGCGGATAAGGGTCATGACCTGCTTCGAGGTCAGGCCCTCGTGCATCGCGCCCTCCCACATCAGCTGCGGGCTGACCGCGCCGAGCAGGACCTGAGCGCAGCTGTCGAGCAGGCCGGCCATCAGCTCGGCGTCAGTGCAGCGGCTGGCCCCGGTCTTGCGGCCGGACCTCAGTGCCTCGCTGTAGGCGCTCACGCCGGCACCTCCGTCAGGGCGAAGACCTTGTAGGTGCGGAAGTCGCGGTGCAGCTCGGCATCCCGCAGGTCCGCCATCTCGCGGGCGGTCTCCGCCGTGAACAGGGCGCCCCGGTGGTCGCGGGCGAAGGTGTAGCCGTCACGGGTGTCCACGACCACGTGCGTCGGGACGGCCGAGGGCATCCAGGTCCTCGCGTAGGCCCCCATGTCCTTCGAGCCCGAGGCGTAGAAGTCCTCCAGGAACCGGCCGGTCATGACCGAGGCCGCTCTGGTCTCCAGCTGGCCGAAGCCGGGGTGCAGCTCCAGCAGGGCGGTAAACGCCACCGAGCGGTCGAGCGGGTTGCGCTGGGTCATCTGGTCCTCCGCTTCGTCGCGTTCCTTGCACGACCCACATTACAGGGTTTCTTGCTAAGAATCAACCAGCTGACTGCCGTCGCATCCTGAGTAAATCCCCGGCAGGGCAAGATGGTCGGGGAGAACGCAGGCCCTACCCCGGCAGGAGGCCAGCATGGCCGGATACCCCCATGGCGACCTGGCGCATCACTGCGGCCCCGGGTGCGCTGAGTACGAGGACTGGCTCCGGCGGGCCGGCCAGGGCAGCGCGCACCCGGGCAGCCGCCGCCTGGGCCGCTACCAGCGGGCCGGCGGCATCCGGGTGAGCGAGTACGAGGACCACGCCTGCGGGCCGGGCTGCCCGCTGTATGACGCGAAGATGATGGCCGAGCTGATGACCCCGGCTCCGTGGCCCGGCGACCCGATACCGGGCCAGCCGCACGGCAAGCCCGGGCACGGCTGCGACCCGGGGTGCCCCGACTACGACGCCACCGCGGCGATGGTGGAGGCCTACCAGGAGGCGCGGCAGTTCGCGGGCCTGCCCCCGGCCTGGGCCGGAGAGCAGCTGACCCCGCACGGCAGGGCCGGTCACATGTGCGGGCTGGCCTGCCCGGAGGCTGACCTGATGGGCGACCTGGGCGAGGCCATGACCGCCGGGCGCGCCAGGGCAGCCCGTCCCGGGTCATCTCCGGGAGCATCCGGGCGGTGGCGGCAGTGGCTGCGGCACGCCACGGGCGGACGGCGGCATCAGGACGGCTGACTCATCGTGCCGTCCGCAGCGCAGGCACAGCCGCCATTCTTTTGCCATCCGCGGAGCCTTTCTGCGGACGTAGACGGGTGGGGTGTGGTGCTGCCCTGGCCCGCGGCGGATTGCTGTACGCGGGCCAGGGCAGGCTGGTGCGGGCTAGTCCTTCATTGCGGCGCGCCTGGACCAGGCCATGACGAGGTGCGCCCAGTCGGGGTAGTGCTCGATGGCCGGGAGGGTGTGAAAAACGTTCTCGCGCGGGCCGACGATGACAAGGTGCTTGCCGAGGCCGAGGGCGAGCCCGAACTCGACATGGCGGCCGCCCTTGCCGCCCCCGCCGGGCGACGTGAATGAGATGACCGTGTCCGCGGCCTCCAGGTCGTGCAGGTCGGCCTCTGCGTACTGGCTGCACTCGGCTGGCTCGGCATTCAGCTTCTCGCCGACGACGGACTCCAGGAGGTTGCCGCCGTGCTGGTCGATCCACCGTGAGGTGATGGTGTAGCCGAGGGCCTGGAGGACGTCGCGGACGCCCTGCATCTCTTCGTGGCGGCTGTAGCGGGCTGCCAGGTAGATCTGGGTGGTCATGTGGTGCCTTCCTGTGTCGCTGCGGTTGGTGCTGCCGCCCCGGCGAAGCTGGGACCGGGGCAGCAGGCTCTAGGGGGTGGCGGCGTTGTCTGGCGCGTAGCGGTGTGCGCCCTGGCACCGGCAGGGGCACGGCTCACGGGCGGCCAGGGCAGGTCACCAGCTCCCGGCTCAGGGTGACCAGCCCGGTGCGGGCGACCGAGCGCCAGCTGAAGCCGCAGCAGCGCGTGAAGGTATCGCTGCCCTCCGGGTCATCCTCCGGGAGCACCATCAGGTGCACGACCAGGTCCCCGGGGCTGTCCGGCGAGCCCCGGCTCACCAGGCGGTAGGCGGTCCGCAGCGTGCCCGGCGAGCAGTGCCCGTAGTCCTGCCGCCTGCTTCTGCCGTGCGCGGGCTCCAGGATCCGGTAGCGCACCGTGTCCCCGTACCGCCCGCCATCCTCCACGCGCTCGACCTGAACGCGGCGGCCGTGCACGCTCCCGCCCTTCTTCCCCTCCCAGACCTGGCCGGGCAGGACCGGCGTCAGGTAGTCCGGGGCAGGCCGGGGCGCGGAACTGGTGACGGCCGCCGTCCCGGCCGGCAGCCCGGCCAGGCCCCGGCCGCGGGGCGTGCATGCGTAGGTGACCACCGAGCGCCCGGCGCTGCCCTGGCGGGTGCCCTTCACCGCCAGCCCGGCCGAGACCAGGCGGGCCGCCGCGGTGGTCATCTGCGAGCCGGTGATGCGGAAGTCCCGCAGCCGCAGCTCGGTGCTCAGCTCCTCGCGGGACCGGGACTCGCTGCTGGCGGCCAGCAGGTACAGCAGCGCGTTCTCCTGGGGCGTCAGGTACCGGGTCATGGCGCTGTCCCGGGGCTGACCTGCGCGGGCGGGGCATGGTGCGCCGGGCTCTCCGCTGATCCGATAGCCGCTCCCAGGGCAGCACCGATGATGATGGCCAGGATCAGCGAGCGGATCATGGCGCCCTCCAGTAGCCGTAGACGCAGCGGGTGCCATCGCGGCACGGGTCGTAGGTGTCGTGCACCGTGCCGTCAATCACCGCGGTGATGTGCTTTGTCACCGAGACGATCAGGCGGCCGTCAGGCAGCTCGCCCGGGGTGAGGTGGACCCGGCAGCCCGTGCCGATGCCCATCACGGGGGTCCAGGCAAGGCCCAGCCCGGCCAGGTAGGCGCGAGTGGTCCTCTTCTCGATCCCGGTGCGGGCAGCGGACGGACGATGCCCGCGGAGATGCTCATGCTGGCGGCAGAAGGCGTTCAGCTCGTCATAGACCTCGCGGTAGGGGCGGCCGGTCACGATGGCCACGGCCCGGGTGACGCAGTCGCCGGTATCGCCCCGGAAGCCAGCCGCCGCGCGCCCTCCGTCGTCGGTCACCAGCGGCAGCGCGCCACGGCCGGCAGCGGTCACCGGGCCGGCCTTCAGGTCCGCCACGTACGCCGGCCCGCGCAGCGCCTCCGGCACCTCGGTGCCTGCCAGCAGCAGCGAGTCCATCCACCTGGTCCTGGTCATTGCTTACTCCTCCTCCGTTCCCGCGGACACGAAGGCCTGCACGGCCCTGTCTGCCTCGCGGACGGTGGCATAGGCACGGTTAGCAGACGGGTGCCGGACGCGGCTGTGCGTGCCTCCTGCGGCCAGGTAGAGGCCGCTGCCGGGACCACTCCAGGCCAGCTTCAGCGAGGTATCCGGCAGGGCCCACTCCTGCGCGCCGAATGCCAGCGGGGTGCGCTGCGCCCTCGCGGCCATCAGCGTGCCCCGAGGACCTGAAGGCCGGCCCGGGTGATCTCGTAGCCGTGCTCGCGGGAGCCGGCCGCCAGGCCCATCCGCAGCAGCTCGTCAGCGAGTGCCAGGGCGGGCTCGCTCAGCGGTCCGTGCGGGGAGGACATGATCACCCGCAGCGTGACTGCCTGGACGTGGTTCAGCTCCGGCGCCAGGCGCGTCACCCGGATGAGCCTGTCCGGGTGCACCGTGATGCCCCAGGCGGCCTTATAGGCGCGCTCGGATGTGTCGGCCGAGGCACTCAGCCAGGTCTCGCCTCTCGTCACCACGGGGTGGCTGTAGGGCTCAACCCGGGTGATGCGATGCACCTTGCCCAGGAACTCGTAGTCATCGCCCGGGCGCACCTCCGACCCGGGCACCTCGACAGTGATCACTTCAGGCATCGTCATCCTCCAGGGACAGCTCGTAGCGGAACTTCGAGAAGGTGTGCGTGCCGGGGCAGTCTGCGTGGCCGGCCGGGCCCGAGGTGTCGCAGCCCTTCAGCTCGGACTGCACCAGCGGGCAGTTATCGCCCCGGCGCGCCCAGGCGGTCAGCACGTAGTAGCGCTCCGGGTCAGGCTGCGTGCAGGACGAGGCCACGGTCAGGGCCTCCAGTCCGCCCTCCGCGGCGATCGCGGCCAGGTACTCCTCACGGGTGATCGTCTCCCAGCGGCCGGGCCAGCCGGAGGCGTCAGTGACGCGGCCGGGTGCAGTGTCAGGCACCGGGGGCCTCCCTCGTGGCTGCGGCCAGGGCAGCGTCCATGCGGCGGCTGCCGGCCCGGAAGCGCTTGGCCTGGCCCTTGCAGTGGTCGCAGCAGTAGCGCGCCCTCAGCGGCAGCACGGAGCCGTGCAGCCTCCCGAGGAGCGCCAGGCGCCGCTGGTCCCCGCGGACCTGGTCCAGGTCGGTGAGGCAGTTGCCGCAGTGCCGCGGGCACGGGCAGCCGGCGGCGTGGTAGCC